CGAAAAGGTGCTTTAAGTATATCTCTTGCATATTCATAAGAATATTGAGCATTTGTAGCTATCGCAGCTTCACCCTTTGGAAAACGGCTTTTTAAAACATCAATTGCATAACCAAAAGAATAAGCTGAATCTGTAGCTAACTCAGCTTCACCTAACGGAAAAGGTGCTTTAAGTATATTTCTTGCATAATAAAGAGAATAATACGCACTTGTAGCTATCGCAGCTTCACCTAGCGGAAAAGGTGCTTTTAAAACATTGTAAGCATAATAAAAAGAATAACTCGCATCTGTAGCTATCGTAGCTTCACCTTCTGGCCAAGGTTTTTTAAGTACAATATAAGCATTATCATAAGCTTCTTGTGCGTTCATAAACTTATCCTTAATATGTAAAAAATGTTGGTCTTGGAAATAACCTTTTGTAAATCTTATAATAAGCTGGACTTTTAGCTATCAACTTTTCACCTAATTTAAAAGGTGCTTCTAAAACTTCTGTAGCATAAAAATAAGAATAGCTTGCTTTTGTAGCTATCGCCTTTTCACCTAATGGAAAAGGTGCGTTTAAAACATTATTTGCATAACGATAAGAATAAGCTGCACTTGTAGCTATCACAGCTTCACCTAATCTAAAAGGTGCTTTTAAAACATATTGTGCATATTTGCAAGACCATTCTGCACTTCTAGCAATCGCAACTTCCCCTAATGGAAAAGGTGCTTTTAAAACATTTAAAGCATAAGCAAAAGAATAACATGAGTTTCTACTGATAGCCTTTTCACCTAAAGGAAAAGGTGCTTTTAAAAAATCTCTTGCGTAAAGAAAAGACCATTCTGCATTTTTAGCTATTACAGCTACAGATTTTTCATTAAAAGCTTCCATAAACTTATCCTTAAGTTTTATAAAGGTTTAAAAAGTGTGCCTAAGTTTATCTCAGGCACACAAACTATAAACTTAGGTCAAAGCCTTAACTAAGAAATTGCACATAACATAAAGAAGATTTTCAGTTGGTATAATTGAAAAACTATCTTCACCATATGTAGCCTTGCCATACTTTGCATCATAAGCATTGTCAATGCCTACATGGAAAAACTTTACACCATCACGCTTTATTAAATCTAAACTCTTTTTTACCTTGTCTACATCAGTCTGACCATCACCAATAGCTAAGAAAAATGTCTTGCCATAACCATCAATACCTTCTGATAAATCAGCTACACGCTTATTGTTTATCTCACGCAAAACACAAGCCATTGCTCCACCCTCATCTGTTCCACCCTGCTCTTTCATGGCTACTAAATCTTCTGCATTTTCAAACTTGTAAAACTTACTATCAGTAAAACTGTAAAAGTTTAACTTTATATTGGCTATGCCCCTTACTGCTTCATTCATTATCACACCAATCTGACGGCATACCTCTATCCTGTCATTCGATGACATACTACCAGAATTGTCAAACAAGATATTAATACTGCACTTTTCTATCTTCTGCGGTGTATCATTCTGATAGAATATTGCATTACTCTCATCTTCCTTGTCGCATAACTTCCATAAAGAACTTTCATCAATGTTACCAGTTTTCATGTTGAACTCTGGTGCTGATAAATCTAAAGTGCGAACAAATAACCTCTCTCGTAACATATCAATGTACTGCCTATAAGTGTTCTTATAATTAGTATACTTGATAAAGTTACTCTCCTTACTCCTATACCAAGATTCCTCAGTAATATCAACATCTCTAAACCCACTCGTTAATCCTTCTAACTCCATACTCCTAATTGCCTTCTCATCTCCAACTTCTAACCCGCCAATCTGTGCCACTTGCTTGCAATGACTGTCTTTCTTGCAAACTGTATTAACTAATGATGGTGTAAGACCATTCTTAGTAAGATCAACTATCCTGTTCATGTCACTATTGCCGACCTTACCGCTTCCTTCTGTATCTTTGTTTTCTTCCATCTCTTTCTTCTTCTTGGATATGTATTCACTAAGAACTACTCCAAAATGAAGTGAAGAAGATAACCTTGCTTCTGAATCACAATCTGGCTTTGTAAGCAAAATGTTACTTATCATATCAACTACTGGTTGATAAAAACTATGAACATCAGTAAGTGAAATCCTGTCATTGTCATTCAATACATTGTGAACAGCTAATGCTATAGAAAGTAATTCTGCATTTTCTTCATCATATATCTTTAATCCATCTTTCAATGACTTGATATACTTTGCATCATTGTAATAATTGCGATGACTATAAAGATATGCAATACTTCCCCTATACTCATTGCTAATAGCTGTCTCAGCAATGACTTGTTCAATTGCTCTCCATACTTGTACACAACCATTTAAATATAAAGCAGATATATCAATGGCAGAAAAACTTTCTTTGTTGCCACCATACACTATATGCTCTTGAAAAATCTGTACACCTTCTTTGTCAAACCTACCATCAATGAAATTGATTACACCAGTCTTTTTTCCATCTTTATCTAATGAGAATACTTTTAATTCTTCTCCTTCACAAACAATGTTTATATTGCTATCTATGCTCAATAAACTGTTTGAGAAAAAACTACAATCAAGACTTACTAAATGCTTTTGAACAGAACTTAGTAATGCCTGACCAATAATAACATCGTACCTTTGATTCTCTGTGAAACTGCTAGTTTCAATTAATGGACTAGGATTTAAATAAACAATGTTATTGTCATGTGTATTGATTTGAGTAATGTCATTTGCCCATTGTACAACCAAAGACTTTTCATCACCTTTACCATAACGATGACGAATAATGTTTACACTTCTGCAAACAAACGCTAATCCATCTGTTAATTTTTGCTGCTTATCATCAGTCTTACTAGAAAACTGCAACCAATAAGATGAAGCACTATATCCAGATTTATACCTAGATGAATAATCTTGATAACTCTTTGTTACCTTGTTTTCAGTTGCAGAATCGTAATCGTAAATACTATCAGCATAATCATCATGTATGTATGTGTTACGCTTCTTCCCATCATTTCTCCAATAATCCATGTATCCACTACCCATTTTAAAATCTCCTATTTAATGTTATAAATAACTCTATGTGTCTATCGGTTACAACTATACCAAAATTTCAACTATTTAAAAAAAAGCCACTTTTAAGGAAAAGTGGCAAACCATAAACTTATTAATCTCCAAACACCATCTGAATCATTTGGGTAATCTGACTTCTTTCACTATTAGCTCCACCTTCTTTGCTGTAAAGAGGAAGAATAGTATAATCAAACGATGCTTTACCCATAGTCTTAAATCTCTCCGCTGTCTTAATTAATAACCTTGTTGATACAGAAGCCCTAATCGTACTACCCATTTCACCAGCCTTAGAACGAATAGTATTACCTAGTTGTACCAACATCTTAGCATTAGCTTTGTCAATGCCTGTTCTTTTAACTAATACATCAATCTCTAGGTTATCTGGTAAGTAATGTACTTCTACAGTATTACCAAACCTATCCATGACTGCTGCATCACTAATCATTGTGCCAGTATACTGAACACCACGATTAATTGTTCCAAAGATAACATTGCCAGCACCTACCTTTACTTCTCCAATCTCATCAAATACTGCACAACGATTGTCATCCAAGAGATTAAACAAGCTGTTTGCTACCATTGGAGAACAACGATTGAACTCATCTAACAAAATTACAGTATTTGGCCTTTCTATAGCTTGAACAAAATCACTCTTTCTCCAATAGGTGCTTCCAGATTTTGCACCTTTGTATCCGTAGAAATCTCTAGGTTCACGATACATTGCACAATTGGTATGGAAGAAATGACGACCAGTCCTTGCAGCAAACTCTTTAGCCATTTCTGTTTTACCACAACCATGACTACCAATTAACATGATATTAGCAATCAATCCAGTCTTACTATCATCATCAATAATCTTAAGGAAATCCTCATCTTTCTTGCTAATGTGATAAGTAGTATTACTCGTTGGCACTTTCATAAACGCTAAATCACCACTAACTACTGAATAACTAGAAATATTGCTCACTTCTTCTCCTTTAGTTTCTTCTGAAGTTTCTAACTTTGTAATATTACTATTTTTCTTGTTATTTATAAAACTGTAAATAACAGTTGTCAATGATGCTGGTTTATCATCACCAAACCTAGTCATGTATTCTTCTTTTAATGTCGAAGCTTTAATTGGCTTGTTACCATCTACGAACTCTTGGTAAATGACTTCCAAGTTATCAACACGACTTACTTTCTGAGCTTCCATCTGTATTCTCCTATAAAATTTATAATCTTTAAGTTGTAACACACAACTCTTTGATCCTACACCTTATTCGGTTCTGCCAACTTAATAATTTCAACTATTTTTAATTAATTTTAAAATTGTACCCCAAATCTCTTGTAATTATTCCGTAACTCCTTTGCAACATTAGGGTTAGTGAAATGTTCAATTAATATTAAATACATTTTAGTAAACTCCTTTTCATGCTGTCCATGTGGCCTTATATGATGAGCTACCTCATGTATCACATTAAAATTGTAACAACCACCATCTGGTACTGATATTGTTCCTCTACCATTAGCTACTGCACTTCCTATTGTGGAAGTTAATTTATAATTATTCGTTTCTCTTATTACTACTGGCTTCTTTATCTTAAAATTCTGTTTAAACCATATATCATTAAATATCTTGTCTAAATACTTCTTAGCATTTTCTCTGCCTTCTATGAAATATATTCCATTTACTCCTACTAAAGCATGATCTGCTTCATATACCTTGCCTGTCTGATTTCCATATGCAATACCATATAAACTTAAACACAATAAACTTACACATAATCTCATAATACATCTCCTGAAAAAATGATAAACACCCTGAAGTTATTATTATAAAGTTTTTTATAAAAAGCAAAATATTTTAATTAAAAGTTGGAATTTTCCAATATTATGAACCGAATACATTATTAGTTAACCTATTTTTAAAAGGAGTGGTAATATGAAAGTAGATGATAAAACTAGAAAACTGTTCGATGCCTTGGCTATGTTCCTTCAAGATTCATTAAATGAATTGAAGAAAATTAAAAAAGGAGATAAGATAAAGGTTAGTCTTGGAGCAATTGCAGTATTGCAAGATTCTTTTACAATTGATCTAGTCACCAATAAAAAAGAATTAAGAAACCTTGCTATTGCAACTAAAGACTTGTTCAAAGAAGTTGTTGAAAGACTTACAGAAATTCAAGAAACTGCAATTGGGGGAACTCATGTTTTAATCTCAATCTCTCGTATCCATGAATTGGGAGAAGAATTTGATAAAGTAATAAAAACACTTCATAAAAAAGATTTTAACCAAGAAAGTAAAACTACTGCTTGGTGGAACTAAACAAAGGGGATATGGCGGAACTGGCAGACGCAAGGGACTTGACTTTTAATGTATTAATTTGATAAGTATGCCAATTTTTTAATTAGGATTACTAATTTAAAACATGAGCAAAAAACCAAAGATGTGCATTAAATGCAATCAAGATCGTGATGTTGGTCGAAAGATGTGTAGGGAATGTTATCTTAAGCACAAAAGGGAATGTGCTAAGAATCGTTACCAAAATGATCCATTTACCAGAAGGATTAAAATAATCTGTGAAGTTTGCAAGAAAGAATATTTAGGTTGGCGAAAAGAACAAAAACATTGTTCTGATTGTTGGAAACTAAATAAAAAGCTTGCAAAAGAAACATTGAGTTCTAATCAATATAAAATGATTGGGGCGAAATGTGAACACAGAGAAATTGCAAAAAGTATTCTTGGAAAATTATCTTACAATATGGTAATTCATCATGTTGATAATAATTATAAGAATAACGATGTAAAAAACCTTATGGTGATGGACAGAAGAACACATGGTAGACTACATAAATATCTTGATTTGCAACGAGCCATCATAGAGAAATCTATGAATGAGAATCGTGGAAATTGCTGGAATACCCTTATAGTTCCCATGACTACAGCATGGTTGGAAACAACGGGTGCGAAAGTTATAAAACTATGGGAAATTGGGCAATCAGCAGCCGAGCCTCTTTAAAATGAGGAAGGTTCAGAGACTTATGCTCACGACACCTAACCAAGTAATGTTGAAGGTGATGATATAGTCCAAACAAGTAACCAGAATGTGAAAACATTCATCTTGTTGAAAATCCCTCGATGGCAACATCATGTGGGTTCAACTCCCACTATCCCCATTTAAATAAACAATAATTATATTGACTAATTTAAAACAATCATTAAGATGATATTAGTTAAGTTAATGGTTCTTTATCTTGCTTGAAACCAAAGAGTGTAATGTTAATATCGCTTGAGTTAATTAACTGCTCAAGTCTCTGGCACAGAGATCATAAAAGCATGAGATAATGTGTGATGTGGGTAAATTTAAGTTTCTTTGGTACTTAAGCTCCTTTCCACCACCACAATGCCAATCAAATCGGTTTTAGGATCAAAAACCGAGCATTATCTAAAAAGAATCCCCAAACCCCGTTAGATTATAAACTAACGGGGCTTTTTTATTTAATTACATAAACTTATAACTCCAGTAACTCCAGTAACTCCAGTAACTCCAGTAACTCCAGTAACTCCAGTTAAATCATTTAAATAAACTTATAAGCTTATCCTGAACTGAACTCGTGACGCAAGTAGCTCGTGACGCAGGAATTCAGGAAAATCAGGATACTATATAAACTTATAAGCTTATTCGTCAACCGTGCAGGCGTTCAGGAAAATTAGGACACTATATAAACTTATACCGTTGTCCCTGTAGCTCGTGACGCTGGAATTCTCTCGTTGGAATCTCAAGTACATCCGTGTAATAGGAATTCTTAAGTACATCCGTGCAATAGGGAAATGAAGTACATCCGTGCAATACGAAATTTAAGTACATCCGTGCAATAGGGAAATGAAGTACATCCGTACAATAAGGAAATTGAAAAAAATTAATTTTTGAAATTTTTATATTTTATTTTTTAAGAAATTATTAATATTTTTAAAAACTTCTTTTATTTGTGTTATTGGTATCGCTATCAATACCGTATTATCACTTAATATCTTCATCTTGTAATCATGACCCTTCATAATATAACTGCCAGACATTAACTTCTTTAAAAATTTATCCTCTATTAATTTAATTATTAAAAAATCAGAACTTATATTATTAATATCATTATTATCTATGGCATCTATATTTATTACATCTTTCAAATATAACCTAGGAGCTATCTCTACTCCAAAACATGACATCGACTTTGCGTAATTTATATCCATGGTATTATTACTTTTGTAATAATTATCTAAAATACTGATCATTTGATCAGATACTGTATTTTTGTCCATGAATTCATGTTTGTAATACTTGTTAACTCTTCTTATGCCACTTAATATTATTTTTAAATCTTCTATACTAGTTTCAACATTAATAAGTTTACTGTATTTAACATCCGTAGACTCCACCCTTGACTTGTTGCCTATCGTATTTCCTGCCTCTAACTTTATCTGTGCCGATATAGGACTTACACCATTTTTACTCTTTCTAATACTTCGAACTTCCTTTATACCAGCAAACCATCCAAATATTACACTTCCTAGTAAGCACTTATTCATATCTTACCTCCATTTTAAATCTGGGCGAAGAGGTACACATCATCTTCTACCTTGTTCTACCAAACACTCTTCTCCCATTCCACCCTTTTTTCAAAAAATACTTTGAAAATAAAAATAAATCTTACTGATAATATAAACTAAAACCATTTATAATAATTAATGGCTGAACTATAATCTTAAATTTATTAATACCTTCTTTAGTTTGTAGCTTTAGCCATTACTTTTATAAATTAAAAAAAATAACTCAAACTACTTAAATTACTCATTTTACTATCTCGTTATAAACAACAGTTGTTCAAACAACTATTATGTTATCTCGTTGTATTTTACTTGCTATAAGTTAATATAACCATATCAGCAAGGATATGTACCTTGCTGATATGCACCTTGCTGATATGCACCTTGCTGATATGCACCTTGCTGATATGCACCTTGCTGATATGTACCTTGCTGATATGCACCTTGCTGATATGTACCTTGCTGATATGCGTGTATTAATTATTAGGTGGTACTGTTGTTGTAGGTTCAAATTTTACATCTCTTATAGCTAATGTTCCTAATACATCTGTAGATACCATTTTCCATCCTACGCTATCTTTAATATTTTGTATAGGTTCACGAACTTCAAAATTAAGACCACCAATTCCTATGTTTGTGGAATTACCTCCCCAACACCATAAACTACCATTATTTTTTATAGCATATTTTGTATTAGAATTATTGCCAGTAGTAATTGACTTCCAATCATTACCACCTAAAGTTGTTTGTACTGGAGAAGAAGAATATACAACTTCATTTTTGCTTTTATTAATCCCAAGCTCGCCACTATAATTTGGTCCCCATGTCCATAAAGTTCCATCTTCTTTTATTCCACCGCCTCCATCATTAAAATTGCATGTAACATCTTTCCATCCATCTCCTAATTGAGTTAAAACTGAAGCTTCTGCTTCACTCCCAAATGACCTAATAAATTTACAAATTGTAGTATCTTTTTTAAGACCATAAACTTGGCCACTGTCAAATGTACAAGCGATTTTTTTGAAATCAGTAGCTATTTTTTTAGGACCACAAAATTGTCCTTTGCAAAGTGGTTTAGGGAATTTAAAACAATCTGAGCAACCTCTTCCACCATTAGTAGGCCAATACCATACTGAGCCATCTTCTTTTAATGCTATTGAAAACTTAAAGCCACATTTTACCTGAATCCAATCATTTCCACCAATCATTATTTCAACAGGATAAAACCTTATGCCTTTATAAGAAACAACTTGATTTGGTTTCAATCTACCTGGTTGTTCGATTTCTCTACCTCTTCCAAGTTCTCCGTTGAAATTTGTACCCCAGCTATATAATCTTCCACTTCTAGTAATTCCAGCAACATGTCTAACGCCTCTTGATACATCTTTCCATTTTTCTTCTGGTCTTACAATACGACCATTTTTAATAAATCCAGATTCTGGATCATAGCCTGGTTGTCCTGGCCTGCATTCTTTTCTACCTTTACCAGTTAAAGAAACGCAATACCAAACTCTTTTGTAATAAGGTGGTACTTTTGTGGCAACCTCAGCATAATCACAATCATTTCCCCATCCGTATAAATCACCATTTTCAGTTATACCATGTGCTCCTTCCCTATTAACTGTAATATGCTTCCAACTCCAATTAAGTCCTGCACCTACCAAATGCGGAAGAAAATCATTACGAGGATCTGGAGGAGTACTTCTAACATGATGATTGATTCCCCAGTACCATAAATTTTTTTTAGCCATTTTATTATTCCTTTTATATTATTTATTATGTTTATATTATTTATTTTTAAAAAACCTCCTAAAATGCGTTTTAATAACATTTATTAATAATTAATGTCTTTTCCTATTGCTTATAAGAAAACATCAAATAAAGGCCTCTGATGCTGTGTAATAACGAATAATTATATAATATCTAATCTTAAATGGTTTTCATGCAAGTGAAAACCAAGTTTACTGTAGAAAGTAATGTTATTACTGGCGGAACTAAGTATAAGTTTATAACATTTTTTATGCTTAGCATAATTGATTAAATACTTCATTAATTTTTTACCAATACCAAATCCTTGCTTTTCTGGTAAAACACATACATCTTCAATATGACCACAAATTTCATCGTACCTAAACTTAGGTTCTAAAATTAAACTAGCTGTCGCTATTATTCTGTCACCTTCTACAACCACAAATGTTTTTATTTTATATTTCTTCCGTTCCTTATAAACTTTTATTAACTCTGTTGTCTTGAAAATTCCTAGTGTTTCTAGACAATCCTTAAAACCTTTATCTAAATCTGATTCTTTTAATAATCTTATTTTCATAAATTTATTATACCGCTGTATAAAAAAACACTGTGTAACAAGTACAGTGCTGACCTTTTGAACACCATTTTTTCACCAATTTGCCGTTTTTGTGGTTTAGAGTTTGCTGTGTGGTAGTTTATTCAGTCCAGTATAATGTAAAAACGAAGTAAAATCAAGGTAATATATAATAAATAAAAGGTAATATGTAATAAGTAAAATAAAGGAAATAAAAATGATAGATATAAAGAAAAAAAATGGAACAGTTATTTACAGTGTAAATGCGGATACATTGGTTGGTTTGCGTTTATACAATGATGTGAATCTTACTGGTGCATATTTAGCAGATGTTAATCTTACTGGTGCATATTTAGCAGGTACTAATTTTAGAAAGGCTAATCTTTCTGGTGCTAATCTTAGCAATGTAAAATTCACAAAAGTAAAACTAATGGATGCAAATTTAATTGGTGCAAATTTAGAAGGTGCAGAACTAAGAATATTAAGCAGGTATGAAGGAAGAAGTACTAAAGCGAAAGAGAATAATTTGACTGGTGCTAATTTGACTGGTGCTAATTTGACTAATGCAGTGTTGCACTATTCAAATTTTACTAATGCTATTTTGACTGGTGTTAATTGGAAAGGTGTTAGAATATTTGGGGCGGATTTTATTAATGTAAATTTGAGGGCTGTAGATTTCAGTGCTGAAAATGGTCCTGTTTGGTTTAATGAAAGTGTTTTTAATAATGTTGATTTAAGTAATTCAATACTTAAAAATCAACGCTTTGCCAGTTGTCATTTTAATAATGTAAAATTAATTAATTCGGATTGTAGAGGTGCTATTTTCGGTCCTACGATTAAAAAATATGAAAATGTTGATTTTAGTGGTGCTGATTTGAGTGGTGCAGAGTTTAGGGATTATGGTAATAGCAAAGTTGATTTAAGTGGTTGTAAATTTGATGGTGCTAAATTAGAAGGTGTAAAGGGAATGTAATAGTCAATGTTTAAAGTTCATTATAAGTATTTATTAATTAGTTGTTTAATTTCTGGTTGTTATGTATTATTTATTATTTGTATGTATTTCATTTAATATAAATCTTTTTTCTTTTCCAGTATACTTTAAAATAAATCCTCTTTTAAGTTATATAGGTTGTGGATTAGGCCCATTTATTATTAGTTATGACATTAAAGATTGATTTTGGGTTATCTACGGTATAGAAGGCTGGATAATAGCTTGCTTTTTCTTTCCAATCTGGATAAGTCCAAGCATAAGACATTGATTCATTGAAAGAGATATAATTTTTATTACTTATTGAGTTATGTTTAGGCCTCCAGAAGATACAAGTTGGAACATCTAAGTAATGAGAAACGATTCCGATACCGCTTGCATAGGATATTGTAAACTTACTATTTTTACAAATTGCAAAGGTTTGATTAATTTCATAGTTTCCAATTTTAGAGATCCAAAAGTTTTTATTTTTTATTTTATTAAGAATATATTTTTGGTAATAATCATTATCATATGAAGCACCTATGACAAGTATTTTCAGGCCAAACTTTTCATGGATATAATCTCCTAGAGTTACCCAGTCAATTGGTTTCCACAATGCATCTTTATTAAATCCATTACCTCCGACTATATTTCCTTGTTCGGGGTCCTAGATAGAAGATGCAATATTCACCTATTTCGTTTTTAAGATTATTTGCAATTTCAATTTCTTCTTGTGTAAACTTATAATGTTTTCTGACTAAGTCCCAATTTAGATCAAATTGAGGCAACCAAGTTTCCAATCTATTTCCTTGTTCTAGTATTTGATTTGAGATGAGTATGTAATCAATATTTTTCAAGTTTTTATAAATATTTTTTCCATGATTTATATATCTTAAGATTCCATTTTGATCACTAGCTTCGCCTTTTAGAAGTACTGGTCCTTTTTTGTCAGTAACTGGCATAGAATAGAATTCTGCATTATTTACGAAGTCAAATCTTTTAATAAAGTCTAGTGCTCTTACTTGTACTGTTTGTATCCATTTATTTTCATTTTTAACTCCTGCGACTTTTATATTTATTTCTTGTTGGTTGTAGTATTGTGCGATTGATTGTGCTTTAAAGAGTCCCCAGATAGAATCTCCGATTCCTTGTGCAACTAAAAAGTTCATATTATTAACCTTTATGTTTATTTAGTATAATATTTTATTTACATTTATTTATTATTTTTTTTAATCAGAGCGATTAAATTTCATTAATTTTATTTTTATTTTCTTGGATATTGCCTATATTTTCAATATCGAAAGTAGGGTTTGGTAGAAATCTAAATTGATCGCTACGGAAGTGACGAAGTTTACCATCTAATTCAGATACTATAGCGAATACATCATTTGAAAAAACACCGCCATCACGGACATAGACGAGCATGCCATAACCTAGAGGAGTTTCTACAGGCATAGGATTTCTGAATTCATAGATCATTTATCTCTCCCAAATTCACCATGTAGTTTTTTTCTAGCTTCTACAACAACTTTTTGAGCTTCTTCTTTGGTATCATGGTGACCAAGACATATCTTTTTTTTATTACATCTTATTTGTGCGACATATTTATCATGGAATTTATCATAATAAACGCCTTTTATGCCACTTGTATTTCTGGAGCATAATTTTCTATTTTGCATATTTTTGGATTTAGTATCTAATCTGAGGTTTTCTATTCTATTATCTAATGGATTTCCATTTTTATGATCAATTTCCAGATCTGGGTCTATAGTTTTTTGATTTAAGAGCCAGATGATACGATGGGCAAAGAGTTTGAATATTTTATCGCCATATTTAATATCTACTCTCCAAGTTTGTCTATTTGTATTTTTGGAGCCATGTTTATAGCCAGCTGGTTTATTAGCGTATCTAGTATTCCATTGTTTAGGAGCATTTGGTCTAAGAAGCCAAGTAAGTCCAGTTTGGGTAGAGGGATCTATTTTAAGGATAGATTGGATATAGGATAGGGGGATATCGTTTATAGAAGGTAATGCTGGCATGTTTGGTTCTCTTAAGGTTTTTTGTTGTATGACAAAGACATATTATTAATTTACATGAATGAAATTGTAAGCGGATTGAATAGCTAGTTTTGCTTCATTTACTCCGCCAGTTGCGATAATTAAGCGAAGTGCCAGTTTTATAATATTATCATTTAGATTTATGTTATTACTTTGTAATTTTTTTTGGTTTAATTTTTCTTTTTTTAATAATATTGAAGTCATTACTCTGTAAGAATGGTTCAGCTTAAAATCTGGGTTTAATTCAATAATTTTTTTTATTATTTCATTTGGTTTAACTTTGTGGAATTTTGTTGGATTTTCTTCAAGAATCTTTTGGATAGCTTGTTTAATTATATCATTTTTCCTGCAAATGGGTTTAATATTTATTATTACTGAATTGTTTATAGAAGGTAATGCTGGCATGTTTGGTTCTCTTAAGGGTTTTTGTTTTCTTGAATATTGCCTACATTTTCAATATCGAAAGTAGGGTTTGGTAAAAATCTAAACTGATCGTTACGGAAATGGCGAAGTTTGCCATCTACTTCAGAGACAATAGCGAATACATCGTTGACAATAGCGAATACATCGTTTGAAAACATACCGCCATCACGGACATAAACAAGCATCCCATACCCTAGAGGGGTTTCTACAGGCATAGGATTTCTAAATTCATAGATCATTTAATTCTCCCGAAAGTACCATGAAGTTTCTTTCGTGCTTTTATAGATGCTTTGATTGCATCTTCTAGTTTTTCATAAAGACCAAAGTTACATAATTTTCCATTAAGTCTTATTCTAACTTCCCATTTACCGCTTGCTTTATGCCAAAAGATTCCTTTGTGACCAGAAGTATTATTTTTTGGTACTTTGCTGTTGTGCATATTTTGAGAATGGGTAGATTCTCTAAGGTTATCAGGGTTGTTGTTTAATGTATCGCCATCATCATGATCAACTTCTTTATCTGTATCTAACTCTTTTTGTTTAAGTAGTAATATAATGCGATGAACTATCAGGTCATATCTTTTGCCGTTATAAGGAACTTTGATGACCCAATATTTTTTTCCAGTAAGAACTCCCTTTTCCTTATAAGCCTTCAAAGTACCAGCTATTTTGGATTTTTTTATCCAAGTTAGACCAGAAGGTGAAGTTGGGTCTATTTTAAGGATAGATTGGATATAGGATAGGGGGATAGTATTGATAGAAGGTAGTTTCATTTGTTTCTCCCGAAGTCACCATGGAGTTTTTTTCGTGCTTTTATAGCGACTTTTATAGCATCTTCTTTATTGACAAAGTAGCCAAAGTAATGTTCTTTGCCATTTACTTTTATTCTTACTTGCCATTTACGACAGGTTTTATGCCAAGAAACGCCTTTATAACCAGAAGTATTAGTTTTTCTTAGTTTAGTGTTTAGATTGTTTTGACCTTTTGTGCTTTCTCTAAGATTATCTGGATTATTATTTAATGGGTTATTATCTTCATGATCAATACATTTACCTTTAGTTAGATAACCTTTATTTAAAAGGAAAATAATTCTACTGCATGTTAATATAAGTTTTTTGCCATTATAAGAAATTGATATATCCCATATTTGATATCCACTTTTGATTGTATGTTTACATCCAGCATGGTTATTGGCATATCTATTGTTCCATCTTATGTCATATTCTCTTGGAAGCCAAGTAAGTTTAGAGGGTGAAAGAGGATCTATTTTAAGGATAGATTGGATATAGGATAGAGGAATACCTTTTATAGATTTTAGTTTTTTCATTTTGTTTTTAGGGTTTGGAATTTTTTTTGTATTGTTTCCATTATTTCTTTATATAGAATATAATCTTCATTTTTAATTTGTTCTAATATTAGAATTAGATGAGGAGTAAGTGCAAAGTTTTCAAGTAAGGGTTCAGAAGTTATCATTATTTATCTCTCCCAAAGTCGCCATGTAGTTTTTTTCGTGCTTCTATAGATGTTTTGATAGCATCTTCTTTATTTGCAAATAAGCCAAGGAAATGGTTTTTACCATTTTTTCTTATTCTAACTACCCATTTGCTTTTTGAAGCATACCAACAAATACCTTTGTGACCAGAAGTATTATTTTTTCTTAGTTTGCTATTATAGCTATTTTGAAAGCGGTTAGTTTCTCTTAGGTTAAGAGGGTTGTTGTTGAGTGAATTGCCATCAATATGATCAACTTCTTTACCTTTTGTAAGATACTCATTTTGCAAAAGGAAAACAACTCTGCTGGCTTGTAAACCTTTTTGTTTTCCTTTATAAGTAATTTTAATCCCCCATTTTTGATAAGCATCTGAGTTGGTAGATTTACATCCAGCAGGTTTATTAGCAAATCTAGTATTCCATCTATTTGGCATATCTTTTCTATATAGCCAAGTAAGTCCAGAAGGTGAGGAAGCATCTATCTTTACGACATATTGGATATAAGATAGAGGAATATTGTTAATAGAAGGTAGTTTCATGATTTCATCTTTAATATATCGTTTATCATTTTAACAATAGTTTTTTTTTCAATTTTAATTGTTGGCAAGTGTTCTCCTTTAAGTTCAGTGCCAGCTTCAGCATCTTCCATATCATCCTCAAAAGCATCGACAGAAAGCACCAAACATTTTAAAATATTTATTTGAAAAATCCAAAATTCGGCATTTTTTATTTTTTCTATATTTTTCTTACAAATATCTTTTTCGTTAGAATATTGTTTGGCTGCTTCAACTACAATCTTTCTCATTCTGTATTTAAATTTTTCATCATCAATTTCATCCTGATCATCAATTTCAACCTCTATACTAGATATGATTAAATTAAACAAAACATCAATTGTACCTTCCATCCATAAAGATAAAGCAGGAGCTTTAACTTTACTATTGAAAAGATGGGTTAAGACATAATGTGTTGCGTAAATTTTTTCAAATGAAGATAAGTTTTCAAAGATTGGGTTTAAGTAAGCAACTATTTCATTTTCTTCATTCAAAGTTTGAATTATTTCTTCAATTGTTTTTTTATTTCTCATATCTTGTGGGATATCGAATCCTACCATATCATTGATCATAAAATGTGCAGCATTAATAAGTAGGGTTTTCAAAGGCCCAGTGATTACTTTTTGATTATTGTTACAAATCCACATATTATAATTTCCTTTAAAACGCATTGGGAAGCAACAACACATTACTTTTTGGGAATTCGAGTCTAGATGAATTCTTTATCCCAATGCGATAAATTAATTTAACGAAGTTTAAAAATTAAGTCAATGTTGGTTTTAAATATTTTATTTAATTTTTGCACTAATACTGTAATAAATTCATGGGAATAACTCTCGGAACTCTTTCTACCATAAATCAAGACTGCATCATGTATTTTCCAAAGGGACAAATAACGGTTGGAAATTACTCTGGGATTGCACGAAGAGTTACATTTCTTTGTGGTGGACCTATTGATCATGCTTCAATACATCATCCAACTGTAAGTAACTTCAGATTTAAATCACATTACCCAAACTCCAACTATCCAGCAGGAAAAGATAAAGGGCCAATTGAAATAGGGTCTGATTGTTGGATTGGTACAGAAGCAATGATATTTGGTGGTACTACTATTGGTCACGGATCTATTGTTGGTGCTAGAGCAGTTGTTACTAAAGATGTTCCACCATTTGCGATTGTCGCTGGTAATCCTGCTAAGATTATCAGATATAGATTCGAGAAAGAAGTAATAGACAAATTGATGGAAATAAGATGGTGGGATTGGCCTAAAGAAAAAGTAGAACAAAATATAGATTTACTTGCAGACATAAAGATGTTTTTGGAAAAACATTTATAAAACAGATTGCTGTTTAACAATCTACAACAACTATGTTATTTTTTTTATCTATGCCAAAATTATCAGCATGCAAGTCAAATGTTGGCAATCCAAGTCTTATTGCATTAACGAGGTTCTTTAGGGAATCAAAGTCATTTAAATAATTTAAATCTTCATATCTATATGATGCATTCATATTTGATAGTATTTTAATAATATTATTTGCATCATTTGGATATTGTTCTTTTATATAATTTTGCCATTTAGTATTTAATTTTTCCTTATAGGTAATTTCGTGTGTATTTCCATCAATATCTTCATAATTATCTTCATGGAGATATATTCTACATACACCGCCAGAGTTTTGAAATTGTTTTTGTGCCATAACTTTATCACAGCTTTTCCTACCAAGCATAGGTGAATTCAGCCATACTATTCTTGCTATTACATTTGGATTTGTAGTATCGAATATAATTGCATTAGTTCCATGATTTAAATAAGTTGTTGGGTGTGGCAAATTCTCTTCAATTGCAAAAGTTTTAAGCACATCAAATATATTATCAAACTTTTGTTTATGGTTTGACAGGAATATTGTATTTGCTATTTCTTCATTTTCAAAATATTGTTTAAAGTTCATAGCTTATATATTAATATTAATTTAATTCAGGTAAATTTGGAATAATTGGTTGAGCGAAGTTTGGATCAAATTGTGTAGTTTTTAAGAATTCTGATATAAGGTTTTCGAAATCTTTTATCCAATAAGGTATTACTAGAAGTGGGTAGTTATTTTTTTTGCAGAAGTTTAATTTAATTAGGTCGTTTGTTTGAACATATTTTAAATGTTCTTTTTTTATAATTTGTGTTTTTCCGTAGATTGGTTTATAATGTTGTTCTCCGTTGTATTCTATGAAATAGTGTAAGTTATCTTTATTGAAATAGAAATCAAAAGGCAGGCACAATTTATTGACACAAAGTTTATGTCTGTACTGTTGTATTGGTTTAATGTTAAATTTTTCGAGTATAAAATTTGTTTTTCTTTCTCCTAATGATGATTTTTGTTTTTTAACTAACATCCAATCGTTAGGAAGCCCATGAGCTTTAGCGACTTCTATATCTGAAGGATACCATTTTAATTTTGATTTAGTTCCATTGGTATAGTGTTTGAATGCTTGTCTTTTAGTAATCAACAGTCTTCCATTTAAAGAATAATTGTCTGGATAGTTTCCGATTTTTTTAAATTCTTGTGCTAGTGCAATTACTTTTTGATTACTTTCTTTTTCAAAATCAATAATCAGCATCCAATCGTTAGGAAGCCCATGAGCTTTGGCGACTTCTATATCTGAAGGATACCATGTATATTTTAATTTTGATTTAGTTCCATTGGTATAGTGTTTGAATGCTTTTCTTTTATTTTTTAAAAATCTCCCAATCCCAATTTTACTATTGGGATAGATTCCATGTGTTTTAAAGTATTGTGCTATTTTAGTTATTTTTTGGTTACTTTCTAATTCAAAATTATTATTGATAATCCAATCATCTGGTAGACCATGAGCTTTAGCGACTTCTATATCTGATGGATACCATTTATATTTTGATTTAGTTTTATTGGTATAGTGTTTGAATGCTTTTCTTTTATATTTTAAGAATTTTCCATTTGTAGAATTTATATCAGGATAGTTTCCAATTTTAGTGAATTCTTGTGCTAATAATATTACTTTTTGGTTACTTTCTAATTCAAAATTATTATTGATAATCCAATCATCTGGTAGACCATGAGCTTTAGCGACTTCTATATCTGATGGATACCATTTGGAATTAAATTTTTTACCATTAGTGTGTTTTTTATACCTTAGTCTTTTATTTGACAATGAAACTCCAATTTTACAATTGTAATCAGGATAATCATTATGTGTTTTAAAGTATTGTGCTATTTCAATTACTTTTCGATTACTTTCCTTTTCAAGATCAGTATTTATAATCCAATCGTCTGGAAGTCCGTGTAATTTAGCGACTTCTATATCTGATGGATACCATTTGAGATTACATTTTTTACTATTAGTGTGTTTTTTATAACTTAGTCTTTTATTTGACAATGAAACTCCAATTTTACAATTGTAATCAGGATAAGCTCCATGTGTTTTAAAGTATTGTGCTATTTCAATTACTTTTTGATTACTTTCAAATTCATTGCTAATGGAGAGCCAATCATCAGGAAGTCCATGAATTTTAGCTACTTCTATATCTGAAGGATACCAAAGAGCCTTATATTTTTTTTGTTTGCCAATAATGTATTTTTTATATATGTGTCTTTTCCATGCTAGTAGTTGTCCAAGTTTAGTATTACGATTAGGATAATTTCCAAGTCTTACAAATTCTTGTGCAAGTTCTTTTATTCTTTCGTTACTTTCAAATTCACGATTGATGAGTAACATCCAATCATCAGGAAGTCCATGAGCTTTAGCGACTTCTATATCTGATGGATATATTTTATATGTTCCATCTTTACTAGATCGTTTGTTAGTTAAGTGTTTGCCTAATAATGTTTTTCTAGAAGGATAAGTTCCATGTTTTTTAAAATGTTCTGCAATTTTGATTATTTTTTGGTTACTTTCAAGTTCATTACTAGTTGAGAACCAATCATCTGGAAGTCCGTGTAATTTAGCAACTTCTATATCTGAAGGATATATTTTATTTCTATTTTTATTTCTATTTTTATTTGATTTATGTTTAAAGCTTCTTCTTTTATTCTGTAAAAAATAATATAAAATTGAATTAGATTTTTTACATGGATAATCATTGTTTTTTCTATAGAACAAAGCAAGTTCCTTTACCAGATTATTACTTTTCAATTCTTGTTCATTTTTAGTGGATAGCCAATCATCTGGAAGTCCGTGTAGTTTAGCAACTTCTATATCCGAAGGATATATTTTATTTTTAATTGATTTACTTTTAAAGACGCTTCTTTTAGTTAGTAAAAAATTATATAAAGCTAAATTGTCTTTGCGACATGGGTAATTATTATTTTTTCTATAAAATAAAGCAAGTTTCTTCACCAGATTATTACTTTTCAATTCGTGATTAGATATTTTATTCATCGTAATCCATAGGGTTAGGGTTACGATTATTATAATATTAATAATGATATTTATGCAAGTTAATTAGATATATTTGTGCATGAATTTGAAATTTCTTTATTTATTTCATTAAATAATTTAATTTTTTTAGATAATCTAACTTGGATTTTTTTAATAAAAGATTTTTTATCTAATTCATTTTTTTCAAAATTTTTAATTTTTCTTTTTATTGTTTTTGCTTCACTTGTAAGAAGATCATTAAATTTATTATATATTTCAAAAGCACTTATATAAGTGTTATCTTCTAGCCTTACTTCAATAAAATTAATTAATTTATTTTTAGCTTCTAGCTCATTTGATAATTCAAATTTTTTAAATTTTATTTTTTCCAAACTGTTATTACTTAAAAATCTTGTATTTGCAATTTTTTTTCTCAAATCACGCTTTTAACATTAAAAAATTATTTAAGTTTAAATTTATTTGCCATGTTTGCTAAAAAAGAAACGCCTATGGCTTTTAATGAATCTGTAGCAGATGGTCTTTTTTTGGTAAAATTTTTCATTCTTAAGTCATCAAAATTAACTGGATTGATGGGATCGCTGGGATTGTTTTTATTGTATTGTTCGATAAATCTTTCCAAAATTGCAATTTCTTTATCATTTGTATTTCTATTAGTAACAAATGCATTTATTAATCTTTCAAAATACGATGCTGGAGCATTTTTTTTAGTATTTATTAGTTGAAATAAATTATCAATTGTTATTTTCGTGCCGTAATTATATTTATATAATGTTTCAAAAACATATTCTAATTCATCATCATTTAAATATAGAATAAATTTGATGTAATCTTCTCCTTTTAATTTAAAAAGAACCCAATCAATTAATAAATCAAATATTTGTTTAATTTTCCCATTGTATTTTTTATAATCATCTAAATTATCAATTAAACTTCTTTGAAAAGAAGGGTTCAGCATCAAATCAGCAAAAGAATCGTTAATTGCAAATGGATTTCTTTCAGAAAAATCTCTTGATAAAGGCGACATGATATATTCAATTTCTTTTGGGCTATTTTTATGCAAGAAAAGCAGTACTATTTTCTGCAATTCTTCTAGTGGAAAGTTTTTATAAGAATAACCTTTGCTTGATAAATCTTTTAATAGTTCTTTTGTAGGATTGTCTTTGCTTAAATAATCAGATAAGGAATTTTCAATAATTTTTTTGTTTTGTTGGTCAACAATATATTCATTATTTACTAATAAATTTTTTCTAAAATTAAAAAATTCATTATATACTTTAATATTTTTTTTATTTACAAAATTATTAAAAGTTTCCATTTTTGATTCTCCCTTTAAGGTATGCAGTTATTCAATAATTGTTTAGTAATATCTTTATAATTTTGTTTTTCCAAAATATAATTTTTATTTGCTAATTTTAGTTCTTTAGCGTATTTGATTCTTTGATTATTAATCTTTTTAGATGATTTTTGATATAGTAAAATCATTTTTTCATATAATTTTATTTGAGTTTGAATAGCAATATAAACAAAATTATCTTTATTATATGAATAATATCTATCTCTGTAACCTTTAAGTTTTTTAATTTCAAATTTAAAATGTGGTATTCTTTCTTGATATATATATTTCATTTTACTTCTAATATTTTCATCTGATTCTAATCTTGATATTTTAGAACGAAACTTTTTTATTTTATTTATTGAAATTTTTAAATTTACTTTAATAGTTTCACATGGTAGTGTTTGCAATTTTAAAATATTTTTTGATTCTAAATAAAGATAATCAAGATGATCTGCATTAATTGAAACTTGAGAATCTATAGTAGTCACATCAAGCATTAAAGCATTTAATGAAGATACTATTTTTAGGCATCTTTCAAGTTCTTCTTTAAGACCAGCATTAAGAATAATCCATGGGCCTACTTGTTTGCGTAATTTTTCTTGTTCATTTTCTGCTTTCATCAATTTAAATTTACTATCAAATTTATACCCACCAACAATACCTATTTGGTATTCCCAAACCGTAGATTCAGTATAACACAGTGCTCGACCAATATCAAGTCCAGTACAAAACTCTAAACCAGAAGTTACAGCTGAGAATGCTGCAAGAGCAATACCGCCATAATATCCTGCTGCTGCTGCAAACTTTGCAGCACCTAAAACAATTCCAAATTTCGTAGCCTGTGCAATCCTTAATTTTGATGCTGCTTTTGCTAATTTTTCAATTACTTTTTCAATTCCTTGTTGAATTACATTATCTGCTGCGTTATCATTAACACTTACATTTGAAAGACTATCTGTAAGATCCCAACATCCAATACCGCCTGTTGCTTTCTTGAATTCATTTTGATAATCTGTATATAGTTTATACCATTCATCAGAAATATCAAGCTGTGCTTGGTAATATTTTTCTAGTTCTTCATATTTTTTAATCAATTTTTTTTCTTCATCAATAATACCTACAAGTTCTATTTGTCTTAATTTAGCATATTTTATGTCTCTAGTAAGCCTGAATATATCACTTCGTAAATCATCTATATATTGAGCACTACAAGGTGTTGGTGTAGTCGTTGTAGTTGTAGTTGTAGTTGTTGTTGTTGTAGTTGTTGTAGTTGTTGTAGTTGTTGTTGTTGTTGTTGTTGTTGTTGTTGTAGTTGTAGTTGTGCAAGCAGGATTACCATCATTTAATTCATAAGCGTAACTTGCACATTCTTCAGCACTAAAAGGACCACCAACAGTACTGAATGGATTAGTATTACAGTAATAACAATCAGTATCTAAGTGCAAATAATAAGGTGTTGGAGTTGTAGTTGTAGTTGGAGTGCAATTTCCAATATTTAATTCAAAAGCGTTACTTTCACATGTTTCAAGACTAAAAGGTCCACCAACATTAAAATAATAATCAGTATTACAGTAATGACAATTAGTAAAAATATCTAAGTGCAAATAATAAGGTGTTGGTGTTGTTGTTGGTTCTGGTGTTGTTGTTGGTTCTGGTGTTGTTGTTGGTTCTGGTGTTGTTGTTGGTTCTGGTGTTGTTGTTGGTTCTGGTGTTGTTGTTGGTTCTGGTGTTGTTGTTGGTTCTGGTGTTGTTGTTGTCGTAGTTGTTGGTGCTTCGGTTGTAGTAGTTGTCGTTGTCGTTGTTGTCGTAGTTGTTGGTGCTTCGGTTGTAGTAGTTGTCGTTGTTGTCGTAGTTGTTGGTGCTTCGGTTGTAGTAGTTGTCGTTGTTGTCGTAGTTGTCGTAGTTGTCGTAGTTGTCGTTGTTGTCGTAGTTGTTGGTGCTTCGGTTGTAGTAGTTGTCGTTGTTGTCGTAGTTGTCGTAGTTGTTGGTGCTTCGGTTGTAGTAGTTGTCGTTGTTGTCGTAGTTGTTGGTGCTTCGGTTGTAGTAGTTGTCGTTGTTGTCGTAGTTGTTGGTGCTTCGGTTGTAGTAGTTGTCGTAGTTGTCGTTGTTGTCGTAGTTGTTGGTGCTTCGGTTGTAGTAGTTGTCGTTGTTGTCGTAGTTGTTGGTGCTTCGGTTGTAGTAGTTGTCGTTGTTGTCGTAGTTGTTGGTGCTTCGGTTGTAGTAGTTGTCGTTGTTGTAGTCGTTGTTGTTGTTGTAGTCGTTGTTGTTGGCTCTGGCGTTGTAGTCGTTGTTGTTGGCTCTGGCGTTGTAGTCGTTGTCGTTGGTTCTGGTGTTGTAGTAAATGGAGGCTCTGTTGAACCAAGAATAAAGATTTTTCTATATTTTTTCATATTTTATAATCATTAATTAAAGTTTAAATTATATATTATTTAAATCCAAATTCAAAAACTCTTTTTGCTATACTTTTTAAAAAATCTGAAGCCTCAAGTTCTCTTTTTTAAAAAATTTTTAAATGAATCCATTGTTTCTTTCTTTATATCTAAAAAACTTTAATAATTTATATATTGTCAACAGATTAAGTTTTATAATATAATATTTTTACTAGTATTCCAATTATTTTTTACCCATTGAATTGCATCTTGAATAGTACCAGAGAAAGGGTCTGGTAATTTGGAGTTTTGTGATTTAACGATCCATTTTTCATAATTATCTTGTGGTGACACATCTGTTTTACCACCATTTTCTGGGTTGTTAACAAATAATATTTTTCTTCGCTCTGGTTTAATTACGACAATATTTTTTGGATTTATACTACTTCCATCAAATATAACTTCCTCATTGTGATCTGCAAGATTATCTACAAGAACTCCAGAGCTTTTAAACATAAGAAGTCCGCTATTTGGAGATTCTTTATGATCATGAGTATTTAAATATGTAGTTGGTATGTCTGAGGTGTGATAATCTTTAGAAAGGTATGCAAAATTATATCCAGCTTTATTTCTATCGTAGCCATATATTCTAGTAAGAGGCAGATCATCAAAATTTGTCACGCCAAATTTAAATCCATTTCTTTTAATAGATTCTGCATTATTTGTAAAATGTAGAAGCCAGTTATTTGGATTTAATAATTTTTTAAAAATATAAAATCTATGTCCAGAAGTTTGGTCCATGGAATCTTCAAAGTTTATATAATTATGAAGTATATATTCTTTAAAACTACTGAGAAAATAGTAATTTTCTGGTTTATCTAAAAACTCTTTTATTTTTTGGACATGTTTAAAATCTTTATTTAAGTTTAATTTCAATGTATCGTTTAAATACATTTCTATTGCTGAAGTATAGAATTCCTTAGTTGCATATTGATGATCATCAGCTTCTTCAGGATCATATTCTTGGTTTGTTTCATGGTCTAGTACATATGGTTTTTTTGCATCTTTCCAATCTACTTCTAATTCTCTTAAATCATCTTGATGTTCATCAAACCAATTCAAGAATTCAATCATGAATTGTTTATCGCTTATGTGTTGTTTTGTTAAATAATCATGTAGATTCTTTAACAGTGGGGTCTGTTTAAAGGTTTCATTTAATAGCCATTGTTTAAAGTTCATAGTTTATTTATTGTAAAATTTTAAGTCCTATAACAGGAGCTATTTCTGATAAATATTTAATATTATTTTTGCTTAAAAAAGGCTTATCAGATAAAGCTTCTTCTAATGATTCTTTGATATTTTTCAAGAAGTAATCAAAATGTTCTTGTAATGCAGACTTAAGTGCTTTTCCATGTTTAACAACTATTTCATAAACATTAATAAGATAATTAAAAATATTATCAGATGTAAACATATCTTCATAGAATTCGTTAGCCCAAAAATAACTCTTTAAATAATAAACGGAATCAAGGTTTTGATTTTTTGATAGAATTTCCAATTGTTCTATTTTATCTTGATTATTTATTGCTTTAAGAAACGCATCAATAATACTATCTTCTGCATATGAGTTGTTGTTTAATTCAAACAATTTATCTAATGGTAACGCATAATCTTTAGGTACTGCTTTTGCCCCGAACCATTTATCTGCATTTTTAGATCCTTCTATGTTTATTATTTTTAGTAATTCTTTTTTTAAAAAAGGAGCATTGGTTAAGTATTTATCAACATAAAATTTTAATTGAGATACAGCTTTAATATTATTAGCCTTCCAGTCTTCTGAATCTTTTTTACCTTTAGAAGAATAAATTGTTCTGTGGTTTCCGCTTTTTCTATTAATAATTTCAATAAAGTCTAGCAGATCATTATCTAACAAAGGTTTTGCAGCTTGTTCCATAAAATCTACAAGTTTATTAATTAAAGATGTTGCATCAATAGTTTCAAAGAATTGTGCCCATGATCCTGTAGCTCTAGAAACAGAAACACTTTTTGTCAATTGATGAGTGGCAGATTGTCCTAGTTCAAAATCAGGTAATTCTTGGCCAGTTGTAAAGCCAGTTTTTACTAGATCTACATCAAGTTTTTGTCCTATTTCTTTTTCAGCATTAGAAATATGTTTATCAATGAATGTACCTTCTTCTTTATAAGGAATGGGTTTTAATCCATTTTTTTGAATTATTTGTATTAAGTTTTTAATAAACCCATAATCTGCTCCTGAACCAGCATGAAGGGGAGAATTTCTAATTATGCCTACATGAGTTGACTTAGCACCAATTGAAGAGTAGCCATTTTTTTCAGCTTTAAAAGCACCTATAAAGTATTCAGAATGTCCTTTATCCCATTGATAATAAAAATCAAAAGAAATGACATCTTTAGCAGGAATCAAAACAGCATCATCTTTTTGCCATTTTACGATTATATTTTCAGATAGTATTAGCCAGCTTTTAAAGTTCATAGTTTATTTATTTTGTTCTTTTTGTTTTTGTATTAAATAATCTTTAACTATTTGTGTTTTTGCATTATTGATAGTAAATGGAAAATCTTTAGGTTCTAGCATAAAACTTTTTTCATCAAAAAAGTATTTTAAAACATCAAGTTCTCCAGAAAGGCTTGCAGATTTTACATTACTAGATGTAAAAATTTTATTTTTTTCATCAATCAAGTATTTTAAAACATTAATACTTCCATTACTTGCTGCAATATCAACAGCATTATAAGGCATGCGGAGTTTTTTTTCATCAATTAAGTATCTTATAATATCAACATTATCTTTTCTAAAAGCTTCTTCGATATCAGTTGGGACTACATTAATATTTTTTTCTTCAATCAAGTATTTTAAAATATCAAGCCTGCCATATCTTACTGCATACATAATCGAATTAGAGTCTTGTAATATCATACCGTGTTTTACAAAATATTTTAATAGGTCAAGTCTATCTGCCTTTATTGCGTGACCAGCAGCATAATATGGGACGCTTTGTCCTTTTTCGATCAATTCTGTTACCAGAGAAAAGTCTTCAATTTGAAGAGCTTTGTGAATTTTTAATTCATCAGTAACATTATAAAACTCCTCTTGTTGTTTTGGTGTAAATAAATTAAATTCTTCTTTAGAAAGATCTTCATTTTGCCTATCTAATATCAATCTATTATGTAAATAAATATCTTTTAATTCTTTTTTAGCAATAACTTTTTTAAGCTGATAATTTTCAAGTTTCAAACCAGTCTTAACATATTGTTTTAATAATGAAGCAATATTGTTATCGTGTATGTAATCAAATTGAGGATCTGAAAGTCTATGTACTCTTCCTATGTAATTAGATTTTTCTATTGGTGATAGTGCTTTAAACCAATTTAAATTATAATTTGTTTTACCTAATTTTTCCTGTTCGGCTTCTTCTTCTGGTGATTTTGGTATATTTTTGAATACAGTTGTATCAATTCCTTTTTCTTTTAAATATTTAAAGTATAAATCTGGGTCTGATGTTATTCTTTTTGGTGTAGTTTGATAAGGATCTTGCATAGTTTTTGCTGTGTCGTTTTTTCGATCTGTAAGTTCAATACCATGTTCTGTTACATCAACTACAGTAATTGCAAGGTCATCAGTTCTTGTGTTATCATAAACGAAGTAGAAAGTTGATACTTTAGTATCTCTGTAAGTTTGGAACATATTATGTGGGCCGTGTCTTGATATACAGAAAGATTCACCTTTGCCGAGTACGATACATTGATTTGCTGAGTTTGCCAGATAAACCTTTATCTTAAGGTCTGGTGAATGTTCGATTACTTCTTGGCCTTCAAGATCGCCTTGTATTGGTGTATTGATAACTTTGCCTTCATGGGTTAAAACATCAATTATTTCAGTCCAATGGATAAAAGATTTAAAATCGCCATCAACAGTAAGGTCATCTTTTACTGTAATGATGTTCATTTTTTGATTTTTTACAAGATTGGCATAATCTTCCAAGTAGTCTTTTAGAACCACAATTTGTGGTTCTTCTTGGTTGTAGTAGAATGCAGCGATAGGAAGTAATTGACCTTGTAATTTTTCTGGTATATTTGTTGGAATGATAGATTTTATTTTTTTAAATAAATCATCGTTGCCGAGAAGTTCTTTGGCAATGTCGCTTGATTTCTTTGCTTCAGTTATTAATAGCCAGCTTTTAAAGTTCATGTAGGTATTTATCTATTAGCTCTTGAATTTCTGGTGTTTTCTTTGTGTGATAGTGATTTAAAACTTGTGCCATTTTTTGTTTATCTGGCGGAAAATCAAGCAGACGATTAATAGAAGTTAATTCGAGCTTGTTTATATTATCTGTTCCTAACAGCTTTGCTATATTTTCTTTGTTAACTGCATAATAAAGCAAAATATAAACACTCTCATTATCAAAATTTGTTTTATAATCTATGATTATTTCCGCCAGTTTGTCTTTGTCGATTGCAAAATGGAGCAAATTAGAAATATCAAACTCATAAATATTGCTTATATTATATGCTCCTAATAGTTTCGCTATACTTGCTTTATTTTTTGCAAAATGAAGCAAATTATAAACATTGTTACTAGAAAGTTTTGTTTTGTATTTTATGATTATTTCTGCCGTTTTGTCTTTATCTTTAGAAGATTTAAGAAATTCAGCAACAGTACTATCAAAAAGCTTATTTAAGCTGTACGCTCCTAATAGTTTTTCTATGCTTTCTTTATCAATTGCATGATAAAGTAAGAAATAAATTTTATTATCATTAACAACTTTATTACTTCCATATTCTGTATTTTTCTCAATAATTAATTTTGCTATTTCGTCTTTGTTAGTTGCTTTATCAAGTAAAGTAGAAACATCTTTAGTAGAAATTGTTGGTTTGTTATTTAAAATAATTTTAGCCATATCGTCTTTGTCATGTGCAAATTCAAGTAAATAAAGAACAATAGCATCAGAAAGTTGTGGGTTCTTTTTAATTATTATTTTTGACATTTCGTATGTGTTTTTTGTATTTTTAAGTAACTGGTGAACATTGTCATCGGAAAGATCTTGTTTATTTTGAATAACTAAATTTTCTATTTTTTCTTTGTCTTTTGCTTTATCAAATAGATATTCAATGTCTTCATCAGTAAGATATTTTATTTTTTCTGGTTTTGAATTATAGTTTACAAAATCCAAATCTGGTTTTAATTTAAGTATTTCTTCTTTATTACTTAAATCATCTAATGAAAAATTATTTTTTGGTAAATACCCACCGCCCTTGATGGTTATTATTTTGTCATTTTTAAGTAATTCTATTATTGGTTGATGAAATTTTGTAGATGGTTTTGAATTTTTAATGCCTTTCATTTCGCCTAATATTCCTTTATTTTCGATAAAAGTAAGATTTGCTATATTTTGCGGATCTCTTAAAGATAGTATGTTATCTCCTTCTATACCAGCAGCATTACCACAATGCCCACCACTTTTTGCTTCCATTTCGCACTTATAACGATCTAAGGAAACCCATCGCCAGCCTTTCCATTGAGATCCTAAATGAGATAAATCTATAAAAGTTTCAGCTTCTCTAGCTGGGATTGCTTGGTTTGCTTCTAATTCTTCGTGCCATTCATCTGATTCTTGTGTTAGTTGTTCAAGTGTGAAGTTTGGATCGGTTAAATTTAGTTTTTGGTAATTAGCCATTAAATAATCTTTAGTGGAATAAATGTGTGTTTGAAAGTTTGATTCTTTTGAATTATAAAAGTTCCAAGTATAAAAGTTAATGAAAGTGGATTTGATGTTTTCTTTTATGTTGTGAGCGAAAGCATTTACAAGTTTTGTTACATTTGATTTAATTTGTTTAATTATTGGATCATTGGATTGCTTTAATAATTGAGCAATATTTGTGTTTTCAGATAATAATAACCATTCTTTAAAGTTCATAGTTTATTTACAATTCTAATTCTGCGAATTTACTATCAAAAGTTTTTGTTTTAAGAAAACTGCTTATTATTGTGTCGATGTTTTTATATTGCGTATATGGAATTACCAAAAAAGGAATGTTTTTACTTCTACAATAGTCTAATTTAACTTTATCATACCTTTGAGTTTTTTCAAAAACGGATTGCCTTTCATCGGGTGTAGAACCAAATGTTGGTCTGTAATGTTGTTCACCGTTATATTCTATAAAGTATTTTTTGTCATTTATTTTTACTATTAAATCAAATGGTAAAGGAAGGCAATCTCCTCTGCAATCTATATCTTTATATTGGCGTTTAATTTGTGCTGGACTTATGTAATTTTGTAATATTTTAAATATTTCTTCTTCACCTTTAGATTCATTGCAAATAGGACAATTAGTTTTTAAATTCAATCCTGTTCTACTAACAAGAGATGCTTCCCATGTATGGCCTTTTTTACATTTCCAATTTATAAATTGACCAGTGCCTGGCAATACATCTTTAGGAGTTAATATATTGTTTTTATCCCATTCAGATACCAACCTTTGATATCTCTCTCTTTTTCCAAGATCTTCTTCATTATCAGATAAATACTGTAAATTATTGTCATCGCAAACTTTAAAATTTGAACAACAAGGACAATTACTCTCATCTCTTGTTCTGCTACTAAGCTCTGCTTTCCACATATGTCCTTTTTTACATTTCCAATTTATCTTTTTATCACTTCCTGGCGTAATATCTTTAGGAGTTAATGTGTTGTCTTTATCCCATTCAGATACCAATCTTTTATATCTAGCTTTTAAAACAGGATCTGATGCCTTTTCAGATAAATACTGTAAATTATTATCTTTACAAACTTGTTGGTTTGAACAACAAGAACAATTATTTCCACCATTTGTTCTACTGTTGAGAGTTGCTGCCCATTTATGTCCTTTTTCAAGACATTTCCAATTTATCTTTTTTTTACTGCCAGGTGTTACATCACTTGGAGTAAGATTAAGCTCTTTTTTATTTTCAGGGCCATCCCATTCAGATACCAATCTTTTATATCTAGCTTTTAAAACAGGATCTGATGCCTTTTCAGATAAATACTGTAAACTATTTGTTTCAAGATATTTAGGTGAAAATATTGCCATTTCAGAGATTAGCAGCCAATGTTTAAAGTTCATAGTTTATTTACAATCCTAATTCTGCAAATTTACTATCAAAAGTTTTTGTTTTAAGAAAACTGCTTATTATTGTTTCGATGTTTTTATATTTCGTATATGGAATTACCAAAAAAGGAATGTTTTTATTTCTGCAATATTCTAATTTAACTTTATCATACCTTTGAGCTTTTTCAAAAGCAGATTGTCTTTGCTCTGGTGTAGAACCAAATACTGGTCTGTAATGTTGTTGACCGTTATATTCTATAAGGTATTTTTTTTTATTTATTTCTACTATAAAATCAAATCTTAAAGAAAAGCAATCTCCTCTACAATCTGTATCCCGATATTGGCGTTTAATTTGTGTTGGACTTATGTACTTTTGTAATATTTCATATGTTTTTTCTTCACCTTTAGATTGATTGCAAGTAGGACAATTTGCTTCCACTCCTGTTCTACGAGAAAGTGGTGCTACCCATAGATGTCCTTCTTTACATTTCCAATTTATCTCTTTATCACTTCCTGGCGTCACATCTTTAGGAGTCAATATATTATTTTCTTTATCCCATTCAGATACCAACCTTTTATATCTAGCTTTTAAATAAGATTCTGGTAAAGTTTTAGATAAAGCTTGTAAATTATTATCTTTACAAACTTCTTGGTTTGAACAACAAGGACAATTATAACCTTTTGTTCTATTGCTAAGTGGTGCTGACCATGTGTGTTTTTTCTTAATGCATTTCCAATTTATCTCTTTACCACTTTTTGGCGTTACATCACTTGGAGTTAATATATTATTTTCTTTATCCCATTCAGATACCAAAAATTTATATCTAGTTTTTAAATCAGATTCTGGTAAATTTTCAGATAAAGCTTGTAAATTATAGTCTTTAGTAACTCTTTTGTTTGTAGATGAACAATCAGGACAATTTGAACCCAATGTTGTTCTACTACTAATTGGTGCTGGCCATAGATGTCCTTCTTTACATTTCCAATTTATCTCTTGCCTACTTCCTGGCAGTACATCTTTAGCAGTTAATATATTATTTTCTTTATCCCATTCAGATACCAATCTTTTATATCTAGCTTTTAAATCAGATTCTGGTAAATTTTTAGATAAATACTGTAAATTATTATCTTTACAAGCTATAAAGTTTGAACAACAAGGACAATTAGTACCTCTTGTTCTACTGTTAAGTGGTGCTGACCATGTGTGTTTTTTCTTAATGCATTTCCAATTTATCTCTTTTTCACTTCCTAGCGTTACATCTTTAGGAGTTAATGTATTATTTTTTTTATCCCATTCAGATACCAATATTTTATATCTAGCTTTTAAAACAGGATTTCGTTCAATTTCAGATAAAGCCTGTAAACTATTTGTTTCAAGATATTTAGGTGAAAAGGACTTTGCCATTTCAGTTATTAATAGCCAGCTTTTAAAGTTCATAGTTTATATATTGATCAATAGTTTAATATTTATTTCATAAAGTGTTAATCAAGCATACAAATTCTTCATGTTTGTAACCTAAAAATTCTTCAACATATTTTATGTTAACTTTAATTGAACTGTCTAATTTATCTTGAACTAATTTAATTAATTCAATTTCTCTATCATTTAAAGGATTAGCTATTATATGTAATTCTAATTGATCTATTGATACTTGTATTGCCTTATATCTTTTAATACCAAATTTATCAAATTCTAAACTTCCAATCAAAGGCCATTTTTTATCACCGTTTGGCATTATAAACATATTTCTTGTTCTACCTTGTATTGTTTTTATAGTTTGCAATGATCTACCACAATGACAAGTGCCTAATTCAATATGATCTCCATGTTTATATCTTCTTATATATTTGTTTGAAAGAGTTGATATTATTAATCCTCCATCAGTATCAACTTCAACGATATGGTTTTCCATTACATGATATACATTTTTATTATCTGGACATGTAATTGCTATTGTTCCACATTCTTCACTTGAATAATTTGTACCACCTTTTTCTCCAGTTCCTTTGCTATCTATAAAATTACTAATTTTAGATAAATCTAATTGCTTTAATATAGAAGGCAAACAACTAATGTAATGTGGGTTCTTTTCTTCTAACCACTTCTGTATTACTGAAACTGGTTGATAATTCATGCAATATACATTACCTTGATTTTTTGCTTGAAGCCCCCAAGAATTCATATCGCAAATATTAATATTAGGTTTAATTGTTGCCATGTTTTTAGAGACATCCCATTTTCTCCAGATGATCTCTCTTAAATTACTAGCAGCAAACCACACAGAATCATAATATGACTTTTCAACTGAAACTGGTTCACCTGTTGATCCAGAACTTTTACAAGTGGAATATCCTTTTTCCATTTTTAAATTTTGTAAATCTGATCTTGTCATAATTTTAAAATCTTTAATGAAATTAAAATTTGGTTTGAAACTCCATTGTGACTTTTCCAAATTATTTATTAGTTTTAAAACATCTGCGTTCATGAAATAAAATTCCAAATGTAAAAAGAATATTTATCGAATTTTATTGTTTGTTTAGGTTTTATATTAAAATCATTTTCGGTTGGGAAGAAATTAGCTATCTTCATTTCTGGTAACTTCTCATTAAATGATCTTGCTACAAATACTTTACTGTGATTAGCACACATTAATAATAAATTATCAGTTGCTTCTTTGGTAAAATTTAAAACTCCATCTCCTATAATATTCGTGTAAGATTTTCTATTTGTTGTCCATTCTTGTACTATAACATTTGAACCTTCATACCAAGGATCTATATCCATTTGACAATCACTTAAAGTTATTAACTTATGTGTACAACCTAAAAGCAATACACTTCCTTTTAATAAATTATAGTTATAAATTTTTATATCTTCTTCATTAGGCGAATAAGGAGGAGCTAATTCTTTAATCCAGTAATTTTTATTAATTTCCATGTACTTTATATAAGTGTGAAAATAAAAAAACTCTTCTTCGATTTAATGAAAAAGAGTTTTTAGTTTAATAGTTTATTTGTAATTAAACAATTGCAGATGTGTTAACACTCTTCCATGCTCCACCAACATAAACTTCTATGTTGCTTGTCGCTGTGTTGTAACAAAACATGCCGTTGGTTACAATGCCAGCAGCAGCATCTCTTGCGGTAGCATTTGCATATACTGGCATTCTTGGCATGGAATTTAGATAAACATGACCTTCTCTGCCAGCACCAGAGTTATTGCCAGCACTCAAATTAATATCACCACCCCTATCTGTTCCAGCACTATTGCCAGCAACCAAGTTAACATCACCACCACGACCATTTACTGAGCCAAGACCTGCTTGAAGATTAATATCTCCACCAATTACATTTTTACTGGAATAGGAATTACCAGCATATATTTGTACATTTCCAGCAACAGTACCATCATTAGAAACACTACCAGCAACTATTTCTACATATCCAGCAGCTTGCGAGAAATCGCCATCATAATCGCCAGCATTAAGTGAAATACTGCCACCATTACCACCATCTCCTCTTCCTTCACCAGCATATACAGTAAAATCACCGCCATTACCACCGCCACTAGCTCCAGTACCAGCTGCCATGTAGATTTGGCCACCATTACCAAAGTTTCCGCTGTCAAAACTTCCTGGCCCACCATAAATATAAACATCACCACCATCAACCTCATCATCAGCACCATAACCACCTTCAATGGTTACCTCTCCGCTATAAGATGAATCTGGGCCACCTTCACCACCACCGATAAAAACATCACCACCTTCACCATCGCCATTACCAACACCACCAATAATTTCAATATTACCACCATCGTTGTCGCCAGTTGAATTACCAGTTCCACCATATAAATTCAAGTTTTGTGCATTATCACTTGGGCCTCCATCACTTGGCCCTGATATAATAGTTAAAGCATTGGTATCGCTACCAACAATGCTTAATATGCCAGTAAAACCTGAAGAAACAAGATTTTCTGATTTTACAACATCATTTAAAATTTTTGGATAAATATTTGATACTGAACCTTGACCTACGCCTTCGTTTGAAGTTGCTCCCATAGTATTCTCCTTAGTAGTTAAAAATAATCTTACTTTATATATTGTTTTTTTTAAAAAAATTTTTATAAAAATACATCAATTAATGTGAAGGATTTATGAAGTATTGGCAACTTTGATAATTAAATAATTTATTCATATAGATAGGTAATATGACAACAACAAAAAACATTGCTTTTTGGTTTTTATTCACAATGATATTATCAATAAGTGCGGTAGATTTATATCTTATAATAAGATTTCAAAATGTATTGATATATGAAGAAAAGAATTTATTAGGTGTTTGGCTAATAAGGTTAGACTCTGGATCGGTTGCTTTATTTTCAGCGTTAAAGATGTTTGGAACATGTTTAAGCTTGATGATTTGGAAAAAGATATTGATAAGCAATCACAAGTATGGATTTACAATTGGAATTAGCATTTTATTATTTCAGATATTTTTGTTTTGCTGGCTATTGTTTTTTTAATTAAAAATCAAATTATTCAAGAATTTATCAGTAGCAATACTCCAGCTATATTGTTCAGCATGTTCTCTACATGCTTTAACATCTAGATTAGAAAATGCATTTGATATAGCTACATCTAATATTTCATTGCAGAATACCGTTTTTTCATCTTGTAGATCTAAAGCACCATTAATTGGATAAGCAGCAACAGGCAGACCACAAGATAAAGCTTCAAGCATAACTAATCCGTAGGTATCTGTTTTAGAAGGAAATACAAATACATCGGCATTATGATATGCTTGGATTAGTTCATCCCCAGTTTTTTTGCCTAAGAAATAAACATCTTTATATTTTTGTTTATAGTAAGGAAGAAGAGGCCCATCACCTACTACAATTTTTTGTATAGGTAGAGTAGATTGACAGAATGCATCTAAGTTTTTTTCTTTCGATACTCTGCCGACATAGAGTGCGGTATTGTTATTGGTGAGATCACTTTTACATTTAAAGAAATCAAGGTTTACGCCTTTTGGAGATACTTTCATATTATTATGATTTAGCCAAGATAGTTTATTGATAAGGTCATTAGTGCAGCAAAGTACTTTAGATGATTTACTATGAAACCATTTAAAGTAAGCTCTTGTGATGAATAATGGAATGCCAGTATAAGATTTTATATATTCTGGGAACATAGTAAGATAAGATGTGGTAAATTTAATATCATTTTGCAAGCAGAATTTTCTTGTAGAAAGTCCTAGCGTACCTTCTGTAGAAATATGCACAGCGAAGTTACCAGTGAATAGATCTTTATCAAATTCGACATCATAAGCAAGTTTGACATCATTAGAGAAAGGGCAGTTGAAAGACTTGAAATCATGACTTGACAAAAGATGACATGATTCTTTTATATTACATTGGTAGTTATACATGGTAGTAGCAACACCATTTACATCAGGGTAAGATGTATCAGATACTAATATAATTTTCTTCATATTTCTCCAAAGTAATAGTACCATTATCAACCAGCAAGAATGTAGAAGCTTTTTCGGTCCAGCATCCTGAATTAAAGTAGATGCCATCATTTGCTTCTGGACAATGTGTATGTCCAACGCAGATCAAATCACATTTCATTTTATCTTTATATTTAATTGCTTTGGCTTTAACTTTTTCGATACATTTCAAAAAAGTTTTGCTGCTCATTTTAGCTAATTTAGCCCAATAGAAATCATTATCAAGTTTTTGTAGAAAGTGATATAGATAATCGGCTACCCTTACAGTTAAAGGGTAATCTGCTATAAAGTCATCAAACTTATCGCCATGAGTGCAGATAATTTTCTTATCGCCTGAAACAAAAATATATTCTTCATGAACATTAGATCCGAGTAAATGAGATACTATTTCACTAGGGCCATCATGATTTCCATGAATCCAGATAACATCTATTAAAGTTGATAGATGTCTTAATTTTGCTAATATTTTGAAGTGGCTACTTTTTAGTCTTCTGAAGTCCCAAGAGTCAAAAACATCACCATTTAGTATGAGTCTTTTGGTAAGCGGTAGATTATCGAGAAAGTGGTTTAAATCTTTAGCTTGGCAATTATCGCTGCCTAGATGAATATCTGATATAATGATGGCATCTTTCATGTGATATTTATATCACATTAATTAGAATATGTTATATTGTTGTGCATTATTCAAAATATCTTCACAATTGGGTCAGATATTTTTTAAATTAATAAAATTTATATTTATTTGATCTACCAGTACCATTTTCAATAGAATCTATAACATATTCATATTTTTCTGTCATATATTTATTATCTTTAGATTCTTGTAATTTTTGTTGTAAAAATGGCAAAAATTGTCTGCCATTTTCTCCTAATCGAGCCAATGCAGTTCCTAATCCATCCATAAATAAATCATCGTTAAAATATGGTAATAAACGACTGTAAAATTTTATGACAGTAGGTGTATCTGCATCTCCATTGCTTAAAAAACCAAGGATATGTTTGATGATTCCAAATGGCCCTCCCCAACTTTTATCTTTTTCAGCTTCATATATTTTTAAAAAGTATTCTGAAATTTCAACTAATTTACGAATTAAAGGTTCTGTTAATTTGCCTGTACCAGAAAAATCTAAAACAATATCAGTAATTTGACTGTAAGCTTCTGGTCTACCATATTCAGGATTGTGTATTTTTAAAGATGGATTGCTTGGGTCAAAAGATAATATTGCATTAATTGCTAAATCTTTTTGAAGTTCTTTAAATTTTGGATTATTTCTAGCTAATTTTTCTCGATCATAAGTTCTTAAATTAGAAAATTCTTGGTTATTTAAAAGTTCAGGATATTTTAAAAATAATTTTCTTTTGAAATCAGCAGCGTAAAGATTGTATACAAAAGTATTGATAGTCCATTCAGAGTTTATTAAATTAATAAGTTTAGTTTTGTTTTCTTCATCAAGTACTAAATTTGGATCAAGTAACTTTTGTAATATGTCTCTTGTGACTTCTGGTTCTCTTTTTTTCTCTAGCATTTTAAACAGACCATCAGCTGTTTTGGGATAAAATATTTTTGTCATATCTCTGCGTTGTCGTTGAACACTATCATCAGGGTCAGCAGTTCCAAATGTATCTGAATGCCAGCCACCTTTGCGAATATATTTAGCTGGTTTTATTTTACCTTGTTTTGAATCAATCCATTTTTGAACTTGTTGTTCGAATCCATCTAAAGAATTTCCATAAACACTTTCTTCTAATACTGCTATTGATTTACCTGCTTTATTATCAAATCTACGGATAAGCACTCTTGCTAATGGTTTTTCAATATTTTTATCATCTTTAAGACAAAGATAAGCTATAAATCCACCATTTTTTATTTCACAAAATACGCTTTCTCTGTTTGCTCCACCTTGAAGATTCATACATGATGTCCAATTACGATTAGTAGACATTGCAGCAATATCTTCAGGAATGCTACTGAAGACTATCATATATGGTGATGTAGATTTAACTCCAACTCTATACTTAGACGAAGTGAATGTAGATAAAAGGCCTTTGTAGTATTCTTTATGCCATTTTAATTCGTCTTGATATTTAATATCTGAAATTTGTTTGTTTTCATAAGATGATTTTATTTTATTTTCTTCTTTTTTAGCTTCCATTTCTAATATTTTTCCAATTTTCATTGGTCTTTTTGAAATTTTATCAGCAGCTAATCCTTTAGGATAATCTAATATTTCATACTTTTCATGGTCTTTAAAATAGTTTTCTATATCTTTATCAATTTTTGAATCTTCTGATTCTTCTGATTCAAATGGAATATAAACTCTGCCTTCTGTAGGAAACCAATTTTCAAATGCAAAAGATCTACTGTAAGAAGAAGATTTTATTTCATTTTCCCAGTTCTTAACATCTGTTTCAATTAATAATAACCATTTTTTAAAGTCCATAGATTTATTTATATATTTTATTGCTTATGATGATCATTTATTAGCAAGAAGGCTCATTGCATCCTCTATCAACCATAGTATTTCTTAAATCTGACTTAGATTGATTAAGTGCTGATAAGCTATCAGTTAGGGCTTGTATTTGTTTATCTAAAGCATTAATTTGTTTTGTTAGACTTGCAATTGAACTTTCCAAAGAATTTTTCAATTTATCATAAAAACTTGCATCTTTAAATGCTTTTTCATATGTTGCTGTATGTTTATCATAACTTGCTTGGTTTTTTACATTTGCAGCAATAGCATTTTTCTTTGCTATTATTGCATCATTTTTAGCTTTTTTAGTTGAGTTTGGATCATTAATTATTTTAGTTTTTGCTGCAATTATTTTTTTTTGTGCAGCAATGTTTTCAATATCTTTGTTTCTGGCTGCTAAAGCTTTTTTGTAGGCACTTACATTTTCTTTATAATTTTGTTGTGCTGTTTTCAATTCGCCTTCTTTAGTTTTTTTATCTGATAATTTAGTTTTGCGTGAAGCTATTTTATCTTTTTTACTTGCTAAGTCTGTAGTTTCTTGCGAACAATACGACTTATATGTTTTAAGGTCAGCAACACAATTTGGAGTAGTAGTTGTTGTAGTTGTTGTAGGTTTTTTAGTAGTAGTAGGAGGTTTTGTCGTAGGTGAAGCAGTTGTAGTAGGTGGTGTTGTAGTAGGTGGTGTTGTAGTAGGCTCTAATGTTGTCGTAGGTGAAGCAGTTGTAGTTGGCTCTAATGTTGTCGTAGGTGAAGCAGTTGTAGTTGGCTCTGATGTTGTCGCAGGCGGTGGCGTAGATGAACCTTCACCAGATAGATTTTTAAATATTTTCCTCATGTTAGCAAATCTCCTTTTTTATTATGTATTACTGTAGTAAAATTTTTTATTTATTGACTGTATATAAATTACATGTTAACAAAAAATTTATGTGTTAATAAAAAGGAAATTTTTTAATGATACAAAATCCAAGAAAAAATAAAACACCATTGTTATTTGTACATATACCAAAGACAGGTGGAGGAACAGTAAAAACCTATTTTGGTTATTCAGATATTCCTGATCACAGGTAAAAAAACTGGCCATCGCATGTTAGCAGATATAAAAAGAGAATTTTATGATAAGAAAAAGATATATCAATCTATTCCTTTTGAGGATTATTTTAAGTTTGTAATATTTAGAAATCCTTGGGAGAGAATTCTTTCAGAATTTAATTATAGAACAAGAAAACAGATCTTAACTATGAAAAACCCAATAAATCCAGAAGGAATTAAGTATTGGATTGGAATTATAGAAAAGAAATATACTTTTAAAGATTGGATTTTGCATCTATATGAGGAAAGTGATCTAGAAAAATTAATTAAAAATAATAGCTATTATAATTATATAAATCTAAATGATAAAATTGGAGTTGATTATATAATCAATTTACACAATTTAAACAATGATTTTGAATTAATAAAAAAAATAAGTAACAGAACAGAAGATTTAAACAAAGTAAAAGAAAAAGATCAAAAAAATATACACGAAGAAAAGCATGAATTTTTCAAAACTTACTATGATGACAAAACAATAGAATTAGTAGAGAAAATACATGCAAAAGACATAGAACTTTTTAATTTTAGTTTTGAAAACTATCAATATGCAGATTTAGAAAAATTTTAGAATTTAGAAAAAATAAAAAATATATCTAATTTTTAAATTTTATGTTTCAATTAAATATTAAGTAAAATTAATTGAAGATTAATTTTAAATATATCCCTTGGATTAAGTTAATATTTAAATTATATACTTAAAAAAAAAATTTAAATCTTGTCTTTGTCATGCACAATCATAATAATAATAAATATTACTTTGGTAAAGGAGTTTGCCATGTCAAAAGAGATGAAAAGGAAACAGAAATTAAAAAAAGATTTATTGGAGAAGGATTTTTTCAATAAATTTTGTTCTTTAGAATTATTTTCAGAAGATAAAGCACCCCTAAACATAGCTGTTGTTTTTAAAAAAACATATAGAAAAATGCTCGTTGAGTTAAGTGAAAAAAAGGATAAAACTAGCCATGAGAAGGTAGTTTATGAATTTTTAAAAATCATAAGATTAAGTAACTTTGATCCTAATTTCGGCCCTAGTAGTCACACAACAATTAAAATCTTAGAGAAACAAGTTATTCAAAAATTATTAATAGAATTTAAAGCTGATTATAAATTTGACACTAGGAAATTCTTGTTTGCTATGTTGCAATTAACAACATCATGTATTACTAGTTACTTGCTGAAGAATAGCAACTTTAAGAATTTTTTTCCTTATTATTTTTTTACATTAGGCTTTTTAAACAACCAAGTTTATATTAAGTTTTTAAAGATTGAATCTTTAAAAACGGAAAATGGAACTTTGTTTAAGCATTTAAAAGAGATAAATGCAGAAGGAGATAAATATGAGATTTATTTAACAAAACATTCTTTAGATAGGATTTCAGAAAGGATATTTTCAGAAAAGGAAATAAAGAGTTTTAATTTAAGTTTTCTAAATGCTGAGTTAGATCACATAAAGATGGATGCATTATCTGAATTTTTTTCGCATACACATTTTGATTTTTGTGGATTTAGTGGTAATCAACATCTTTTATGTTGTTACATGCCATTAACATATGAAATAGATAATAAGATTAAAAGCAATGCTTTAAAGTCTTTTGAATTTCCTCTTTTAAAAAATCAGAGGTATGATAAAATATTAATGAGATATTTTTATTTTCCATTTGAGGTAGTTGGAAAAAAGATAATATGCAAGAGTTCATTATTAGCTGGGTTTCAAGGCACACCAGAGTTTTCATTAAAGAATAAGATATTAAGTGATAGAATAGAATTTAAAGATATTTGCAGCGATGATTCTTGGAAAAACTTTAAAAATATATTAAGATCATTTTATGATAAGTACGAAAATAATTCTTACTTATTTAATAATGATTTTTCAACAATAGTCATAATGTATCATTTATTAGGAAAAGAGCAGTTTTTCAAAGGGGAATGGATACAATTTCCTACTTTTTCAACTTTCAGAAAAGAAATAATTGCTATGTAATTAAATTTACATAGCCCAAACCATGCCCCAATTATTATTTGTTTCTTTGTTTAGTTTCTCTTCTATAATTTTTAAATCTTCTGTGTATTCTTCTTCTTTTGGTATATAAATATAATTGTCGTAAAATTGAACATGAAATTTAGTGAATCCAATTTTTGTTAAATGATTAATGCTATGTTTTGTTACAAAATAAAATTCTTGTGCCCATTCAAAACACAAGGTTTTTACTTTTTGTGTTAAAGATGAAATCACCAAATGCTCTGCCCCTTCTACATCTATTTTAATTAAGTCTGGCACTCCATATTGTTCTATTAGTTTGTCTAAGCTTATTGTTTGGCAAGTTATCTTAGTGTATTCTTTGCCGTAGAATCTAGAATTTTCAGAGCACAGCCAATCTTTATTTATTGTTGATAGACAATAATCGCTTTTGCATTCATAAAAATCAACTTCTTTTTTATCTTCATTGCTTACTGCATAGTTTAAACATGTAATATTTGTATTTTCGCATTTTTTACTCAATATTTCGTAATTTTTTATTGATGGTTCTACAGCAATTATTTTTTCACATCTTTCAATGTTTGCCAAAGACCAATTGCCTACATTTGCTCCTATGTCAAAATACAAAGAATCTTCTTGAATTTCATCAGGTCTACATTGAGTCATATTAATATCTTTTAAGTTATTTATTTTTATTTAATTTTTCTTCTATTTTTTGTTTTTCTTCAACTGTAAAATCGTTGCTTTTTTTAAGATAATCTTTAAGTGAAATATATAAATTGTTTAATACATTTGCACTTATTGCACCTAAATATTTTAATATTTTTATCAATATTTTTCCAGCAAATCTAAGAATGTGATAAATTGATTTATATGAAAACTTAAGAAAAAGCAAAGCACCAGCAACCGCAAGTGTTCCTATTTTTTTCATTGCACTTTGAATAAATTTATCAAACAAGGTATCATCATCAGAAATGAATACCTTCCTTGGGTTTGTATTTTTCCTGCTTGCGAATTCTCTTGAATATGCTGGTCCTTGTGATGGTGCTATATCAAAAAACCCAAAAATTTCTAAAAAAAGTTCATTTCTTTTTAAATTATATGTTCTTAAAAAATCTTCTTCAATCATGTAAATTTCAAATGTTTTCATTAGGAGTCCTAGAATTTAAATATATTATTGCACAATATTTATAAATTAATTGTTCACAGTTACATTCAGGGCATTTATTTGGATTTCCTTGGCCTTTCCAATAACTATTACAATTGAATTTTAATTTACAAAATGAACACTCATAACAATCAATCATTTCTTCCATAATTATATATATTTATTATGATTGATAAAAAAACAAGATTAGTTCATTTTGGAAATGATTGTGCATCTGGCATCATAATCAATGATATTCTTAATATTAAAGACAAGCAATTATTTCAACTTGGGGTTTTTAATTTTAATGATATACTAGAATATTTAAAAGAATCAAACTATGAAGAAATATACAGTAAATCAAATTTATTTTTCAATGGCATTAAAATAATTGAATTTCATAGTTATCTAAAAGAATATAATTATTTGCCTGACGAAGAAAATTTAGTTAATAAAAAGTATAATTTTAAATTTAACCATGACTATGCTTTGCAAGACTATAAAATTATAAATTATGAATTTATAGTTGATAGCTTCAACACTAAAATAAAAAATTTTAAAGAATGTTTGGAATTAAAAAACAAAATTATATTCATTACATTCACTAATGTTGATATAAAAGTATTAGAAATGATTAATTTAATAAAAGAAAAAACTAACAATTGGTTTAAATTAATAATATTAACAAACAATAAAAATTTAAATTACTGCCTTGACCAAGTAGAATTAATTTATTTAAATAATGAATATTATAAGTGGCATTTGAAATCTTTAAAAGATAGATTTATTCTATACATGGAAATTTATAATAAATTTTATAAAACCGCAATCGAATATATTAATTTGCCTGTTTTTGAAGATACATTTTATTATAAAACACTATATAATTTATGAACTTTAATTTTCAAGAATGGCTATTAATATTAGAAGAATTAAAACCAAAGGCTTTGGCTTTTAAAATACTTGGTAATACAGTTGATAATGCTGGCAAGCCTGTTCTTAGTACTGATCCTAATATTATAAAAACAACAAATGAATTCAATAAGATATTTACCGCTTCTGGCATTCCTGAAGCACAACAAAAAAACATTTATCCAACAGCAGCTTATGTGTACAAAACAAACCCATCAGTTGGCGAAGGAGAATTCTCTCAAGATTTAAAAGACTATTATAAATTTGTAATAGCAAACCAACTTCCTATTTTATCATTTGATGATAATGGAGTTGTAACTGGGAACTATATTATAGGGAAACCCAAAGATACAGGAAATCCATATTCAAATTATATTGATTGGGCATCTGCTGTACATTCTAAAAATAGCGAAAATGAAGATGAAGAAAAAAAGAAATTCCACCAAACCTTACAAAAAACCACAGGGGATGTAAGCGATCAAGAATTAATTGCAAAATCACCAGATGAAAAGATAAAGGTTTATAAAGCTAACGCAGTTGACAAGTGTATTATTCTTGGTAGAGGCCAAAGGTTTTGCATATCTCAACCTGGCAATTCACAATTTCATGGTTACAGGAATACCAAAGATTCAACTTTCTACTTTGTTTATGATAATACAAGAAATCTTGGGGATGATCTTAAAGTCGTTGTAGTTGATGCTACGAGAAACGGTATTGAAATTACTGATGGACAAAATCAAACAAATGGTTTCATGCAAGATCCATATGAAACTACACCAAAAAGAATAACATCAGACCCAGATTTATATTTTAAATATTTAAAAGAAAAAGGCGTTGATACCACTGTCTTTAAAAATGAACCAAAAACACCAAAAGAAGAATCAGAACATGAAAAATTAGGTAACAGCAATCTTGACTTAGAATGGTTCAAATCTTTAACATATGAAGAAAGAAAGAATTATCTTAGTAGAGGACACGCCCTTTCAGATGAACAATTCAATTTTCTAGTTACAACTAGATCTGAGCCACTTTTAAAAATACATGTATCACTTGGTATAATTTTGCATGGTAAGCAATTGAACCTTGTTCTTAACAATCCTTATTTTAAAGATTTAAAATTAAATTATCTTAACGCAAGAATGAATGGCCTACCAAATAAACAGCTAGGAGCACAAGAATATTTAGCCATGCCACCAAAATACAAACAAGAGTTGGCAGAAAAATATGGCGATAAAATTAAAGATTATATATCACATGGCAATATGAAAATTGAAGATTATTTAAATCTTCCAGAAGATAAAAAAACAGAAATTAAAACCTTGTTTAAAAATGATGTTTCAAATTTAATGTTAAGCAATTCAATAAAACTTGAAGATTATTTAAATTTCCCAGAAGATAAAAAAACAGAAATTAAAACCTTGTTTAAAGGTGATGGTACTAGATTTATATCACCAAATAATAGTAATCACGATAAATATAATTATATAAAGTTAGATGATTATCTTAATCTTCCAGAAGATAAGAAAGCAGAATTCAAAACATTATTTAAAGGTTATTTTAAAGATGTCATATCAACTTCTTATAGTTTTTTTAGAAAATATGAAGAAAATCCAAGCTTAGAATTTACGGATGAAATAAAAAATTTAATTACTTGTAAAAATTCTGATTTTATATCTGAAATTTTAAAACAGAAAAACAAAAACAATGTTAAATTTTTGACTGATTTTTTAAGATCAAGTTCAAAATGTCAAGTTTTAATAGATGATATATTAAGTAACCATGATAGTATGAAGAGCAAATTTTATCAATTTCACGATGACAAAGTTAAAATTATAAATTTATTGCATGTTTTAAGCAGCTATTCAAATAAAATGCCAATTAATAGCATACCAGATCTAATTCAAAAGATGAGAGGCTATCTTGGTGGTAGTTCTAAATACATTGTTATGTTCAGAAGATTCTTTCAGAATTTTGCTTCAAAATTAGACGATGCCAGAGATATTGATCGTTATGAAAAAGATACTCATCATTCTGATATAAGTCAAAATCATGAAAATACTAGTATAAATTTATTTGCAAAAATATTAAAGTGGTCTTTTGAAAAAATAGATAATGATGCAATTTCAACTATCAAATTTATTGTAGATACAATTGGAAACGAAAAGATACCAAGAACTACAAGAGATTTAATAAAAGATAAAGTTGGAGAAGAAGGTTATAAATCTATATTCCCAGAACAACAGCAACAGCAACAAGCATCTCCAGAACAGATTGATAAAGCATACAGAGGAGATTCTACAAGAGAAGCAAGGGATTATAAGATTTAATTAATTATTTTTTCTTTAGAATCAAACCATTCTTTGAAATTTACTTCGTAATATTCTGATAATCTAGACCAAATAATTATTTCTTTTTCTCCATTATCAAAAGAAATTTTTTTAAAAACTGGATTTTCACTAGCCCAGTTCTGTAATTCTCTTTCTTGTTTGTAATTAGGTGGTACTTTCTCAGCGTTACTCGCCCACAATGTATCACCATATTTTTTAATTCTAAGCCATCCCTTTTTATATAATCCTTTTAATTTATATCCCTTATTTTTAGCCCATTGTTCGTGCGTTAAAAAACCATCTCCAGAATCTTTCCTATCAATAGGATGAAAATTTCCAGAAGGGTCTAGCCAAGATTGATTATTAGTAGGTGAATAACTCATAATAATATCTATCATTTTAAATTTATTTTTAAAATTGTTGTTGCACAACATAATTATTTTCATTAGTATATGAGAATAGTAAAAATTGAAAGGAATTATTTTTATGAACTACATCATTGCTGCTTCTAGTTTTTTACTTGGAATATATTCATTTAAATTCATGATTGGGATATTAACATCCAAACATGAATTATTAAATTTAAAAATATATGATAAAATTCTTCATTTTATATCATTGTTTTTATTCGTTACTTTTCCTTTTGTTAATATTATAAGTGCATTAGAAATATTAATTTTTAACTCTTATATTTTTTCGTATATTTCAGGAGTTTACGGTCTTACATTTATAATGTTTTATTTTTTAGATACAGATGAGCAAAATGATAAAATTTAATTGTGTTTTCTAGTCATATATTCAGTTCCTTTGAAACCAAATTTTCTGTAGAATTTATACAAATTTGCTTTACTTAATTCATCTTTTGTTGGCAATGGTATTGCATGTAAAGAAATATTAACTTTTAACTCATCTGCCTTTTGTATTATCTTATTCATGAAATTAGTACCAGCACCTGTTTTCTGTGGTATTACAATAAGAGAATCAAAGTAAACTGTATTTGGTTCTATAGATGTAGTTAATGTGTATTTTATTAAAGTTCTATTGTCTATTATATAATGTGCTTCATCGCTTAAAGGATTGGGATTTCCAAGTCTATTAAAATAATTTATAAAATCATATACATTTTGATTGACAGCTTCAAACCAAAGTTTAAATTTCATAATTTAATGCTCTAGACAATTACAATTATTTATTAAGTCTGCTAATAAAAACTTCAATGTAAAATATAGCACAAACATAGAAAATAATATTAATATTATTTTCTTAAATCCTTTTGAAGATACAAATGATTTTAAATTCATTATTTTAACAAACCTGGATCAATTAATTTTTTATCTCTAAAGAAATCATTTATTCCATCCCAATCTATTGGCTTGGGATCTTCTTTTGGAGTTAAAATAGTTCTGCCTCTTCCTAGAAAATCTGTTTCTTGTGGATTCTTCCAAGCATTACCAACATCTGGATTTCCAAATGTTCCAGTGCCTTTTTTGAATAGATCTTTTAGATATTCTCCAGCTTCTCCAGTTTTATCATTAATTTGTGATGCAGTATCAACTACAAAACCATTGAATTCTACATAAGCTTTTTCTAGCATTGCTTTAATTTTATCCCCAGCAAAAGAAAGTATCCACATAACTATATTTTTAATTATAGTCCCAGCCCAGCCTAATAACTGTGCTATTATTCCAGTTTTTACACCTAAGTAAAGTAATGCACCAATAACAACTAACAATCCCAATTTTTTAACAGCACTTTTTAAAAATTCTATAACAAATGATTTTTTATCTTTTTGTTTTACTTCACTTTCAACATCTTTAGGTTTGCTTGATCCGAGTAAACCAAGCATAGATGGCAATAAACTTAGAAATTCATTTACTTGAAAATTTTCTTTTAATAAACTTTCACAATACAATTGTTTTCTTGAGATGCCGATGGTTTGAATTAAATCTTGTTCAATTAAATAAATTTCAAAACTTTTCATAATATGTTCCTTTTGTTAATATATTTTATATATATCATAATTTTAAAAATTTAAAAATAACTTTTAATATATAATTGAAAATGAATTTAGAAGATTTTAAAAAAGGAATATTTCAATTACCTCATAAAAGATTTGGCACTTTATGTCAAATTATGATCAATAAACTATTTAGCTATTCTTCTCCAATTAACAATTACCATGATTTATTTGATAGCAATTCTAGTCATCGAATAGAAATAAAGTTTTCAATTGTAAGAGAAAAGTGGAAAACATTATTGAAAGAAGATAATGTTATAGAATGCATTGAGAATTCTTTTGATGGCAATAAAATAATTGCTTTCAAAGATCATGCAAACAACAATTTTGATTGCAGTATGAATCATGTTAAACCAGCAGAGTTTGATAGAATTTATTATGGGTTATTTTTTGAAGATCAAATATTAATATTTAATATGAAATCAAATGATATAGGATGTGGTATTTCATATTGTGATAAACAACAAAAAGGTGGTGTAGGTGAAGGTCAGTTTCATATTAACAATAAAAACATAGAATATCACTTGAAGAATTATTTTTGCCATTCCTTGAACTATGAACAGCTTTATGAATTATTTAAAAAAAAAGAGGTTTAAAACCATGCTTTAAATTAAACTATTTTTTTTTAACAAACCAAGCATATGGCGATATTCCGCATAATTTAGAAGTACCACATTCCTCACAATATCCTTTGTGATATTGTAAATAATACTGTGCAAATATATGTTTGTTGTACCATGTATGTTGACCATAAATGTCATTTATGCAAAATAAACTTTCTTCTGTCATTTCACTTATTATAAAAAAATGTCCTTCTATTTTCTTAAAATCAAACATAAATGTTGATTTCATTATTATTATATAATTTGAATTTAAAGCATCTTCTATTTCTTTTATAGTTGGCAAATTTTTGCTTTTTACATCAATTCCAACAATACTATTTAGGCTTTTTTCAAAATATGGCTGATGTGTTCCTTCTTTTGTACATTTACATTTTCTTTTATATTTGCAATAATCTTTATTATAATTAATTTCTACTTCTAGCCATTTCAATATATTTAATATAGCAACTGGACCACATGATGATTTGTTTTTTTGAGCAATCCATCTTGTTGCCATATTACACCTCATGTGAAGAATTATACTTTATTTATTCATTATTGAGCAAATAAATTATTAACTTTTGTTTAAATTTATATTTTCTTCATGTAAGTCATAAGGACAATTTTTACAGCCACTTTTACAACATTTTCCTCTTTTTAATAAAAATTCCTTAGTAAGCACCATTAATCCATTGTCATCGTAATAAAAGTCTATGTTTTCTTGCATGTCTATTAAATTTCATTTCTTTTCTACGCAATTTTTAAGCTTAGAATAATATTCTTTATCTTCTTCAAGGTGAGCTAAAGCAATTTTAAGTATTTTTTCTTCGTTTTTACCAATTACATTAAATTTACCGATTGCATGTTCTTTTTCTGAATTAATACCATCAATTAATTGTTTTTCTTCATATTTATTTAGTTCTTTTTTATCTACATTAGCTAATTTAGCCAATCTGAGTACATCATCAAAGTTGTATTTTTTTTCTTTTTTATGCATCCATGAATTAAATGATTTCATTGAAATATCTTTCTTGGCAATATATGTCTATAGACCATTATCACCATTGTTAAATCCACCTCCAAATTGACCAAATCCACCACCACCCATATTGCCACCACCAAAAACACCTATATTTTGACCACCCATGTTACCACCACCAAATTGACCGCCACGCATATTTTGACCGCCCATATTGCCACCACCGCCACTCTGAAATGCTGAACCACCAACACCAGACATAATACCTTGCATTGCCATAGAATAAAAAAGATTATTCACACCAATTGCTTGAACTCCACCGCTTTGTCCAAATCCGCCACCTTGTCCAAATCCGCCACCAAAAGTTGTATTGACACCACTACCTTGACCGAATCCACCACCGCTTTGTCCAAATCCGCCACCTTGTCCAAATCCGCCACCAAAAGTTGTATTGACACCACTACCTTGACCGAATCCACCACCGCTTTGTCCAAATCCGCCACCTTGTCCAAATCCGCCACCTTGTCCAAATCCGCCACCAAAAGTTGTATTGACACCACCGCCTTGACCGAATCCACCACCGCCTTGACCGAATCCACCACCACCTTGACCAAATCCACCACCACCTGTAGAAAGTGGAATTTGATAAAGTTGCGAAATTTGCATGCCTGGAGTATTATTTTGTGTGTATTGAGCAGTACCTTGAATACCGCCTATATTTTGTTGGAATCCACCGCCAAAACCACCAATACCACTAGAACTACTTCCAGTATTAAAATTAATGTTTTGATTGGCAATTTGGGCTTGAACTGTATTGTTTAACGGAGGAGGAAATGGAGGGCTTGGCGGTAAAATACTTCTATATTTTTGAGCTTGAGAAGTAGAAGCAATTATGAAAAACAAAAAAATTACAATTATTTTTCTCATAGTTTATTTAACCAACTTCTTCAATTGTCCCAGACAATTTAATATTTGGTATTGTCTCCCAATTTGTTAATTTATTACTAAGATATGGTTTGCCACCATTATTGTAATTAACTGCTACAGTAATATGTTTTACTTTATTATCTGAAGGGACATCTGTAATTACTCCAACAGCTACTACTTGATCGTCAAAAGCAAGCGTGACTGCTTCTAATTTAACCCTTTGTCCTATCATGTTTTTAATGTCTTCAGAAGCTTTACCCATGTTGATAGTCATGTGATGGCAAATTATTTTCCAATCGTCATTGAAAAAAGAATGAAATTTATCTTTAAGTTTATTTTTAGATTCTTCGTCTAAAACTATTGCTGTGTACATGAATTATGTATTATATAAATATATAATTATTACCTACCATTTAAAATATTTACATAAATCATCAGTTTTTCGATTTCTCAATATAATTCATGATTATTTCCTTGTAATCATCAAGATTATTAAATGCTATTAAAAACCCGCTATTATGACAGAAATAAGATTTTTCATTAGGAAGAAATTTAATTACATCAATATTGTTACTAACCATTCTATATCCACCGTTTGAATTTCTGCTATCTATGGTGAGAACGACATCGACTTCAATTTTTTTATCCTTGCAATATTTTCTAGTAGGTAAGTTCTCAATTTTAAAACCTTCATCTAATTTGCAATTAGTAACATCCAATATCTTAATGTTTTCAAAAGAATAATATTGTACGCCATTTTCAATCATTTGCATTAATTTCTTACAATTCTCAATTTCTTCGCAAATAGATTTTCCAATTTCCTTCATTACTGAATACATTGGATCATTAATTTCCCCATTTATTTTAGAGAACACTGAGATAATAGAATTACGAATAGGACTATGAATTACACTTAAACTTTCTTCTGATACTTTGGCAAATTTTGCTGCTGATTTTGAACCATAGCTATCATATATCTCAACAAATCTAAGCTGGGGAAAATCTTCTCTATAGGTTTTCCCATAAAAATAATCTAGAACCATAGTAAACCCACAAATTTCTTCCTTTATGTGATGATGATCAAAATTATGTAATTGTGTATTAAAAGATAATCCTTGATCAACAACCCAATATTCTGAATTTTCCAAGTGTTCTGAAGTAAATTTAGTTCTTAAAGCCCTTTGATTTGTTTTATAAATCAAAACACAAGTAGCTAGGAAATCATCTTCGTGTGCTCTTCCATCATGTACAATAATCATTGTTATTCCTTTTTTAAACTTAATTTTTATTCAATTGTTTTATAAAACACAATCAATCTAATGTCAATAAAATAAAGTGATTTATAATATTATCTTGCAATTACCAAAATTAAATATTATAATAATTCCATTAACTAGGAGATTCTATGGATATCAATGAATTTGACAACTTATTAGATAAGATTTACTTAACATCAAATGATATTGAAGAGACAATTAAAAATTATAAATTAAGTTTTATGCAGTGCAGGAATCATGATGTAGAACATAAAATTCAGTTTCCAATGTTTTTAAATTGTTTTTATGAAAACATTTTGATTAACCAAAAAGTTTTAGATCAAAATGATTTCGCAAATGCTTATGTTAAGTTAAACTTAGAATGGCTTAAGCAACAAAAGCTTTCAAATGATATTATCTCAGGACTTAAAGCAAGGATATTTAGAACTTATCCTTCTTTGGTAAGAGATTTGCATTTTTCTTTAATGTTAAAGGAAAGTGGTCTATATCAAAATGTTATATATGACATGAAATTAGATACTGTACATGGAATTGATATTTTGATTAAACAGCAAGAAAAATTATTTGGCGTTAATCTTTATACTAATACAAAAAAATCTAATGAATTTAGAAATAGTAAATTAAAAAGACACTTGAGATTTGAAGATATAAATTACATAGAGTTACCAGTAAGTTTTCATGGTAGTAACAAGTGTGGTGATTTCTACTTATATGGCACGAGAGAATTTAATTTATTAATGAAAATAATTGATTATAGGCTAACTCCACAAAATGTTTAAAGATTAGTTTATTCAACTATTTTAAAACGCCAAATTGGAATTGATGGAGGAAGTATTCCTTTATAAAAACTTTCTTCCCCAATTAATTTTTTTAAATCATTAAGAGATCTTCTTCTTCTTATCATAGAAAACCCATCACAAAAAGAATCATCTAATAAATCGTAGCATTTATAAAGTTCTTGTGCTTCTCTTAAAGCATTTGAGTAAAAATTTATTTCATATTGATTGCCAGTTTCTATTTTATATTTACAATATGATTGATAACTTTGATTGAATACTAATATTTCTCTAGTGCAGCATCTTCCTATATAACCAAAATGATAAGCATGACTCATAACTGGATAATTATTTATTTTAGATTCTAAGTATTCACTTATAAGACTTTCGATAGAACATTTATCTTTATCATTTGGGAATCTTAGTTGACAATTAATGTGAATTTCTTCAATTTCTTTTTTGTATTTAATTTCTTGCAAATAAATATTATACTTAATCATAATTAAAAATGCAATATTTATCATATCTTATATATTTTAAAAATGATAAATTTATTTATTCAATAATATATAATTTAATTATAAAATTTAAAATTAGGATAAAATGAAAAAAATACATAAAAATATTAATAGAAAAATCATAGGCTTAAATTTTGCATCTTCCACAACAACAGAACCTAGCACTACTGTTAAGCCTACAACTACTAAGAAACCTACTACTACTCCAGAATGCACAAAAGATACATTCTGCAGTATTCCTCATTTGCTTTCACAAAAAGCAAGCAAAGAAACAACAAAAAATAATATTCAATCGAGGATTACAGCAAATAAATATGATAAAGCTATAGACAATGCTCAGAAAGTGTTAGATGGAATAAATGCTAGTATTGAAAGTAATAAAGCAACAATTAAAGAAAAAAACAACAGCATAAAAACTCTTGAAGAAGAAAGAAATTTATGTGTTCAAAGTGCTTCACAAGCTGGACCAGGAGCAATAGAAAGATGTCAAAATAAAATTAATCAACAAATATTGAAAAGAATTTCTGAAATAGAATCAATAAAAAAAACCAATTTAACTCTAGAGGGAACACTGTCAAACGCAGAAGCTAATTTAAAAAGTGCTAAAAATATAAAAAACAAAGATATAAAAGATCTTGAGAAATGTCAAGAAGCAATTGATGCTCTTGTTGCTAGAATTGCAGCAATAGAAGCATCTTGTGGTAAGAAAAAATTTCCATGTCCTTAACATCAAATTTTATCAATGTAAATTTTTTCTATTCTTTTAATTATTTCATTTAAATTGTTTAATTTATTTTTAAGTCTATTTATTTGATTTCTCAAAACATATTTTTTTCTTTTTATGTCTTTTTCTTGTTTTGCATAAAGTAGTTTTCCTATTAAAGATTCATCGTCTTTTACACTTCCTAAAAACAAATTAATTTTTTCAATAATAATAAAATCATTATTTAATATTTCAATTTCTTTTATTGGTTCATTAATATTTAAGAAATTTTTTGTTTCGCTAATGTTAATCATAATTTTTTTAAATATCAAAGTGATGTTTTTTAATGCTTTTATTTGATTAGCAATTGCTTCATTGTTTTTTTTAGGACATCCATTTGGTATTTTAGAAGCATCATTTAATTTTGATAAAGAAAAATTCATAGAATTAAAAGCTTCCTTGCTGTTATTAATAAATTTTTCTAAATGAGAATAGTTTTGTTTTTTAGGCTCTATTTTATTAATTATATTATTCTTTTTAAAGCCACTAACTGATTCGATGATTTTTTTAATGATATTCATAACAACACACCTTTGAAAATAATATTTTAATTTAATACAAAATAAAATATCTATATTGTTTAAAAAAAACTAAATAAATTAACAATAAAATTAAGGAACTTTATGAATATAGATAAAATAAATAAATTTTACAAGCTATTTAGAGATAGAATGTTAAGTGTTATAAATGAAGCTTTTGGGGATAATTTTGACGCAGATAAATATGTAAAATGCTACAATGGCCTACTTTATAATTACACAGGTGTTGAAAACTATGTTACTTTAAAAAATAACAATCCAGCTATGTACGAAGGACAAGTTTCTTTATCAAAAGAACTACTTTCTATGTTTAAAAAATTTGAAGACAAGGATTTACTTGAGTTTGTAAAAGAAAAATTTAAAAATAACAAGAAAATGAAAGACATAATAGAAAAAATGCCAATTGTAAAAACAAGAAAAGTAAAAAAAGAAGTAAACACAGTTTGTTATTATGTAATGCTTGAAGCAATTGTTCTTATTTTAAAAAAAAATTCTAAGATATTTTCTGATTAATAGATTTTTTTAGCTGGTTACTAATCCAATTAAATGTTTTTTCTATTCCATCTTTTAATTTGCAATCTGGTTTCCAACCAATATTTTTAAAATATAATTTATTGTCTGAATTTCTTCCTCTAACTCCAGTAGGACCTTTTATATTATTTATAGTTAAATTTTTACCTGATATGCTAATAATCATATTAGTTAAATCATTTATTGAAATCATTTCTTCTGAACCAATGTTAACAGGACCAGTAAAATCAGATTCAATAAATCTTTCGATAGCTTCTAAACATTCATCAATATAAAGAAAAGACCGAGTTTGTTTGCCATCGCCCCAAACATCAACAATAGAATCTGCTTCTGCTATTTTTCTACATAATGCTGCTGGGGCTTTTTCTTTTCCATTATTCCAACTTCCTTCAGGGCCAAAAATGTTATGAAGCCTTGCTATTCTTACATTTAAGTTATAATTTTTATGATAAGAAAGATAAAGCCTTTCACTGAATAGTTTTTCCCATCCATATTCACTGTCTGGTTCAGCTGGATAAGCTGAATCTTCTGAGCATTTTGGATTTTCTGGATCTACTTGATTATAAGCAGGATAAATACACGCAGAAGAAGAATAGAAAACTTTTCCAACTTGTGTGCTAACACATCTTTCTATAACATTTAAATTAATTAATGCTGAGTTAGTCATAATATTAGCATCATTATCGCCAGTAAAAATATAACCAGCACCTCCCATGTCTGCTGCAAGTTGATATACTTCATTGAATCTTTCATTAAATACCTTATCACAAAACCATTGTTGTTTTAAATCACCAATCATAAATTCATCAGCCAAACTACTTGAAAATTCAGGATGTTTTATGTCAACGCCTTTTACATAATAGCCTTTTATTTTTAGATTTTTTACCAAATGAGATCCAATGAATCCCCCTGCTCCTAAAACTAATGCTTTTTTATTTAAAGACATTTATTTTTCTCCAATTTGGTTTAGTTATATCTTTTTGAATGTTATTTGGCTTTGGGAAAAAAGAAGGAAACCAAGGATTGGGACAAGTGATATTTTCTTTTCCACTTAAATATGCACCCATCCATGAAAAACTACTATTGGCAATTATATGCTTTTCACATTTTGTCATCATGTACAAAGAAATATATTCGTCTTCGTCAATAATATTAAAATTTTTCTTATTTTTAAAATAATCTTTAACAAAATTAACATCATCTGAAAATACTAAAACTTCTTCATTGTCTTTTATGTTTTCAATCGCTTTTTCATAATATCCTTCTTTGATTAAATCTCCCCAGCAAGGATGATTTAAATAATCTGTTCTTCTAACATGAATACTGGTAAGTGGAGTTTTATATTTTGATAACTTATCATTGCCTTTTTTAATAATATTATTTTTAAATTTTAAACATTTTATTAATTCTTTTTTATATTTATCAAAATAAAGATACGATTGAAAACAACCATCAAAAATTAAATCATCTTCTTGCTGCAAAATATCTTTATCAAAATTATAACATCCATTATCTTCTTGAATGTAATAATCAAAATCATCTTCTTTAAAATTATGTATTTTTATATTTTGAATATCAAAACATTTCCAAAATTGAATATCTTCTCCCTTATTGTTTTTCCCTTTAGGAAGAGATATAGAATATTTCTTATCTTTATTAATTGCAAACATTAAAGCAAATTGAAAAATTTGATTTCCTAGTCTTACCATGTTTCCAAAATTTAATATGCTTATCATAAGTTATTTACTTTTTATAAAAAGTCCGTCTCCCCATGTTCCCCCAACCCAATTATGTTCAATAAATTCAAATCCATAATTACTCAAAAATTCAATTAGTTGTTCTATTTTAGCACAGTTTTCATATAATTCATCTCTATTTATCTCAGATATTATATAATCAATGTTCTCAAGAGTATTTTTTGCCCCTTTAAAAACTTCTAATTCGTACCCTTGAACATCAATAACTATAAAATTATAGTTTGTTAAGTCTTCTTCAAAAGAATCTAGTCTTATCATATCAACAATTTCAGTATCGTTAAAAACTATATTTGGATATTGCTTCAAATGAAGCATTGGTTTTAATATTGAACTTGATTGTCCTGAATTTGCTTTTTCTACATACATGCTGACTTTTTTATTTTCATTGCCCAAAGCTTTTTTAACTAATGTATATTCAGATCCTATGTTTTTTTCTAATACTGAAAAATTAGAAGCTAGAGGTTCAAAAAAAATTCTATTATTAATACCAATTAAGTTGTATAAATTATTTTCTTGACCATGATGTGATCCAATATGAATAACACCTTTTATTTTCATGTTGTATTTTTTAATTAATCCTATTAAATCTAAAAGCATTGTATCCTTGTTAAAAATTGCATCTTTATATTACATTAACATACTAACATTTTATTTATTAACATGAATTATTATTGACTTATTTAAAAAATTAATTATATTTACCTTGTGGAAAGTTGTTTTTTGTATATCTAACAAAATAGAAATTATTATGAATTTATCACTTTGTTGTATTTCTAATATCTTAGCCAAAGAAGGCACTAGATTCAGAAGAATTACTTATAAAAGCTTTTCTAGTATAAGTAAAAATGAAGCAATTAATAAAATAGGACTTATTTCTTTGCATAATCTAGAAGTTTGTTTTAAAACAATAAAACAATGTGTAAATATTGGCATTTCTGGTTATAGAATTAGTAGCGATTTATTTCCTTTGCTTAATCATCCTGATATATGTATGAAAATTGATGATTTACCAAATGTAAAAGATATAAATTTTTTGTTAAATCAAATTAAATACTTCATTAAATCAAATGGAATAAGAATTTCTGCTCATCCAAGTGAGTACATAAGTCTTACTTCTGAAAACCCAAGTACAATTTCTAATTCAATTAATGACCTTGAATTACATGCCGATATATTTAACAGACTTGAATTACCTTTGAATTACCTGTCACCTCTAAATATCCATATTAGAAAAGATGGCAATGAAGAAGAATTGTCTAAGGAATTCATGAAAAATTTTCAAAAATTATCTGATGGCGTAAGAAAAAGATTGGTGCTAGAAAACAATGATAATGTTAAAGGTGTTTGGAGTACTAAAAAATTAGTTGAAATATTTTACCAAAGATATAACATTCCTATTACTTTTGATTGCTTACATCATAAATTTCTTGCTGATAATTTATCAGAAAAAGAAGCCTTTGATCTGGCATACAAAACTTGGAATTGCCAACCTCTTTTTCATTATAGTGAATCAAAAGACGGCACTAAAGCACATGCAGAAATGGCAAAAGAAATACCAAATTCTCATGGTAAAAATATTATGTTTGATGTAGAATTAAAAGGCAAAGACTTAGCCATACTAGATTTAATTAAAAGAATCAAACATAGTAACTAAATTAATTAATCAAAAGAAAGGATTAACTATGTCAATATTAATTACCGAAAGAGCGAAAAGTGAAATAAAGCGTATTGTTGAAGAACAAAAAAATGATAATAATAATGATAAAAAACAATACCTAAGAGTTCGTGTTGTTGGAGGTGGATGCTCTGGATTTCAATACAAACTCACAATTGATGAAGAAATAAACGATAAGTTAGATGAATCTTATGAAATAAATGAAGTTGGTGTAATTATAGATAAGAGAAGCGTGATGTACATTAATGGTGCGACTATTGATTATCTTGATGATATGAACGAAAGAGGATTTAAAGTAGTTAATCCAAGTGCAAAATCAACTTGTGGTTGCGGAAGCAGCTTTAATTTATAAATATTAAACCAAATAAAAGTAAATAAAAAAGCCATCTTTTTAATTAAGATGGCTTTTTTTATTTAAAATATAACATTTATTTTATTTTTTCCTGTTAAATTTATTTACTGTTCTTATACCTTCTTTAATATTAAGGAATCTAAAAGGAAGCGGACTGGTAGAAACAGGTGGTGGAGTAGTAGTGCTAGTAGTAGTAGGACACGGAGGAACATGTCCTTCATTTAAAGTAGCAGCAACTTGAGCACAATCTTCACATGGCTGCTCTGTTCCTTCATTTGGAGTGCTATCGCAATAATAGCACCCATTTCCATCTTGATACAGATAACAATTTGGATTAGGTGTCGTTGTCGTTGTCGTTGTAGTTGTTGTCGTTGTCGTTGTCGTTGTCGTTGTCGTTGTCGTTGTCGTTGTCGTTGTCGTTGTCGTTGTAGTAGTGGTAGTGGTAGGTTTCTTAGTAGTTGTAGTAGGCTTTTTAGTAGTCGTAGTAGGCTTTTTAGTAGTTGTAGTAGGTTTCTTAGTAGTCGTAGTAGGCTTTTTAGTAGTCGTAGTAGGTTTCTTAGTAGTTGTAGTAGGCTTTTTAGTAGTCGTAGTAGGTTTCTTGGTAGTTGTAGTAGGTTTTTTGGTAGTCGTAGTAGGTTTCTTAGTAGTGGTAGTAGGTTTTTTGGTAGTCGTAGTAGGTTTCTTAGTAGTTGTAGTAGGCTTTTTAGTAGTCGTAGTAGGCTTTTTAGTAGTGGTAGTAGGCTTTTTAGTAGTCGTAGTAGGTTTCTTGGTAGTGGTAGTAGGCTTCTTGGTAGTAGTAGTAGGTTTCTTAGTAGTTGTAGTAGGCTTCTTGGTAGTAGTAGTAGGTTTCTTGGTAGTGGTAGTAGGCTTCTTGGTAGTAGTAGTAGGTTTCTTAGTAGTTGTAGTAGGCTTCTTGGTAGTAGTAGTAGGTTTCTTGGTAGTGGTAGTAGGCTTCTTGGTAGTAGTAGTAGGTTTTTTAGTAGTGGTTGTAGGCTTCTTGGTAGTCGTAGTAGGTTTTTTAGTAGTGGTAGTAGGCTTTTTAGTAGTCGTAGTAGGTTTCTTGGTAGTAGTAGTAGGCTTCTTGGTAGTCGTAGTAGGTTTTTTAGTAGTGGTAGTAGGCTTTGTGGTAGTGGTAGTAGGTTTTTTAGTAGTGGTTGTAGGTTTTACAGTAGTGGTAGTAGGCTTCGTGGTAGTGGTAGTAGGCTTCGTGGTAGTGGTAGTAGGTTTTACAGTAGTAGTCGGTGCTGCCGTTGTAGTCGGTGCTGCCGTTGTAGTTGGTACTGCAGTGGTAGTAGTAGTCGGTCCTGCCGTTGTAGTCGGTGCTGCAGTGGTAGTAGTAGTCGGTCCTGCCGTAGTAGTCGGTCCTGCCGTTGTAGTCGGTGCTGCAGTGGTGGTAGTAGTAGTCGGCCCTGCCGTTGTAGTAGTAGGTTTTACAGTAGTGGTAGTAGGTTTTACAGTAGTGGTAGTAGGTTTTACAGTAGTGGTAGTAGGTTTTACAGTAGTGGTAGTAGGTTTTACAGTAGTGGTAGTAGGTTTTTTAGTAGTGGTAGTAGGTTTTACAGTAGTGGTAGTAGGTTTTACAGTAGTGGTAGTAGGTTTTACAGTAGTGGTAGTAGGTTTTACAGTAGTGGTAGTAGGTTTTTTAGTAGTGGTAGTAGGCTTCGTGGTAGTGGTAGTAGGCTTCGTGGTAGTGGTAGTAGGCTTCGTGGTAGTGGTAGTAGGTTTTTTAGTAGTCGTAGTAGGTTTCTTGGTAGTGGTAGTAGGTTTCTTGGTAGTGGTAGTAGGTTTCTTGGTAGTAGTAGTAGGTTTCTTGGTAGTGGTAGTAGGTTTTTTGGTAGTGGTAGTAGGTTTCGTGGTAGTGGTAGTAGGCTTCGTGGTAGTGGTAGTAGGCTTCGTGGTAGTGGTGGTAGGTGCAGCGGTTGTAGTAACGAATATACTACCATCAGTAGGATAAACAACAATTCCATAAGGATTATCTTGAGTTGCAATTGTTCCATCTGCTGTCAATCCACCTGTTGAAACATTTCTATCATAAATTGAAATTACATCATTGTTAGGAATCGTAACATAAACACTTTTGCCATCAGCTGAAACAACAATTGCATTAGCTGAATCTGCCATTGCAATTGTTCCATTTGCTGTCAATGCACCTGTTGAAACATTTCTATCATAAATTGAAATCGTATCGCTGACATTATTAGCAACATAAACACTTGTGCCATCATATGAAATGCAAATTCTATAAGGGATATTTCCAGTTGCAATCGTTCCATTTGCTGTCAATGCACCTGTTGAAACATTTCTATCATAAATTGAAATTGTATTATCGGTACCATTAGTAACATAAACATTTTTATCATCAGCGGAAATACAAATTGAATTAGCTGAAATTCCAGTTGCAATCGTTCCATTTGCTGTCAATGCACCTGTTGAAATATTTCTATCATAAATTGAAACCGTATCATTTCCAGAATTTACCACATAAACACTTTTGCCATCATCAGAAATACAATTTTGGAAAGGAATACTTCCAGTTGCAATCGTTCCATTTGCTGTCAATGCACCTGTTGAAATATTTCTGTTGTAAATCGACATTGTGCTGCTTGATTGGTTAGCAACATAAACATTTGTACCATCAGCTGAAATGCAAATTCCAAAAGGTAGATTTCCAGTTGCAATTGTTCCATCTTCTGTCAATAAACCTGTTGAAATATTTCTGGTATAAATCGACATTGCGTTATCTGCCTGATTCGTAGCATAAATATTTTTACCGTCAGCAGAAATAACAATTCCATAAGGGTAATTTGCAGTTGCAATTGTTCCATTTGCTGTCAATTCACCAGTTGAACCATTTCTATCATAAATTGAAATCGTCTTGCTTGACATATTTGCAACATAAACATTTAAAATGCCTGCGTCTTGTGTTTTTATGTTATTTTTTATAATATCAGCCATTTTATGCTCCGTAATAATTAATTGCTTGTATTGCATATGTATTATTATTTTTTAAAAATTTGTAAGTTTAATAAATAATTAAAGTAATATTTGTTTATCTAAGAGTATTTATAATTTTTTAAAAAATAAAAGGAAATAAATGGCATCTAAGAATACACCTTGGTTTGATTGTCTTAGAGGAGATAATTTAAAAAAAGGAAAACTTTTAAATGTTCTAATTGAGAACCCAAAGTTTGGAAATCATATTTTTTCATTAAAACCAGAGACTAATGAGCTTAGTAATTGGGACGGATTTATTATGCATAGAGATTATAAAAATTATATAATCCAAGGATTACGATTGCCTATTAAAAGTGACTATACAGACTATAATGTTGGAGTAACAGTAAGTTTAGGAAAATGCAATAATTCTAAATGCAAAATTGGACTTCCTTGGATTAAGTATTCAATTAAAATAACCATAGAAACTAAAGATCCAGTGCCAGAAAGTTATTTTTATTCAAAAGATTTAAAAAATTCATCATATTACGGAATTTCAAAATGTAAAGACATTAAATTTCCAATAAAAAGAGATATAAACTTTTATTATTACAATAGAAGACTTAAAAAATTTGAATTTATAAGGACTTGTAAAATATATATTTATAGTCCAGAAGATAATTATTGCACTTGGAAAAAGCCAGGATATGTAATTGCCGAAAAATCACAAATAATAAGTCGTCCTTTGCCTCCAGAAGCACCAACTCCAACTTCTTATGGTACATTATGGGGATTCGGAAGAAACGATTCATATCAATTAGGAAACGGTAATTCAATTGATAAAAGTTCTCCTATTCAAACTATAATTGGAACAGATAAATGGAAAGAAGTATCATGTGGAGTTCAACATACAGCAGGAATTAAAACAAACGGAACATTGTGGTGTTGGGGGTCATTTTTATACAATCAACTTGGAGATAATAAAAGTGTTGATATAAATAAGCCAGATAAAGATAATTTTGTAAAAGAGCCAGTTCAAACTTGCGACAAAGATTTTAACTGGGAGCAAATTTCTTGTGGAAGCTACCACACAGCAGGCATTAAAAAAAATGGAACACTTTGGACTTGGGGGTTAAATTTATATGGGGAATTAGGAAATGGTTGGAATGATTATAGGACTGGAAGATCATCTCCAACTCAAACTGTAGCATTTGGTAATAACTGGAAGCAAGTATCTTGTGGCCATTACATAACAACAGCAGTTAAAACAAATGGTACACTTTGGGTATGGGGATCTAATTTATCAGGATTCTTGTGGACTAATTCAGGAATACAATCATTAGGAGCACCATTTCAAACAAAAATTGGTGGAAATGATTGGGATAAGGTTTTCTGTGGTTACAACAAAATAGCAGCGATTAAAAAAAATGGAACACTTTGGACTTGGGGTTTAAACTATCAAAAAGGCGAAGATGATGGCAATCCTAAAATTCGCCAAATTGGAACAGGCTGGGACCAAATATCTTTAGGTAAAACTCATACAGCAGCGATTAAAAAAAATGGAACACTTTGGTGTTGGGGCACTAATGGCTTTGGACAATTTGGAAACAATCAAACAAGTAATCAAGAATTTAATTACTCACCTGTAAAGGCAATTGGAAATAATTGGTTGCAAGTTTCATGTGGTGCTACTTATACAATTGGAATAAAAAAAGATGGAACATTATGGAGTTGGGGAAGAAATCTTTTCGGTGAATTAGGGCAAAATCAAAATGGAAGTTATTCTGGGTATAAATGTTCTTCTCCTGTTCAATTAATAGCAAGCGGTTCTAATTGGGTTCAATGTACTGCATCTTTTGAAGGTTATACGACTTTTGCTATAAAAACTTAATTAAAAAATTTAATTGATTTTGTTAACAAAAGTAAATATAGAATACCTAAAATAATGTTCTCCAGACATTATTTTTAAATTCTCTGGTATTACTGGAAAAAATACATCTGCTTTGTGACATCCATGAATTAAAGTTAAAAACAAACCATCTAAACTTGGATGATTTATTGCTTCTTGGTAAATTGATGAACCACCAATAATAAAAGGAATTTGGTTTTTATCCCAACAATAATCCAGAGCCTTTTGAAGAGAATTTATTTTGTAACTTTTTGAAATAACTATATTTTCTCTATTTGGCAAAGGTTTTACTGGTAGAGATTCCCAAGTTTTTCTTCCCATTATCAAAGGGTTGGTTTTAGTTATTTCCTTGAAAAACTTTAAATCACCTTTAATATCCCAAGGTAATTTTCCTTTATATCCAATGCCATGATTAAAATCCATCGCAGCAATAATATTAAATAATTTATTCATATGGCAACCTGTGCTCTAATAGGATCATGGTGGATGTAATCGTTTAAAAATGTATCTTCATATGACCAATCAAAAATTGATTTAAAATTACTAGTTTCAATTTTTGGATATTTATATGGAATTCTAGAAACCTGTTTTTTAACTGCTTCCAAATGGTTAGTATACAAATGAACATTGTCTAAGTATCCAGAAACAATTCCTTCTTCTAAACCGCTTTCTTTAGCCAATAAATGTAACAATAAAGCATAAGAAGCAATATTGAATGGCAAGCCAAGAAATGTATCTACGCTACGCATATGAAAGGATAAATTAATTTTTTTACCTATTTTGGTTAGAACCCAAACAAAATGACATGGTGGTAATGCCATTGAATCAATTTGCAAGGGATTCCAAGCTGAACAAATCATTCTTCGGTCATCTGGATTGTTTTTTAAAGTATCGACTATTTTCTTTAGTTGATCATATCCTTCATTATTAAAATTACGCCATTGAACACCATAAATTGGTCCTAACTCTCTTTCTTTTAATTGATATTCTTTTCTTTGCTCTTCATTTAATCCTTGTGGAATTAATTTTGGTGAACACCATTCATTCCAAATATTGCATTTGCGATCTTGTAACCATTGTTTATCATGCATTCCTTTTATAAAAAACTCTAACTCTACTTTCACTGAATTAAAATGCATTTTCTTTGTTGTAAATAATGGAAATCCCTGACTCATATCATGTTGGAATAAAACATGAGGTATTGCAAGCGTATCTATGCCAGTTCTATTATGACACAACACTCCCTCTTCCATGATTTTTTTAAGCATTTCTAAATATTTAATTTCCGAACTATTTCCTGCATCATTCATAATTAAACTCCTTGTTGCTTATCAAAATATAAAAAAATAAAAATAATGCAACTTAATTATCGAAGCAATTTACTTAATTTAAAAAATTTTTATTAAAATGTAATTTAAATGTTTTAACGATTAATTTATAATTTAATTAGAATAGCTAATTTATTACATAGATTTTATTAATTATTAGTAAAATTTAAGAATTTTAAATAAATAACCAAAAGAGAAATATTAAGAAAGCAATGCTAAGTATGATTAAGAAATTTATAAAAAATTTTTTTGATATAGAAATTAATGATTTTAAATTTAGATTGGTAAAAAGTAAATTAAATCATAAAATAAATTCTTTTTATTATTATTCCGAATTTGAAAATTTAGAAAAATTCAAAATACTCAACATTCCAATTAAAAAAATAGCAATAGGATTGAGTTTTTTTGTAATAAATGAGAAAAAAGTTGGGATTTGTTTTTTCGCTAACCACGAAAAAAAGAATAAAGATTTTAGCTTAGAAACCACAGTAGAAGAAAATACAAACTTAAAAGTTAAATATTATTTAATTAAAAGCTTAAAAGAAAAAAATTCACTTGTTATAAATTGTTGTTTTTATGAGATTGCCGAAAAAAAAGGAAATGCCAGCGTAAAAATAATATTTAATTAAGGATTTAAAATGCAAGATAATAATAAAAAAAAAGAAATTTTAACAAATAAAGATTTACAAGATAAAATAAATATCTTAGAAAAAGAAAATGAAAAAATAAAAAAAGAAAAAACAGATATAATATTAGAAAAAATTGATAGTATAGTTGCGATAGAAAAGTATGTAGATGTCATTAACAACAAGTGCATATATTTAAAAAATAAACTGCACTACGATTCTTTTTTTACATATCCAAAACTGTATGTTAAATTTAATTACAGAAACATAGTAGTCCCTATAAACATGAGAAAGACATATGGATATCACTATTGTTATAGCTGCCATTATAAAGATTTTGAAATTGGATTTAAAAGTAATAATTTTATGCTAGTTAAATTAATTCCAAATTTTTATTTAAATGTTTTTCTTTATTATTATAAAAAGAAAAATAAATTAATTTTAAGTATAGACGGTCAAATAAAAGATGAAAAAAATAACTGGATTTATTTCATAAATACAATAAATAAAAATCATGATAACCCAGACTTCCAAGAAATTAATTTCCCCGATTATAATAATTTTAAATGGCCTGTAAAACACACTATAATTTTTAAAGACTCAATGTTAAATAACATAGATGAATCAATTATAACAATTTCAAATGAGAAAATATAATGAATGATGCATTTTTGAAAAGATTAATTTATAACTCAACACCTAAAATAACTTTCAGAGTAAATACTATTGATTACACTGAAATATATTCTAATATGCTTCCAGATTCAAACTTTAATAATATAGAAAAACAATTAAAAGAAAAAACTATTCATATACCTTATGTTAAACAAGCTTTAAAGCATGGGGATGAATTTATTTTAATTGGCATCGAAGCAGAAAAAATTAAAAAAATGTATATTGGTAAAAATCCTAAAACACTAGAAATTGTTAAAATTGAAAGTGTAAATGATATATGAAATTTTTTAATTAAATTTCGCTTATGTTAAATTTATCAGGTTTAGCAGTTACTTGCAATTAATAATTTTTTTATACTAAAAAATCATTAAAATTTAAATTATTTTATATTCTAAAAAAGTAATTATGCTGCATATATTATAATATGATTGCTAATTATACTGGTGCTTATGTAATTAATCTTGAAGAAAACACAGACAGAAAAAAAGAATTTCTGAAAGAATGGAATAATATTGATGATAAAATTATTATTGTAAAAGCGATTGATACTAGATTGCATTTGTGGAAAAATTACAAACAGCATCTTTCTAAAAAAACAATTAAAGAATTAAAAGAAACAATAAAGAACAAAAAAAGAAAATTCCACGAAGATCTTACAGAAGGTGCTATTGGTTGCTATTTAAGTCACTTAAAATGTTGGAAAAGATTTTTAAGAGAGTCCAAATCAAAAGATGATTATTGTCTTATTTTAGAAGATGATTCATCAGTGCCAAAAAACTTACTTGAAACCACAGCTAATATCGTAAAAAAAATAAATGCTGAATGGGGAGTAATTCTACTTGGATGGCAAGCAACTTCTAATTATTTAACTTTTAATGAAGACCTGTTAATACCAACATCGCATCAATTATCTCATGCTTATTTGTTAAGTAACTTTGGAGCAAATAAGCTTTTAGAAATACACAAAAAAATAGAAATTCAATTAGATCATTTTATGTCAAAAAATATAAAAGAAGTAAAAATATTTGGAACTATAGATGATATCTGTATTCAAAAAAACCATTGTGGTTATACTAACATTCAAAATTATAATATTTAAATTAGGAACATATGAACAAAGAACAAGCAATTAAAAAAATAAAATCTATATATAGAGGAATTAACTCTTATTCTTTAGATGCTGATGATCCATACAATAATTTACATAAATTTAAAAACAAAAATGATGTTGTTTCAACTTATGGAGAAATTCTTCCAGTAGGAGTTTCTAATATTATTAATAATATTTTCATAGATAAAAATGATGTTTTTTTTGATTTAGGCTGTGGTTGTGGAAAAGTAGTAACTCAATTTTATTATCAAACATGTGTAAAATCATCTAATGGAGTTGAATTTTCAACAACAAGATTTTCACAAGCAGAAAAAATAAAAGAAAAAATTAAAAAAAATGAAGTAACAGCTAATAGATTAAATTTTTACAGATTTAATTTTTTAAATAAAAATCTAGACATGTCGCATGGTACAATTTTTTACAGTGCATCAACTTGTTTTGATGAAAAAACAATGGTGAAAATATGGGATAAAATATCAAATAATAGAAACTTAAATGCAATTATTGTTCTTACTAGTTTTCCTGAAAATTGCGATTTTTCAAAAGTAAAAAGAACTAAAGAAATCAAAGTTCCTTGCAGTTGGTCTGTAAGCGATGCAAAAATTTATTACTTTAAATAGTCTTGATCTTTATTCCATTTTATCTTTTCTTCGCCTCTAGTATGGGTTTTTTCATGTGCCCCACCGTTTTTTATATGTATATGTCCCCTATCACTAAATAATGTATCAGGTTGAACTTTTCCCAATTTAATAATTACATTTTTACCTTTTGGAGCTTTAGGTGTCTTATCTAAATTTATTAATTTTCTTTTATTTTCTTTCATTATCAACCAATCCTTGAAATTTATATTATCCATTTAATTTCAACCTTTTTAAAAATATTAACTAATATATATTTATAAAGGAACCATGAAAAAAATAATTAATTTTACAAAAGCTATTTTAATCTATATAATATTAAAAATTTCAAACTTTTTTAATGCTTTAATTACAGAAATATGGAATTTATTATCATCTAAAAAAATGATAAAATTTAACATTGCTGAAGCAAAGACTATTCTTTCTATGAGGAGTGGTAAATGGCGTTCAGTTAGAAATAATTTTTTAGAAGGAAATCCATGTTGTAAAGTATGTGGAAGCAAAGAAAATTTAACTGCCCATCATATAATTCCTTTTCATATAGATAAAAATAAAGAACTAGATCCAAATAATCTTATACCATTATGTCAAAATAAAACAATGAACTGTCATTTTATATTCGGACATTTATTAAACTGGAATAAATTTAATCCTAATGTTATTGAAGACTCAAAAATATGGAATGATAAGCTAAAATAATATCATATTTTTAAATTTATATTAATATATATAATTGTAAGATTTATTTTAAATAGATAAATCTTAACCTTGGTTAACAAAGGTTAAATTAAACTGTTTATAAACAAAGGAGAAATTATGGCTAGTTTTATAGTAAAGCTTGTTCCAGATGAAATCAATATCGGAACCGAAAGTTACTTAGATACTTCTGTTTCTAATGGACTTTCCAAACAACGCACTGTTAATGTTGTCAATACTGTTAATAGTGGCGGTGTTAGTGTAATGCATGTAGCAGTAGCTGATGGTGGATCTTTTACTGATACACCAGAAACATTGTTAAATGTTGCTGGCATTATTGACGATTAAATTGTTGAATATTTGAAAAAGGCCTCTTATTTAGAGGCCTTTTTCTATTTGTACTATCGCTTCAGATTAATTAAATCTAAGTCAATTAACTTTTGATTTATCTTGACTCCTCTTCCTGTTCCTTGATAGCTTATGCAATCTTTATCGAAAATATGAAAGCTAAATATTCCATCATTGCCACGAATTCTACCATACCAATCCCTGCCAGAATCAAATTTATTAACATGATCATTTGTATTTTCGTGACATTTCATACAACTTTTTGAATCTACATTAATAAATGCACCATCATAATTCTTAGGAACTATATGAAAATCTTCCTTTGTGCTAGGAGCAGCAGAAGGATTTTTAGTATTTCTCCAAAATTTATCTACGCAAGATTTAAAAGTTGTATTTTTAAGTAAGAAAAATACATTTTCATCGTTAATTTTAGGCAAGTAATCTATATCTGCTGTTGAAGAAAATACTTTATTAGGTTGATCATCTTCTAGCTTAAGAGTAACTGTAGAATCATTATTTTTAAGATGATCAATTAATTTTTTCAAATCTTCAAGCTCAGAATAATTAGGCCAACGATTTTTAATAGTATCAATCAAGTCATCTACAGTTGGAAATGGCCTGAAAACATTTGGCCTCCATTTTCCATCTAACTTTCTTCTAGTTCTAATTTCAAATACAATTGGTTCATCCTTAAGCTTAACAAATAAAATCTCTCCAATTAAAGTGTCTTCTGGAAATTCCCAGTTATAACTTCCATCATTATTTTTTTCATATTCAATTTTTTTATTATTAGGCAAATTAATAAATTTTAATTCTGAAAAGCTTTTTACTCTATGCATTCCAGCAGGTTTACCCCAAGGAAATTCAACATTTCCATTGCCAAAAGGTTCACTGTAATTAGCTGAAATATTATAAGAAGGGCTATGAATGCCTCGCAAAGCTCCTTCAAAATCTTGATATGCTTTTGGCATAGTTTTATCAGAATAAAAATAAACAGAATCAGACTTAATTCTAGAGTTTATAATTGAATCTTGAATCTTTGGAAGAATTGAAATAATTTCATTCTTTTGTTCCTCATCTAAAAATGTATCCGTTCCAATTATTAGACTTAAAAACATAAACATAGCTTGCATAGCATATTCTCCTTTATACTAAGATAATAAACACTAAACCTTTTATATCATAAAAATTTTATTTAACAATAGTAAATCATATTTTATTTGAATTTTATGAAATTAAATCTTAAAAATCACCAATAACTTCGCCATTTGCCCTTGTAACTAATGCAGCAAATATATTAATTAATATATTGCTATTAATTGTCCTTGCAGATCCATCTCCCATTAATGCATTTATAGCATTAGTATGAAATGAATAAGGTTGACCAGTACCTTCAGTTCCGAATGGAACCATATTATAAGATGTATAATCAAAACCATTTGTACAATTAACAGCACAACTGCCAGGATAAGTTGCTCCAGTAGCATCAGAAGATATGAAGTCTAAATCTGATGCAGGTCTACACCAACCTCCACCATTTACTTTGACTGCTGGAACAGATCCAATTTTAACACCTTTTCTATATAAAAAAGGGCGACCAGAAGATTCTACAATAGCTAATGTGTTAGATAGACCATCCATTACAGATGATATTTTTACTGTTTTGTTCTTTTCCATAATTCCAGGTATTGCAAATCCTGAAGTATTTACATTTGTAGCAATTGGACTTACTCCTGTAATTGCTGCATAATCTGTTGTAGCAACAATATCCCATGTTCCATTTTGAGGATCACCATCAAGCCTTGATGAATCAGGAGCTACAGGGCATTGAAATATTTTAATTGCTTGTTTTGTAATTGGTAAATTAGTTGCAGAACTCCAATTTGTTTTAAAATCATAAGTTTTAACTAAATTGTCTTGTTCTAAAAATGGTAAAACTGCAACTGCCCAGCTTATTCTTGGTGATGTTGTAACTCCGCCTGGCCTTGTACTAGTTGGAAAAGTTTCATTGTTTGCTGAAACATAAGAATGAATAGCAAGTCCAATTTGTTTTAAATTATTTGCACATTGCATTTTGGCAGCAGCCTCACGGACTTTTTGTACTGCTGGTAGTAATAATCCAATTAAAATTGCGATTATTGCAATTACAACTAAAAGTTCTATTAATGTAAATCCTTTATGGGTTTTTTTAATAAACATAATTTAAAATACCTTTCATTTGTTTGATTGTTTACATTATATTATATTAAATACAAATAAATTAATTTAAATAACATTTGACAAAGTAGGAATCTACAACATATTTGAATTTTATCTTTAAAAATGATAAAATATAATTATAAACTTATTAAGAAGGAATTATGTCAAAAATAAAATTAACTATTGGTTGGGCTTGTCATGATGATGCAGAAGGTAGCTTTTGGACTGCTAGTGCCCTAAGACTTTATCATTTAGGAAATTCAAGAATCAGAAGCGATGTTCAAATACTAGTAATAGATGATTATCCAAAAAAAACAGAAGGTTTAAATAATTTAGTTAATATTGTTGGAGGCAAATATGTTCATCAGCCTAAAGGAAAAGGACCAGCACATGCTAAAAACTCTGTTTTTGAACATGCAGATGGTGAATATGTCTTATTGTTAGATAGCCATGTTATTCTTCAAAATGGTGCTATAGATTATATTTCAAAAGGAATTAACAATAATACAATTAAAAAAGATATGTGGTGTGGCCCACTTTTAAATGAAAATAAAGATGTTATTGCAACTCATATGGAAGCAAAGTGGCGTGGAGATTTCTTTGGTGTTTGGAGAATTAAAAATCCTTTACAAAAAGTTTTTGAAATTCCAATGCATGGCACTGCAATGTTTTTAATGAAAAAAGAATATTGGCCAAAGTTTAGTAATAACTTTAGCGGATTTGCTGGTGAAGAAGGTTATATCCATGAAAAAGTAAGAAACAATGGCGGTAAAGTATATTGTCATTCAGCTTTAGGATGGATACACAGATTTTTAAGAAGTAAACCTATTACTTATACATGTACTTTAGAAGATAAAATTTATAATTATTTAATTGCTTTTTATGAAACAGGTAAAAATCCACAAGCAGTAATTAATTTCTTTTCTAAGACACAACCAGAACCAGTAATAAATACGGCTAGGAACCAAGCCCTAGCCGTTTATTCAGATTTATTAGAAAAGTTCTCTAGTCTTACTGATATCCCAGATATAGAACCAAATTAAGCCTTCCTGATTCCAAAGGTGGTTTCATATCCAGCGGAAACATATAACCAGTTGGTGTCTGCCATAATGGTTTGAACTGGTGATGATCTATTGTCGTTATCATCTACTCCCAATCGACCACTGCCATTGTCGCCCCAAACCCAACATGTTCCATCATTCTTTATTGCAGCGGAATGATCCTGTCCACCGTCAACTTGCTTCCAATCAGTTCCATATGCAACCGTTTGAACTGGTGAAGATTTATCGTCTGTTGTTTCGTCACCTAATTGACCATTATTATTCTCGCCCCAAGTCCAGCATGTTCCATCGTTCTTGATCGCAATCATGTGATTGTCACCACAAGAAATTTGCTTCCAATCAGTTCCGCCAGCGATTGTTTGAATTGGAGAAGATTTGTTGTCAGATGTTTCATCGCCCAATTGACCATTATTGTTCTCGCCCCAAGTCCAAAGAGTTCCATTGTTTTTTATTGCTGCGGTAAATTTTTCTCCACAAGAAACGGATTTCCAATCAGTTCCGCCACAAACTGTTTGAATAGGTGATGATTTGTCTTCGTCTGTATCATCACCTAATTGACCATCACCATTCCTACCCCAAATCCAAAGAGTTCCATTGTTCTTTATTGCTGCCGTGTGATTGCCACCAGAAGCAATCTGTTTCCAATCAGTTCCACCGCATACTGTTTGAACTGGTGATGATCTATCATCAGTTGTTTCGTCACCTATTTCACCATGTTCATTATAACCCCAAAGCCATAATGTACCATCATTCTTTATGGCAGCACAATGTTCATAGTAAGTTCCGACCACCATTGTTTTCCAATCAGTTCCGCCACAAATGGTTTGTACTGGTGATGATTTATCATCAGTTGTGTTATCTCCCAAACCACCATCGCCATTCTGACCCCAAGTCCAAAGCGTTCCATCATCTTTCAAACCAGCGATATTGTAGTAGCCACAATTGATTTCAACCCAATTGCTGCCACCGCAAATTGTCTGTACTGGAGATGATCTGTCATCTGTTGTATCGTCACCAAGTTCTCCGTTACCATTGTTCCCAACGCCCCATACTGTTCCAATAATTGGTGTGACAGGAATTACAGAAGGTGTAGGAGGTCCAAAATATATTATTTCTAAAGTTATATTTGGTTGCACTTGATTAGCTACATAAAGGTTGTAAACATACATAGCTTCTTTACCATATAATGTGAATTCATCTCCATCCTTTAAAGAATAATCAACACCTTCAATCCAAACAGTTTGATTTCTTAAATTATTCAAAATATTATTAAAGTTTTCATCAGGAGAAAATGTACTGTAAAGCTCCTCATAATTAATTGTTTTTACTTTGAATGTGATTTTTGGTTGTAGTTGCATATTTTTCCTTTAATAGAAATAGTTTATAATATTATTTATTAAAATTAATAATTATTTGTTTATATTTTATTTTTTAAGTTTATCAAATCTGTAAAATCTATCAGTTGCTATATTATTTACATGCACTTCAATAGAAAAATTTGACAATGAATTACTTGAAGCCTTTGCATCTACATCCCAAGGATCTACATCCCAATTATCACCTAAAGGCTCTTCAGATTCACTATTATAACTAGTATATGGATGAAAAGTTATATATGTGCCATTTTTAGATCCGCCTTTTAATTTATATAAAAGCTTAACATAAGTTTTGTTTACAATAACATTAATTGTAGCACCTTCTTTGGCAGATAAAGGAGTTTTAGGAGTATCAGAAGTATTAAAATCCCTCTGCATACCAACAGACCATTGAGCACCGCCAGCCCCTCTAAAATAATTTCTAACTGCTGGGAAAGTATAGCTGTTAGATGTTAATATATTGTTTAATAAATTTATAAAATCTTCTACATTATAATTTTTTACTAAATCATATAAATTTTGAAGTATAACAATTTCTGCTTCTTTCCCTGCTTTTTTGACTTCGAATTCGAATTGATCAGGATCATTACCACCAAGCATTTTATATGTTGTCATTAAACTTAAATGTCTATATGGTACTTTAGCCTCAGAAGTAAATTTGACTGAGAATCCCATTTTATCTAAGCCACAACCAATTTTAATATCTGCTATATCATGATTTGCTCCACTACCGTAACTACCGCCACCAAGGAATTCAACTTGATCTATTTTACCATTGCATATTTCTGCTGATGTTGCTCTGTTGTAAATTTGACTTGCTAAATCTTCTGCATGTCCAGATATTAGTTCTATTAATTTATTGTAAACTATTTTGTTTTTTATTCTTCCTTCTATGTTTTTAGAATATTTTTGTTTTTTAAACTTAATATCTTCAGTATTAGATGATATATTTTTTAAGTTCTTTTGAAGGAGATATAAGAATGTATCTATTTCAAATAAATATCCCATGTCTCTGGCTACGAATCTAATATTATCAGTAATAACTTTTTGAAATACATCAACATCTTTTGGTGAATCAAAAGGAACAATTAATCCTTGTTCGACTCCAGCTTCATACGCCCCCTTGCCTTTTGGTTCTCTTTCTCCTTCTTTTATAACGGCACCATTATATTGAGTATGGGCAGCTAACAAAGGTTGACGCATTTTACTTGGAAAAGATCCAATTAGAATTTCATAATTTTTAGGAAAGGAAAATGATGCATAATTTTCTTTTATATTCATAGAAGACATAACAATATTTTTTATTTTTTTGATGAAAACATCAATTTCTGTTTCTGCGTAAGATTCTTTATATTCTAACCATAATTTAAATTCCATGATTTTATATATCAATTAATTAAATTTTAATTTTGACTATAATAAATTAAATGAAGAAAATAGCTTTAATTAGACCAGGTGCATTAGGTGATATTATGATGACTTTTAACTTCATTGAAAAGTTAAAAGAAAGTAATGAAGTTTATTATTTTTGTCACCGTAATAGTTTTAATATTTTAAATAACTTTATAAAAATAAATAAAATTGTTAACTTTCACATTCTTGAAGATTATAAAAAAGAACAATTTGATGAAACTATAAATTTAATTGGGTATCCAATTAATGAAGGTTATCCACATAAAAAAATGGAAAAACATTTACTTCAATATTTCTCAAATGAAATGGGAACAAATTTTGACTTTGATAGTTTTGTTTTAGATTTACCACATTTCCCAAAAAAAATTAAAAATAGAAATAGTCCAAGATATATTACTTTTCAAAATAAAACTGGTTGGTCTTTTTACAAAGAATGGTGGGGATGGCAAGAATTAATTGATTTAATAAAATATAAAAGACCAGACATTGAAATTTACCAAATTGGTGGACCAAATGATCCGCAAATAAAAAATATAGATGGAAGTTTTTGCGGAGATTCTTTTGAAGATAATGTTTCTGCTCAAGCTTGGGCTAAATTACATATTGGATTAGATTCAGTTTTCAATCATACAACTAATATAAATTGGCGTAATAAAGGCAAAACAAAAAGTATTATACTTTTCGGCTCTACACAAGCAGAAGCAAGCGGATATCTACACAATGAAAATATATCATTAGGACTAACCTGTCAACCATGCTTTAAAGAAAATCCTAAAATGAGTAGAGTTTCATTGGGATTATGTGACAATCCGCAAAATCAAACCTACGAAAACCCACAACATGCATGTATGAAAGGTATAACACCAGAAATGGTGTTTGATAAAATTAAATTATGAATGAAACAATAAGTCAATTAGGAGCAGATGACTGGGTTTTAAGTCATTATGAAAAAGGATATTTTGTCGATGCTGGATGTTGCGATGGTGAACACATAAGCAATACTTACAAACTTGAAAAATTAGGATGGAATGGCATATGTATAGATGTATTTCCTAAAAATTTCGACAGAAGACCAAACTCTAAAGTTGTTGAAGCTGCATTGCATGGAATAAAAGATTTAGAATTAGATTTTACAATATCAAAAGCTCCAGAAATCAGTGGCATAACTGACTATCTTGGAAAGAAAGGAACGGCAGCTTATACTGGATGGGAGCCATATGTAGACAAAATAATCAAGGTTAAAACACAATTACTGCATGAAATATTAGATGCAAATAATGCACCTAGTTTTATTGAATATTTAAATATTGATATCGAAGGAGTAGAACTAGAAGTATTAAGAACTTTTCCTTTTGATAGGTATAAATTTGGATGCATTTCTTTAGAACACAATTATGAAGAGCCAAGGCGAACACATATTAAGGATCTACTAAAAAGCAAAGGATACACTTACATTAAACAAGTTAAAGCAGACGATTGGTTTATGTTAGAAAAACCGAATGATAAAAACAAAAAAACATTTCATGAAATATGGGATTCAATGAGCCACCATAGCTTCAATGGTTTAGATAAAACAAAAATAGTCTACGAAGAGTTACTTGATACTTTCGAACTAGAAGGACACACGGCAGAAATTGGAGTGTATAAAGGTCATACATCTAAGCTAATACATGAATTATGTAAACATAAAACTCATTATTGCTACGATACATTTAAAGGAATAGATCTTTCAGATTCTAATATAGATTTTCATAAAAATGGAGAATTCTCATGTGGTTTGAATGATGTTAAAGATTTATTAGGTGAAAATAACATTGTTTATAAAGTTGGAACTTTTCCCAATACATTTAACGAAGGAAATGAAAAATTTTCATTTGTTCATAGTGACACTGATACTTATGCTGGCACAAAAGCCACATTAGATTATTTTGCTCCAATTATGGTCGATAATGGAAAAATGTTATTCGATGATTATAAATGGAAAAACTGCGAAGGTGTCGAAAAAGCAATTAAAGAATTCGTAAATGATAATCATTCTTTTACTTTAAAAGAATATGATGAACAATGTGTTTTAACAAAAAAAACAGCTAATGGCACAAAAGAATTAAATTTTGAAGTTTCAAAAAATAAAAAAATTGGCTTATGCATGATCGTTAAAAACGAAAGCAAAATAATTGAAAGATGCTTAAATAGCGTAAAACCATTAATTGATTATGTTTGTATTACAGATACTGGATCAACAGATAATACAATTCAAATTATTAATGATTGGTGTAAAAACAATAACATTTCTGGTAAGGTGACATGTGAGCCTTGGATTAATTTTGCTTACAACAGAAGCTTAGCATTAGAAACTATTAGAAAAATAAAAGATGTTGACTATGCATTAATGATTGATGCAGATGAAATTCTTATATATGATGAAAACATTGACTTTAATAAAACAAAAGAAAACTTAACTTGTGATCTTTACAATATAAATTGCAAACTTGGAAATATAGAATACGCAAGAACATCAATTACAAAGAATGATATGCCTTATTATTACAAAGGTGTTGTACATGAGTTTTTAGAATGTAATGAGCCAATTAAAACAAGAGATACTATAAAAAGAGTTTGTAATATTCCTTTACAAGATTCTGCAAGAAATCAAAACATAGAAAAATATCAACATGATAGTGCATTACTTGAAGAAGCTTTAAAAACTGAAATTGATCCATTTATGATTTCTAGATATACATTTTATCTTGCTCAATCTTATCGTGATTCGCTTGAAAAAGAAAAAGCAATTTATTGGTATAATCAAAGATCTAAATTAGGACTTTGGAATCAAGAAGTTTATATTTCTTTATATCAAGTTGCAAAATTAAAAGAACAACTTGAATATCCAGAAGATGATATTGTTCAAAGTTATTTAAGAGCACATGAAATTTGTCCAGAAAGAATTGAAGCACTTCATGGTGCAATTAGTTTTTGCAGAAAAAATAATAGAAACAATCAAGCGTTCATGTTAGCAACATATGCATTGTCAATGCCTGTAAATAAAATTGGATTATTTTCAGAAAATTGGATATGGGATTATGGCAGAGATGATGAATATAGTATTTCAAGTTATTGGACTGGACATTATAAAGAAGGATACGAAATAACTGAAAAATTATTAACTAAAATACCAGAAAATCAAAAAGATAGAATTTTAAAGAACCTTGGTTATTTAAAAGATAAACTTAAACAATAGACAAGTTTGTATCAATTGCTATTAATTCTTCTAACACTACAGCATTTTGAATTGCTTTTCTTTTAGTGGCAAATGAACTTGCTAGTATTGATCTTGCATTCCCATAATTCAACATCAATGCTGTCATTTCTTGCAGAGAATTAAAAGTTATTATAGAATCATCAATTGCAATTATTTTTGGCAAAGGTAATCCTAAATTATAAGCTTCCTTTGCCAATGCATAAGCTCCAGATAATAATGCAATATCATTTGCAGATATGCCAATACTAAAACCTTGGCCAGAATTCCATCCAGAATTCAATAGATTTTTCCATTGATTGTCAAGCTCTGTTAATTTTTTATTTCTAATCAAATATAATTGGAAGTTTTCTATAATACTCATTTTTAAACCTTTAAATGTTAATGTTAAATTTATTATAATAATTTGTTAAATATTCTCCCAAAATTTCTTTGGGATTTGTACTAGTTTTTTCTAATTTACTTCTGATATTATGAAGATTATCTAAGCCCCATGCTTTATCTTTAGTTTCTGCACAAACATTATCAATATTATTGAAGTTGTAATTTTTATATTCATCTAAACCAATGAAATCATATATCTTTTCCATTGTTTCAATTGGGCTTTTTACCAAATCGTCATATTTAACCAAATGCAAACATTCTGGATGATTTTTTATTCCATGAATGGTGCTTTGATATGGATCGGAAATATATTCTTCCCATAATACCTTTGCTCTATTTTCTGTGCTAATATGTAATCTTTTACTTCTCAATGTGTTATCAACGAAATTATCTTCTTGCTTGTTGTTTATAATCAATTTTATATACGATGTTATAACTTCGCTAATTGGTCTGATAGTACAAATTATCTTTGGATTGGAACTTACAAACATTTTTGCTGGAATTATGTTTCTTGGCCAGCCTCTATGCTTATCAAATACTATATCCGTTTTAAATTGATTATAATAGGAATCAATTATAGCTCCATAAACACCATTAGATACGCTTTCTACATCAAAAGTGTAATTAGAGTTCAATTTAGAAAAAGCCTCGTTATTCAAGCATAATAAGTCCAGCAAAGGACTTGTTGGTGTAACTGTTATTTTTGAATTTTGACCTAAAATAGAACCAAGTAGCGTTGATCCACTTCTTGGCAACCCACTAAGGAAAAATATAGATTTTTTCATGTTTTCACCATGTAAACTGCATTTAAACCATAATAATCAATCGTTTTTTGATTTTTAAATCCAAACTTATTCCAAAAGTTTTCAGATTCAAGAACAGACATAAGAACTTTTGGATTTGATTTTATTCTTAAAACTTGATCAACCAAAGCAATTCCATATCCCTTTCCTCGATGTGTCTTTTCTACACAAAGATCATGAATGTAATGACAATCAGGATCTTCGACTTTTTTATAATTCTCGTTTATTGGGTAATATTCCCATAAAGTATAAGGAAAAGAAATAATATATCCTACTATTTCCTTGTTGATCTCACAAACGAAACAACCTTCTGGATATCCCAATATCTTAGAACGAAAAGATTCACTTCCCTCATAGTAATTATCGGGATAACTACTTGTTCCAATGTGATCTATAAAATCAAAATCTTCTGGTTTTGCATATCTAATCATAAATTTATTATAGCTTGTTTATATATATTGATATGCAGAAACTTTAAATTATGTAAAGGAAGAACTATGCTAAACTACAAATTAGAATTAAGTCCAACAAATACACCAAACGAGGGCGGAGAAGGATCACTCGACACTTCTTTGCTAAATAGTAACTCAATTCAGAGAACTGGTTACATTACAACTGTAGACGGATATGGAAATACCAAAACTCTAAAACTTATAGATGGAACCACCTTCAACTCAAAACCACAAAGACTTGGTGATGTTCTGGGAATTACCAAGACCATTGGTGATAACTACATATTCGTCAATGACAACTTTGTTGACTATGTTGAAGAAACAACCTTTAGTTCTCACGAAGCAAGCAATTTAATTGCCATGTTTGATGAATCTGGAATTGTATATAAAAAATTCACGGATATTGATGGCAAAACATTTTCATATCTTGACAACATGGATAAGCTCATTATTCCAGAACTTGAAGAAAACGATCTCCTTCCATCGTTAACCTCTGATGCTAGAAATGCAATCACCAATTTTGTCGATGGTGGCGGAACTCTCATCATGTTTGAGCCAGATAATGGCGATGTAATAGATGTCTTGAATGAACTGTTCGGGTGGTCACTTGAAACAAATGGAGTATCTGAGCCTATTGATATTACTGAGGCTGGAGCTATTCTTTTCCCAGATGAAAGTGCTAACCTTCCTGATTTGAGTGCAACTGATTCACTCGACACAACTACCCTTCCAGTTAATTCTGTAAGCATCTATACTGGAGATGGAGCCAATCAAACAGTTGTAGCCAAGATGCCATATGGTGATGGCTTTGTTTATGTTCTTGGTTGGGATTGGTATAACGCACTGCCTCTTGGCGGTGATGATGGTGGTTGGAATCACCTTCTAAGATCTATTTTAAATTCTTAATTCAAGGAGAAAACAATGTTTATACTAGATGTACCAACCAGCAAGGTTGATCAATTTGATGTTATTTTAAACGATATCAATGTCAGTTACAGGGTATCTGGCAAAAACGAAGACGGATCTATCACAAAACTCAGCTTCAAGAAACAAGCCTTGCTTGATAAGGCTATTGAAGAACTGAAAAAACTTTCTTAGTCAATTATCAAAAGTCTTGAATGTCTATTAGCATTCAAGACTTTTTCATTATTTCACCATATAAACCGCATTCAAACCATGGTAATCAAAATCTTCTGATTTTGCATGTCTAATCATATTTTTATTATAACATAAATTATACTTATTTAAAACTTGTAATATTATGGAAATATTTCTTTGAATTCTTGCAATTCTCCAAAATTTATTCTTGCTTTTGCATATCCCCATCCAGTATCTTTATTTGCAATTAGATTATTTTTTGAAATATTAAAATCTGATTTAGCTTTATTAGCATGCCAGCATTCACCCCAATCTTTTAATCCTGTTTGATTAACTTTTTCTTCCATTGTATTTGGTATTGCATCTACTAATATTGGCTTGCTAATAATTTCAAAATTCATAGCTCTTGCTCTTTCCATGATATCTCCATCTTGGTACGCAGTTGGAAGAAGAGACTCATCGTATCCTCCTAATTTATAAAAAATATGTTTAGGTATGCATATCTTTCCATAAGTTCCATTTGGATAAACATTTGAACATAAATGAACCAATGCTTTATTTCTATTTTTAGTACTTAAAATGCTTTTATTAATTAGATAATTAGTATTGTCAGCATCAAGATTAATTAAAAATTTACCACTTGCAAATCTATGTGCTATGTTTTTTGCTTTTGAACAATGATATTTACTTACATCTAAAACATCTATGTATTTAAATATATTTTTATCCATTAATTTTCTACATACATAACTTGATTCTATGTAACGAGTTAAATTATCTGTACTTCCATAATTTACTAATATTAATTCTTCGTTTTTATTTAATCTTTTAAAATTATCTGGTAAAGATAAAGCTAATTGCCATAATCTGTTGCAACATGTTGTACAATAAGAAATTAACATTTCAAACCTTATTTGTATTAAAATTACATTGTTTTAATATATATAAATATTATGCAAAACTTTAAAGAATGGCTGCAAAATCGTGATCCTGAAATGTTGGATGAAACTAAAAAACCATTCAAAAATTTCAACAAAGAAAAAAACCATCCAGAAGGTGGACTCAAACCATCCTACGCCAAAAAATTAGGTATCCACGCAGGAATAGAAACTAAGCGTGAAGCCGAAAAAAAAGGTGGCGTTGATAAAATGTCAAAAAAAACAAAAGCAAGAAGAAAATCATTCTGTGCCAGAATGTGCGGTCACAAAAAGAAAAATACATCAGCAGAAACTGCTAATGACCCAAATAGCAAAATTAATGCAGCTTTAAGGGTTTGGAAATGTCGCTGCTAATTATAAGAAAATTATATGAATTTTATAAATACTTGGCAAGAATACATAGAAAAAAACTTACTTAATTTAATTAATGATCCTCTTGAAGGTAATTTTTACTCTAGTCATTTAAAAAAAACAAAAGAACCTGCAATGTTTTACAAGCAAAAAAACATTGTAAATCTTATAGAATTACTTAAACCTAAAAATATATTAGAAATAGGATTCAATGCTGGTTTCTCGACATTGCTAATGAAAATAATTGATCCAGAAATAAACATGACTTGTATAGACATAAATAGTCACTCTTATGTAATACCATGTTACAAGCAAATATGCAAGGATTACAAAAATATAAAACTTATATTAAAAAACTCAACAATAGCATTGCCAGAATTAATTGAAATGAAATTAAAATTCGATATAATCCATATAGATGGAGATCACAATGTAAAACAAGCAGAAAAAGATTTGAATTTTTGCTTAAGCTTATGCAATTCAAAAAGCGTAATCATTATGGATGATACAAATTTGCAAGATATAAATAATTTGTGTGAATTTTACATACATGAAAAAGCTGTGAAAGAATATGTTTTCTCTAAAGTAGAATGTGAAAAATATAAACATAGATTTTTAGAGGTATTATGAAAATATACATATCTTTAACTAGTATATTTCAAAATCAAAATATTCTTTTGAAAACATTAAAAAGCATAAAAAAACAAACATTAAAGCCAAGCCAATGCATAATTTATTTATCTGAAGAACCTTATCTTTTAGACGAAGGCTTTAAAAACAAAATAATCAAAGCGGACTTAAGTGTTTTTTTAAAAAAAAATGAACTTTTTAAAATCAAATGGTGTAAAAACATAGGTCCATATAGAAAACTATTGCCTTTGTTGAAAAAAAAATTAGAAGAAGATTGTTTAATTATAACAATAGATGACGATACTGAATATCACCCTTCATTAATAGAAAATTATGTTAATGATTACAAAGAAAAAAATTGTTGTATATCTTATAGAGGATTTACAATGATGGAAAATAATGAAAATAAAATAGATTATGATATAAGAGCAAGTTTAACAAATAATAGTCTATTTAATTTCCATGTTGGAAAAGCAGGTGTCTTGTATCATCCTAAATTTTTTAATAAAACAAAAGATATTATTTTTAAAAGAAAAATTTACACAGAATGTTGTGAAACTGGTGATGATATTTGGTTTAACTTTATGCGTATAGCAAATGGAATAAATTGTTACATTGGTCAAAAACCATATATGACAAATGATTTTACTGATCCAAAAAATGCTTTATGGTTTAATTTTAATAATGTAAATAAATTAAATACAGTTAATATTAATAAAACAATTGAAAGGTTGATTAAATTAAATGTTTTAATTTAATTAATCTTATAGGCGTAAACAGTAAGATCATTTGGTAAGTAATCATTCCTTATTACATACTTTTCAGTAATTAATTTCATCAAAAATGAAACATCATCTGTTGTACAATGTTTCATATCAACATCTTTGTTCTCACAAGAATCAGAAAGCAAATTGAAAGCAATTCCTTTTTTGCATAAGCTAAACATTTTCTGAATTGTATTTTGTGTTATTTCTTCCCAATTATCTTTAAACGCAAAAATTCCAGATGCAAAACACCAATCAAATTCGCCTTCAGTTTCAAACACAGATTGATTTAAGAAATTCCCTTGAAACAAGCCCTTCCATTTATCCTCATACTTTTGCTTAGCGGTAATGATGGCAGAATTTCGCAAATCAATTCCAAGATAATCATCAAAATGATAGCTCAAATCACCATGACCACAACCAACATCCAAAACACTATCCGTGATCTCCAATCCAGATATTTCCATCAATATCTTAAATCTTATTTTCTGAGTGTGTTCATTACTCCATCCTAATGACCTAACACCAGTCTCTTTCCCAAACTTTTCTTGATATGTTTTTTCTAAATCCACTATTTTTTCCTATGAATTATGACGAACTACTAATTTGCAAAAAATTAGTAGTTTGCTGTGAATTACCCCGATCATATCTGAAAAACAACGGAATTCGACCATTTCGCCATATGATCGGGGCAAGTACCCCTAGCAGGATTCGCACCTGCGACCAATAAATTAGAAATTTATTGCTCTATCTCCTGAGCTATAGGGGCAAAAATTATTATAATCAAAAAATAATTATTTTTCCACTACAAATAGGCAATATCCTGTCCCGTATAAGTAGATAAAAATTTATTTTGGGAAAATATTCATTTTTAATTGAAACTTTTCCTATTTAAAACGAATAACATGATAGCAAGAAAAACTTTAACCAAAGGAGAATCAAAATGATTCGAGAAGATGAAGAAAACATTTTAAATTGCAATTGCAGCAGGTATTACATCATACCCATGGATAAAATGGCTGATTTAATGGGAATACCATTGACTTTAGACGAATTTGGAATGGATGAAAGAGATATAGATGTCACTAACAAAGTACTTGAAGCAGGTGGTGATTTCGTTAATCTCGAAACTGGCGAAATCGAAGCAGAACCAGTCAAAATTGTCAAGAAATACAAACTTGATGCAGATGGCAACAATGAAATAATAATCGAAATTAGGGCGGTTAAATCGACTGCCCATAGGTTTCTTATGAAAGGAGAACCAACAAAAGATGAATATGTTTTAAAAAGAATAAAGGAATTAGGTCTGAATGGTATAGAAGTAATTGAAAATCTTGAAAAAATTCGAGAAGAATACAAACAACTAACAGCTAGCTAAAGGAGAACTACAATGGAAAGAGATTGCGAAGATTGTGGAGTTACATTTACAGATAATAGGTACTTTAAAGGAGAATTACCAAAAAACGCTTTTTGCCCACTCTGTTGTTCAGAGAGATTTTTTGCAGATGTAGATCATGGAAATAAAATTTTAAAAGAAGAAACTTGGAACTTCAGGTCAAACTGGAATGCAAAAGTTTGGAATAGCTCATCTCTATACGAAGAAGGCTCTGATTTTCTTCATATAGATACAAAACAAGGAAAACTTGAATTACAATTAGCCATTAAAAAGAGAGAAGGTTCTAATGATGAATTCCTTGTTTGGGTTGGAGACAAACAATTTATATGTAAAGCAGAACCAATAGATGAAGAAGCAAGGCATGAACAAGGAAAAATCTTAAGTGAACATAGTCCTTTAGAGATATTGGACAAAGAAATATAATTCCTTACTACACTTTACTGTACTAAGAACATTCCTTAGTTCACACAAACCGCTTTCCCTTAACTAAGGATATTCTTTAATTAAGGGAATCTTAATATTATTTTGAATATAAACAATAAATAATATTATGAAATTTAAAATTTATGTTGAAAACAGAGATATATTTGAAAACTGGATGACAGTTGATCCTGATACCATTAATGACTTAAAAAAGTTACCACTTCCATCTAAAATAACAGATGATCTTTTGATTTCTTTTTACAAATCAATAAAAGTCATGGAAAATCCTTTTGGAAAAAACCTAAGCTTTAAAAAATTACAATATAATACAGTTAAAAATGAAATTATAAAAGCTTCCGATACAGACTTTGCATTTGGTCTTGAAATAAAAATAAAAAATTTAATAAAGAAAGAAAATATGTCAGATGCAGAAAGATTTGCAACTGGTAAAAATCAATCTGACAACGCTTTCAGATAATTAATTTTACAAAATCTTATTATTAATCCTCATAAGTCTAGGATCTTTTTTCTTGTCATCTTTTTCTGGTGATGTGCTAACTCCATCTGCCTGATCATAAGCAAATATTCCAAATTGTAATATTGTATAAATATCACTTCTAAGCATTACATCAATTGATGTCGTAATACCATTTTTCACAATACTAGATAAAAGCCGTTTTGCCATCACTGGATCAATAGAATAAGAATGTGTTCTTAAACAAAATCTATAATTGCAATTCAACTGACCATGAATTGGAATACTACCCCAATAATTATTTTGAAGCTGCTCAATGCTTCCCAAATATATAATCGCATTAAATGCTGGATGATGTGTGAAGTTTTGCAAAACAATTGCATCATGCTCTAAAGCAATAATTGGTCTATCTATTTCAACACAATGTGCCCAAAGTGCAACATGACTTAAAACATTACAAATTTCAGTAAATGCTAAAGCTTCATTTACAACTTTAACCCACTTTAACCAATTTTGATTTTTCAAATTTTCTGGAACTATTATTTCTCCAGTAGTTCCATTGAATGCTTCTGATACTTTATATGGCATTCCAACTTTCTCACAGCTTTCCGCACATCTTCTAGACATCGACTCCGAAAGCTCATGATCCTTTATCGTAATGATATATGCAGATTCTATTTCTGTATTATAATTGAAATTTAATGTTTCTTTTAGTTTTTCCATTGTTAAGCCTTAAAGGGAACATCATGTTCATATATGGTAGTTTCTCCTGCCATGTCTGCTGCAAAAATACCAAATGATACTATTGAAAACTCTTGCATCTTCATCATTACATCAACTGCAGTGTAGATTCCTCTTTCAATCGCATGAGATACCAAATTTTTAGCGATTAATGGATCAATTGAGTAAGCGTGTGTTCTGAGAATATAACGATAATTATGACCCATTTGTGCGTGTGGTGGTATGGGATTCCAATAATTACTTTTAACCTGTTCGCTGCTGCCCAAATAAACAATTGAATTGAAAACATTGTGATGCGTAAAAGGTTGAAGCATAATAGCATCATGTTCTAGTGCTACCAAAGGCATGTCTTCTTCTATGCACTTACACCAAAGAGAAAAATGAGAAAGCCAACAACAAATTTCTGGTTTAGTTAAACTGTAATTTGTTAATTTTAACCACTTTAACCAATTAGTATTTCTAGCATGTTCTGGGACTTTAATTTTTTCACCAGTACCATCAAAGGCATCCCATATAACTGCTTTTTGACCAACCCTACCACAAGACTCAAGACATCGTTGCCCCATAAGCTCTGAATTCTTATGATCTTTGATAGTGATAATATAAGAATTACTTACTTCTGTGTTATAGTTCCAGTTAAGTGTTGGTTCTAATATTTCCATTTTACCTTAAATCATCTATAAGAATTTCTTGATCAAATTCTTTTGGAAAACATCCAAGATCAAACATCTTCTTTATACAATTGTTATAAAGGTCTGTAGTTGAACTTTTGTAAACTGCATTATTTCTTGCAATTGCAGCAAGTTTTATTGAAATTTCTTTTAATTCTTCAAATTCTTTTTTATAGTTTTTCATATATTAAAATAGTATTACAAAACCAATTACACCCATCTGGCTTTATAATATTTCTTGCTTTTGTAGAATCTTCTTTCAAATAAAGAAATCCTCTTTTTTCAATCTCTGATATTACTTCATCATTGTTCAAACAATTAATATGAGAAGAACTATATTGACCTCTTATAGCCCAAGACAATATTAACTTGTTATCACAAGCATTACAAATATTATCTAAAAACACATCTTTATATTGTTTTGGAATATGTTCACCAACTTCTAAACAAATCACATTTCCTTTTTTATTTACTTTAAAACTTTCTGATAAATCTTGTTTTAATATATTTGAAAATTCTTTATTTGGTACTTCGCCTTCGTAACCAGTCAAATCAACGAATCCTTTGTTTTTTAAATATTTTAAATAACTGCCAATTCCACATCCAAAATCATAAAGTGTTTTATTGTTATCAAGATAATTACTTATCCATTCTGCTAACTCTTCACAAAAAATATGTGTTTCTGCTAATTTTAAACTCCAATAACCAGTCATAGAAACTTCTTTTTTATGTTCCATTGCGTTTAATATGTCGGCTTTCATGACTAAAACATCTGGAGTGGTAGGCAAATTATTTAAAATTTTCAATGCTTCTTCGTTCATATTGGCAAAAAAATAAATTCTGACCATGTTATTTAAAATTTCATTTTTTACATTATAATCAAATGTCATCGAAAGTGTTTTTTTACAAACATCTATTGCTTTATCATATTCATGAATTGAAAAATATGCTTTTGATAATTCAATGTAATTGTTTAAATCTTTTGAATGTTCTGAAAAGTGATCAACAACTTCAATTGCAAGTTTTGTTTTTCCTGTATTTGCTAAAAATCCAACTACATTTTCTAATGTCATTTTTAACCTTTTGAATTTATCAAACTTGTGAATCTTCCTTTTTTGATTTTTTTTCTTAAAACCGCCTTATTTATTTTTAGCTTTATCTTCGGAAATCTTTTTTCAGATTCAACATTTTTACGAAGTTTTTTCAATTTAACAACTTCTACCAATAATTTAAATGTTAAATATGATAAATATAATAAAATGCCAATAATAGTTATCGGCATTAATATAAAAAATACAATCATTTAACAACACTTTCCAATTCCACACTTATCTGGAGCGAGACAAGCAGTATGCTTTTTACCTAAAACATACAATAAACCAGATGGTGTTATTTCTATTTCTGCTATTGGGAACTGCGAAATAAACTCTTGTTCATATTCCATTTCCACAAAAATATCTTCAGAACAAAAAAGTTTATTAGCATGGTCAAATATGGTTTTTAATTTTGTACTAGTAAGTCTATGATCAACATCATCTGCAACTAATATCTGAAGCAAACAAGAAGTGACCTCTCTAAGAGTTCCACCGCAATCTACAAAATCTTTTTTAACTTTGCCGATTTCAGTTACATGAAAATGAGGCGGTACAAAAGTACCATCTGGCAACATTATCTGCATATGGACATATTCGTTTTCCAATAAAATATCTTTCAAAGCCTTAAGCGTTATCATTTTTTTGGTATCCATTTGTTTAAAGGAAATTCAACACTCATCCATTTCGTAAGCGGAAACTCTATCTGCTTTCCATCACTCGAAACATAGTAACATTTTATAACTCCACTTTCATATCCTTTAGTCAAAATTGAAGACTGCCAACCAATCAACTTTTCTTGATTTTTCGCACTTTCGTATCCATCGCTGAACCCAGTGTTGTAATTCGTTAGCCCCTCATAGTTTACCTTGTCTTCTAAAACAAAAGCCTTGCTTTGCAAATATTCATAATCTTGAATTCTATTTTTCATCTCTGTATCTAAATAGATGCAGTATGAAATAGGAATCAATGCAAGAAGAATGTATATCGCAATAACTGGAGAATTAAGTTTCATTTCTACCTCAAAAAAAGTATGTTATCTTGCGTATTGACTTCGATATTTTTTCTCGGCCTCTGCCCTAGCATCAATTGCTTCTTGTTTTGTCAAAAATGCTCCAAGCTTTATTTTTTTAGATTTTACTGTTATCTGTGCAATCCATCTCTGCTTGCGATGATCCCAATGAACGCCCTTCACTCCAGATGTATTTTTACAGTGAATCTTTGAATTGACTAGATTTTCAACATGAGGGCAAACTTTCAAATTGGATATGTCATTGTTTAAATTATTTCCATCAATATGCCCAATGGTCAAGCCCTTTTTTATATTTGTTTTTTTGGAAATCATGTAAACAGCCCTCCAAGTTGAAACCCTTCTTTCAACTCCATCTACAGTCAACATTACACTGCAATATTTTCTTCCGTCTTCATCTGTAAATACGGTTCCAGCCTGTCCTCCAGCATATTGTTCATTCCAACGACCAACACTTTCTTCTCTCTCTTTCCATGTCAATCCAGTAACACTTGAAGGATCTACTTCAAAGTATTGGCTCAAAAAATCCCAGTTCAATTCTTTAGGTTTGGAGTTCCTAGGCATATTACTTCTTTCTTTCTTTCTTAATTTTCTTGCTCAATTTAACAGCATCATCAACACCAGTCCAACGAAAACATTCTATCATAGAATTGGTAGTTTTCATATCCATTATTTCTGGACATTTTTCGCACATTTCTTGAATATGTGAAACATCGGGGTAATGTCGCAAGCATCCCTTAGCCATTTCTCGTACTTCTTTTGGAATTCTTTTTAAATTAAACGCAAGATCAACTAAGAATTTTCTTGTTTGTGCAATCGACCTAGTTCTTTCCTGTGGTAAAGTCATGTTTTCCCCGATATTCAAACAACTTAATATATCTTCTCTATTGTCGAACTTCTCGTCAAACTCTTCTGCCTTCATCTTAATCTCACAATACATCTGGCAGAGCAAGCTAATGTTGCACAACCACTAACTACTGCTTCATATGCGATTTTATCTTGCTCTTTTAACGCAAGTTGATATTTCTTTGAAACAATATTATATCTTTTGTGGGATTCCAAAGTAGCAATTCTTGCATTTCGCAAGGCTAACTTTGATTTGTGAACGGAAAAAGAAGCGTCTAAAACCTCTTGCTGCAATTCTTGTAAATTCATTCTTCAATCTCATCGTTTGAACTAAGTAATATTAATATTTGAAACAATATCGCCAAAAATAGCAATGCCAAAATTAAATGATTTAAAGCCATGTGCATTTTTACATCCTGAATTTCTTATTTATTTCTGAGAGGTCTGAAACTGTGACTATGTGGATAAAGTCTTTTTCATATTCATCTCTTATTACGCTAATCCAATTATCGCCAACTTTAATTTCGACATTTAAATCGTTATCTTTTTTTGAAAGCCTAACATACGATATTGCAACAGTCTCAGAACAAGTAAATTTTTCTATTTCAGAAATAGTTTTTTTTACTGCTTTTTCATCTACTTCATTTTTTTCAGAAGAGACAACTTCTTCTGATCTAACATCTTTAGAATAGCTTTCAAACTCTTCTATAACAGTTTCAGAAGCGGTTTCGCCAAATCCATTATTGTAGTCGTATGGCTTACTCGAAAGGTATGTCACTCTGGCTTGTGTGTTGTTGATGCCACAGTAAAGAACTTTATTATCCCAATAAGTGAATTGATTACGATATAGATTTGTCGTTCTTTCAATTACTCTGTATATCATTTTTTATTCCTTGTTCAGATCAATAGGAATCGCATGCACACCATTCAAATATGCATCAAGCACTTCCGCACCAGTCATATCCTTTTGCAATATAATTGCACCACTCAGATCATCAACCAATGTATGTGCATCAAACTCACCACTTTTACTTTCAATCTTGCTCACGAATTTATCCTGTACTGCTCTCCATTCTTTACTATGTCCTTCTCTTGTGTCATGAGTTGTTGTTAATTGATCGAGGTCAATCAGCACCTCTAATTTCATGACGCATTTCCCTTTTTTGTTACGCTTCCCAAGACCGAAAGAATTAACCTCAAACTCTTGACCATTTAAAAACATCTTCATTATACTTGGATCATTTGGATCGGTCACAATTTTCCATTCATCTTTTACTGGTCTTTGATCTATATCACTCATTTATTTCCTCATGTTGCTTTGGCGACTGAATTATGCGTACCACTTAGGCACTTTTTTAAACTCTTCAACTACATCTGAAAAACCAAGACTTGTAAGCAATTCACATAAAACTTTATCAGCGTTTACATGGGCTATCTCAGGGTCGCCCTTACCTAGTTCCAGTGCGTCACTCAGTGCCAACAATGCTTTTTCTCTGTCTATTTTTATTTCCAAGTCACTCATGCTTTTCTCCTGTTGCTTTTTTCGCTCTTTCTTCACGAATATTTTTTGCGTTCCAAAGTATGCCTTCATCGGCATCGTCTTCTTTTGCAATTTCTAAAACTAAATCGCAAGCTAATGTTGACATATTTTCTTGAAGCTCTTCTAATATTAATTTAACCTCATCATTATACAATTTGTTAGCCATAGCAGGATTGTGTGTATATTGAACACAATTAATCAAAATATCCAATTTGGAAACCTTCTTTTTTAAATCACTTACTGTCATGATCGTTCTCCTTTTAATGTGGCGAACTACTTTCTTCTAAGTTTACCAACATTTTTTCTCTAACGGAAAGCAATCCTAAAGCCATTTTCAATTTGACTTTTAAATCTGCGTTTTCTTTTTCTAGATCTTTGGTCACAGTTTTTGTCCTTGCAATTTCTGGATTATAAATTTCTGACCACAGCTTTTTGTTCATTTCCAAATCTGGTATCTGAACTTCATCAATTCCAAGATTTTTCCAATGCTGTGTCGTTTCTTTTTTATGCTCTAATATCGCTTTTTCGTATCGCTCGACTAGCATCTCCAGTAAACCATGATATGATTGAAGCTCAATATTATAATTATTAGTGGTGTCAATAATCTTTTTAAGTTCTTCAATGTATTCTTTTTGATGTTTTTGAATCTCAAGATTGCATTCGCTATTATCAAGCATAGCCCTTTCGAGTTCAGCTATATATTGCTGTGGGCTTTTTCCAGCCTCCCCTTCTTTTCCAAGATGTCCTACTACTCCTGTTAATCCTGAATTCCATTCTTTACCAATAAATGCATCATGATCCCTAAATTCGCTTTGTGATGCCTCATCTCCCTTAATTTTATCCAATTCCGCATTCAGTTTATTATTTCTATCTTTTTGAGATAATTCAGGATAAGCCATCTCAAGTATTTGTGAGGCAGATTTTTCTTGGTCTGTTTTGTCTAATTCGCCCCTAAGAATTACTTTCAAAACATACGAAGAAAGAATTGAATTGACAAGATGAAATACACCTACAAGATTAGCCGTATAGACAGATTTACCAAAATATCTTTGCAAACCCATCAAAATAATTTTATCAAAATGCTTCATCGGCAATTCTATTGAAACTAAAGATGCAGGTTCTAACTTTTCAGACCATGCCTTCACAACAATTATTTCTTCGGAAATCCTACTACTGTCTATAGACTCTATTTTGGTAAGGCACATCGTTCCTTCTTTACCAGCAGGGTGTAGCTCAAGTCCATAAAGTACAATCTTATAGATGTCGAATGAATAAAGATTCATTTCTACCGAGACATACATCGGCTCTTCTTCAGTTATCATCATTTTTATCTTCCATTATAAAATAATCTACAATCAAAGGAACACCAATTTGCAACACGAAAATCATTGCTATCACCAAGAACAAAATGTAATATTCGTTTTTCATTAATTTTTCAATTTTACCAGAAAGCCAAAACAAAAAATAAAAAAAACTAAATTGAAAATCAGAATAGTCGTAATAAGAATTTATCATTTTAAAAGTTTCTTGTCAAACATTAAATGCCCACCTGACTTTACCGCAATCCCATATCCTGCTCAATCCATTTTGTAATGCCCATTCTTTTTCACTTATATCTTTAGGACAGCCAGTATTGCATTTCATTTGACTCTGTTTGCTTATTCTTTCTTTTGGATAGCTCATATTCACATATGCATAATCAGAACCTAATTCTTCTTCTAATTTAAAATTTAAATTTTTATAAATAGAACCATTGCTCCACCTACTATCACTCCAACTTATTATCTTCTTGATTCCATTATTCTTGCACCAATTTACACAATGTGAAAATAGTTTACTTGCACCACCAACTATCTGATGACCAGCCTTAAAACATAAACGAGTTAAAACCATTTCACCTTTTGTTTGTTTGCGATGATGGACACCTAAATCCATTACACCAATTAATTCATCTTCGTAATATAAACCAAAACATACTTTCGCTAAAGAATTACCACCTTGTACATGATGTTTATCACAGAAATCAGTAAAATCTTTTTTACTTATTTCTTTTGCTATACACTTTCTTGCATAAAGTCTTTTTTCAAAAACTCCAAGTTTACTAAGGATTACACTTTTGATTACTTCTTGATTGTTCAGCCATTCATCTTCGAAAATCGTTATAAGTTGAATGCCTTTTTCTTTACAAATATTAAACTTACTGATGTGGTAGTTACTTGGTCTTGGTTGAGGTGAGTTTTCATGATGCCAGTGCAATCCACAATATTCTATAGCAAAGTTTAATTTAGAATCATATAAATCAATCTCTTTGCTACCTAAAACTGTATGATCTGATTGAAAGTTAAAACCAAAAGAATTCAACCAGTCTTGTATTTCTTTTTGAGTCTTGCCAAATTTATGTGTTGGATATGCAGATCCATAGCGTTCTATATTTGTTTGTCTTACTTTTTCTTGAATCTCTGGCGAAAGGAAAGGGTTTTCGTATCCAAATCTTTCCAAACATGTCTGTCTTACTTTTTCTTTGAATTCTGGTGAAGAAGAAGCGTATTCATGTCCAAACCTTTCTAAGTTCGTTTGTCTTACTTTCTCTTGGATCTCTGGTGAGGAAGAAGCATGATCGTGTCCGAATTTTTCAAGACTCGTTTGTCTTGCTTTTTCTTTCATTTCCGAAGATTGCATAATGTACTCAACGCCATATCTTTCAATATTTGTTTCTCTGGTTTTTTCTAATATTTCTGGTCGTTGATTTGGATTTTCTACACCATATCTCTGAATATTAGTTTGCTTTATTTTTTCTCTTGTTTCCAAAGAACTTATTTGATACTCAACACCATATTTTTCAATGTTTGTTTGTCTAGTTTTTTCTAATATTTCTGGGGATTGCATGGCATGTTCATGTCCATATTTTTCAATATTAGTTTGTCTTGATTTTTCTTTAACTTCTGGTGATTGCAAAGAATATTCGACACCAAATCTTTCCAAGCATGTTTGTTTTACTTTTTCTTTGATTTCTGGTGAGGAAGAAACATGTTCGTATCCATATTTTTTTAAATTTGTTTGTTTCTTTTTTTCTTGTGTTTCCGATAATTTACTTGCATGTTCAACACCAAATTTTTTCATGCAAGTATCTTTGATTTTATTTATTATATCTTTTCTTTGAAAGTTATATTCAACACCATGTACTTTTAAATTAGATTCTTTAATTTTTTTTGCTACACAGACTCTGTTGGAACAGCAATCTTTTTCAATTATTTTACGAGAATTCACATAACTATATTTTTTTTTATTAGACTCATCTCCACAATAATCACAAGTGAAAACAATTGATTCACGAGCTTTAATTTTCTCAAATGGTTTGTCCAACTTTTCTAGGATCAGCATAATAAATCCTTCAGTAAATATATCATATTTACTGCTTTAAAAGTTTTTTCTCAATCAATATCTTCCTTAATTTCTCCAATGGTGCTTTCCAACATCTTGGCTTTTCCTGCCTCAGAAGTGTGACATTGTCACCATACCAAGGAGACTTGTCACCACTATGACTCCAAACATAATAAGCAGAAATTGGAACCATTATAAATACTTCCTTCCCAAAACTTGCTGCCAAATGTGCTATAGAAGTGCAACTTGTTATAACAAAATCAAGATTTTTAATAAAGCCCAAAGTCTCTTGAAAAGAATCCATTTTTTCAGATAAATCAATCAAATTGGGGAAATCCTTGATTTGCTCAAGATTATCATCCCTCTGTAAGCTATAAAATGTTCCATCCACATCTTTCAAAACTTCATATAACTCTTTAACAGGATAAGAACGATGCAAATCATGATCATATAAAGGTGAACCAGCCCACCTGATGCCTATTTTTGGCGACTTTCCATCTAACTTGCACTTATCATCGTATTCCTTAGAAGACGAAATATAGGGCTTATCCCATAGGTCTTTATACTCAAGATTTAGATAGATAGGAAGATGCATTGAATATGTCCACTTTAAGTCTGGAATATCCTTCAATTCTTCCAAATTCGTAATTACAGGGAATCCACTATTCTTAAATATCTCAAGAAGTCCTTTTCTTTCATTCTTCCATTCTTCCTTGTGCCAAACTGCATACCAATAAGCATTAATTCCTCTTTCCTTGAGATGCTTCATGAACCTTATGTTAATGATCTCGTCTCCACTTCCCGCTTCTGCATAAATTACCAAATTTTTAACATCTGGAGAACCTTCCCAGAAAGGAAGATTTAACTTCTTGTTCCTTGAGAAAATTGTCTCGCAGTTCCACAATCTCATCTTTGCACCATCAAGAATAAAGTGCCTCAATCCTTCTTGGAATTTATCTCTGTAAAGGTAATATGTGCCAAGATTGAATTTGATTTTGAGTGCGGTTTCTTCTGGAAGTTCTTTATAATTAGCAAGAACATGGTGTAATATTTCTTCAGCTTCTGTTTTCCTGTTTGAAAGGAATAGAGCATATGCTTTTTCCAGTTGCAAATCATAATCCATCGGAATCAGCTTTTCATTAGCATTGATGTAGGTCAATGCCTTTTCGGGTTCGTTGTTGTGATTATAAAGATTTATTAGATTGAACCTAGTCACATACATCAGTTGTGGGCTGTGTGCGTTTACAAGTGCCTTTTCACCATGCTTTATGGCTTCTTCGTAATGTTGCAGTTTGAAATAGCATTTACTGATGTTATCTTGTTGCTCAAACGAGAAAGCGTTTTTAGCAAACACATCAAGCACTTGTTTGGCAAGACTCTTTGCACCTAAATTCTTGAGTGTCATTACGAATGGCTCAAGATCATTAACACCAACATTTTCTTCTTTTTTCATGTGTTATTCCTTTATAACTATTAATTTGATAAAAACATCTTGATAAACATTTACAAGGTGTTCTGCATATCTTGCGATTTCCTCATATTTGCCTTCAGCTTCAAGTTGGGCATAGTCTGCATGGATTGAATAGTTGTAGTCCAAAACTTCAAAGTCAACATTGTGAGTGATGGCATGTCCGCTTGAACTTCCATAGGTTTCTTGGTGCCAAAGGCAGTATTTCTTGCTAAATTGTTTGAACATTTCTACAGTCAAAGCACGACAGTGGGTATAATCCCCAAAGAAGTTCCTTGCAAAGTGGTGTGGGAAAGCTATGTCTACTACTGCACCATTTTTGCATACTCGATATATTTCTTTTATGACATGACCCAAATCATGAATATGTTCTAGGATATGGTGTGCTTTGACTTCCTCTACTGTGCTGTCTTCGAATGGAAGTTTTTCTGTTTCTAGGTTGTGGAGGTATTCTGGTTTGGTGTTTGGATCTGCGTCTACATTTACGAATCCATCAAATCTTTTTAGTCCACCGCCAATATTGATCTTCATATTTGTCCTTGTTGTAATGACTAATTCTTTCGTAATTGTCCTTGTTATTATTATAAGATAGGAGGGTTGATTTTGGCAAATTTGTTTCTATATGTTCGCCAGACTGAGATATGGATTGGATTTGCGTCTATATGTTAGGCAGACTGAGATATGGATTATGTGGTTTTTTCTTTTATGAATTCATCTGGTCCATTTATGAAGATTTTGCCGTCATATTGGATTATTGCTGGGCAGTTGTGTGTTTGGCAGAATGTTTGGATTTCTATCAGGACATCATCATCCATTTTCTTGCCCATTTCCATGGCTCTGAGGAATTGACCTTTGCTCCAGTTTTCGACTGATATGATTACTTTTGACTTGTCTGGTTTGAGGTTTTCGGAGAAAAGACCTTGGAGCCAAGCACACTGGTAGGTTTTGCAGACTTCTGGTCTGGTTTCGTATATTGAGCAATTTCCTTTGAGGAAATGGCATGGTTTTCCTCCACCAAATTCGTGGCTGTAGGATTCGCCTTTTAGCCAGATGCAACAGGCATTGCAATCTCCACATTCCCTATTGATAGTCATCTTGGTATTGTATCGCTGCTGTGTTATACACTTTACCAGTAGTTTTTTGCCAGTTTGTTCCATACATTATAGTTTGCACTGGAGAGCTTCTATCTGTTCTTGTGTTGTCACCCAATTGACCATAAGCATTTCTTCCCCAAACCCACAAAGTTCCGTCTGTCTTTATTGCTGTGGTTGCTCCACCACAAGAAACTTGTTTCCAATTTGTGCCTCTGGCAATTGTTTGAACTGGTGAACTTCTGAATAATGTAGTATTATCTCCTAGTTGACCCTTGTAATTATATCCCCAAAGCCATAGTGTACCATCGTTTTTTATTGCTGCTGTGTGTTCATATCCAGCAGAAACTTGTTTCCAGTTTGTACCACCTGCAATTGTTTGAACTGGAGATGATCTATTTACTGATGTATTGTCGCCTAATTGACCATAATCTCCTCTTCCCCAACACCACAATGTACCATCTGTCTTTATTGCTGCTGTGCTTCCAACTCCACAAGAAACTTGCTTCCAATTTGTGCCAAAAGTAATTGTTTGAACAGGTGAACTTCTTGGTATACTTGTATTGTCGCCCAATTGACCGTAAGGATAATTTGTTCCCCAACACCACAATGTACCATCTGTCTTTATAGCTGTTACATGTTGAGTTCCACAAGCAACTTGTTTCCAGTTTGTACCAAAGGTACATGTTTGAACTGGTGACGATCTAGGTGTTGTTGTATTGTCGCCAATTGCTCCACCATTATATCCCCAACACCACAAAGTACCATCTGTCTTTATTGCTGCTGCTACTGAATCAGTAGAGGAAACTTCCTTCCAGTTTGTACCAAAGGTACATGTTTGAACTGGTGATTGTTTGTTTACAATTGTGTTGTCACCAAGATTTCCGTTGTTGTTAATACCCCAACACCACAAAGTACCGTCTGTCTTTATCGCTACTGTGAAATACTGACTAGAAGAAATTTCTTTCCAGTTTGATCCCCAAGCAATTGTCTGTACTGGAGATGATTTGCTTGCAGTTGTATTATCGCCAATCTGACCGTAAAAATTATATCCCCAAATCCACAGATTCCCGCTTCTGAAATAATCAGCACGAACATAATAGTCTTCGAAATCTACTGTAGTATTATCGGCATTCTTGAATCTAAATGGTGTTGCCATATGCCTCCAGATAGAAAACCTTCACAAGATTCTTGGAAATTGAGTGCCACAAAAAAGGCTTAAACATCACCATGTCGCCTTCATTCAGTTCAAATGTGGCTGAGTCATTCCATTTTTCCTTGTCGAAGCAGTTTTCCTTTATGAATCCTTGCAGTTCTTCCTGCACCTGCATTACATTGGAGTAGTTCTTTTCCTTGTGTCTGTGCAGTTTGAATGTGGTCTTCTCAAGTGGTATGACGCAGACCCAAAGGCTGTTCTGGTTGAAACTTTCGAAGTGTATGTTCTCGAATGGTTTCCTCAGCACTCCAGAATCCTTCGTGATGACAACTTCTTGATTGAGGATTTCGCCAAAGACTTTGTGCAGGTTTTCTGGAACTAGGTTGAAGTCTACGATTTCTTCTCCGTAAGTGTTCTCCTTGAACTGGAGGTCTTTTACCACTTCATATAGATTTTGCGTGTTGTAGAAATTTTCTATCTGTATGATCAAAAGTCACCGTCCTTTATTGCTGCTGTAAATCCATATCCACATGATATACTTTTCCAGTTTTGTCCATATAAAATAGTTTGTACTGGTGACGATCTGTTTGTTGTTGTGTTGTCGCCAAGTCTCCCATCGGGATTATATCCCCAAGTCCAAAGAGTTCCATCTGTCTTTGTAGCTACTGTATGATATCCAAATGATATAAAGAGTCCCATAGGAGTAGCACAAACTTGTTTCCAATTTGTTCCATAAGCAATTGTTTGAACTGGAGAGCTTCTATTTGTCGCAGTATTGTCTCCTAGTTGACAACTATTGTTGTACCCCCAAAGCCAAAGTGTGCCATCATTTTTTACACACGATGTGTAAGATGATCCACAAGAAACTTGCTTCCAATTTGTGCCGAAGGCTACCGTTTGAACTGGCGATGATTTATTTGTTGCAGTATTGTCACCAAGCTGTCCTTGGTAATTTCTACCCCAAAGCCATAAAGTTCCATCCATTTTGACTGCTGCTGTTTGATGATTAGCAGAAACCGAACTCCAATTAGTTCCAAAAGTTATTGTTTGAACTGGAGAACTTCTTGCCGTAACTGTGTTGTCTCCTAATTGCCCATATCCATTATTTCCCCAAAGCCAAAGCGTTCCGTCATTTTTTACAGATGTTGTATGAAAATGTCCACAAGCAACTTGTTTCCAGTTTGTTCCAAAAGCAACTGTTTGGACTGGCGATGATCTATTTGTTGCTGTATTATCACCTAATCTACCATTTGAGTTTCTACCCCACATCCACAAAGTGCCATCAGTTTTTATTGCTGCTGTATGAAACCTTCCAGAAGCAACACTTTTCCAATTTGTGCCAAAAGTTACTGTTTGGACTGGAGATGATCTTGAAGTTACTGTGTTATCACCTAATTGTCCGTATGAATTGGACCCCCAGCACCAAAGAGTTCCATCAGTTTTTATTGCTGCAATATATCCATATCCACCAGACACCTGTTTCCAATTTGCACCATAAGCAATTGTCTGTACTGGTGAATCTTTTTGTGTAAAGGTATTATCGCCCAATTGACCACTACCATTTCTTCCCCAAGTCATCAGCATGGGAGTATCGAATTGGTTTAGTAGATTTGGGTATACGGATATGAGGTAGTCCTTCTCGATCAAGGTCTTTCCAAGATCGACACCTTTCTCATCTATGAATCTAGTTGTGATGCTTCCTGTAACTGCCATATTATCCTTCTGGTGTAGGCGTAGTGGTAACTACTGGTTCTTCCACTACTGGTTCTTCCACTACTGGTTCTTCCACTACTGGTTCTTCCACTACTGGTTCTTCCACTACTGGTTCTTCCACTACTGGTTCTTCCACTACTGGTTCTTCCACTACTGGTTCTTCCACTACTG